TTAGGTTCGGGAGATGATCAATTAAGTAAAAATGAACTTCCAGAAGCAACAAGCTCAGCAAATGGATTGATGAGTGCAGCTATTTGTAAAAAATTAAAATTAATATTACCTGCAAAATTTTATATTGCTTATATTGATAAAAAAATTACAGTTGGAACAGTAACAAAAGGCACAGTTAAAAGTTTCAATACCAAACTGGTAAATAAGGTTTATCAAAAAAACTATCCACACGAATATGACATTTACAAAGCAATTAGAGAAGGATATATGGATTTAAAATATGAACCAAGATTTATGGGTTGTTCTTATGGTAATATTATAGAATTTAGTAACGGTTCAGACACTACAATGTCATTCGGTTCTGACGCCAATGGTGATTATTGCATCATTACATACTATGTACAGGGAAAAGTTATGAATACGTCTGATGGTGATCATACAATGACCGTTAATGTGACCACAGACTTTTATGCAATATTTGTAAATTCGGATGTATAAAATGATGAATGAGGATATATCCTCATTCATCATTTTTTTATTTTAAATACACATCATATGTATTTTTAAAAATTTGATATAATTGGTCACTCATTTTAAATTTATTTTTATTCATTTTTAATCCTGCTTCAAATCCAGTATCACTATTTTTACTCGCTGCATACCAATCACAAAACATCTCTACTACGTCAATTAATGTCATATCATTAATTCCATTTTTAAAATGTTCTGGATGATGTCTGTTAGCTTCGTAGTGATGCTTTAATCCTTCATTAAACATTTTATCTCGAATTTCTTCATATTCTTTGCTTCCATATTTTGAAGTACGAAGCAACGGAATGTATTTATCATAACATGCTTTTTCTGGATTATGCAATTTGGATTGGTCATGTTCTTTCGCACGTTTTTCTAACTCTTTTACCATTAAGTAATTAATTACTTTCTGGATTTCTTTAATATGCTTTTTTGCATCTACTGTACTATCATAACTCATTGCTTATTTCTCCTTATTTATATAATCTGAATAATAGAATACATTATATTTGAAATAACCCGATTTTTCTGGATTATGTAATTTGGATTGGTCATGTTCTTTCGCACGTTTTTCCAGGTCTTCAATCCTTAAGTAATTAGGAATCTGGATTTCTTTAATATGCTTTTTTGCATCTACTGTACTATCATAATTCATTGTTATTCCTCCCTATTTATATAATGTGAATAATAGAATCTATAGATAATATTATTGCTGCTATTAAAATTACTATTACTACAATAATAGACATAATATCAAAAGATGGTATATAGTAATCTTTAAAGTGATTTATTATTTTTCTTAATAAAACTATTAAAAAAATAATAGTTAATAGTAATAGTATCAATCGTAAAATATACATATCTATCATTTTTATAACAATCCTCTACTTGCTAAACCCATCAAACCAAGTATAATAAAAAATAAAAACCCTATTATTACAATGTATAACACATTTAATAATTTAGGATTATTTGTATCAGTATTATGGATTCGTATGTCTAATATGATATATAGTATAGTAATTACTATACAAAAACCCCAAAATTGTATGGAATAACAAGATGAAAAATTAAGCCAATGTAACATTCTTATCTCCTTTTTAATTTATCGGTTAAAAATGCATGACATAAATTGTAAAATCTCTTTCCGGTAATATAACTAAACCACTGCACGTTATGTATTTTATAATCATATTCTTTATTCTTTTTAAATTTTGCAAATTGACGTTCTTCATTTTTTACACGATTTTTATATTCTTTACTATAATCAGAAAATTTCATTGCCCGAATTTTTCTAATAAATTTTGGAGAATGAATATATACAGACAAAATATCCAAATTAGGATTTTTTCGTAAATTTTCTAATCCATTTGGATCAATAATATAGATATTTGCTCCTTCTAATTGTTCGTATGTCGTAAAATACTCATATCCTTTTACTCCACTATTTGGATCTTCGATTTTGGTATATGCAAGAATCTTTTTTTCTTGCATCATTTTTTTAGCTTTTTCTTCACTAATAAAAAAATGCTCTCTTCCATTTTCTTCATTACTACGTTTTGGTCTAGTAGTATAGGAGACTACTTCATTTAATAAAATTTCATCTCCCATTTCTTTGGAAATTAATTCTGCAATTCCAACCGTATTATCTTTACCACTTTTCGATTCTCCAAGAACACAAATCAATTTTTTTCTCATTTTTTATATTTTCTCCTTTCTTACTTATAAATAAAATAATTTAACTAATTGTATCTTTGAATATTTAATCTTAGTAATTTGAAAGATACATTTTATACATTATTTATATGATACAATAGAAAAAATAATGATATAAAAAGGAGGAAGTAACATGATTTACATACCGATTATTAATATTAACGGACAAGTGGACACAATATCACGTGAATTTTTCACGTCGGAAGAGGGGGTGAAGAGGTTCATTAAGGACCCAAACAATGATTTTAATGATTTTATTTCATGTTATAAAAGAACTGTAAAACCTTTATAATTTGCAGTTCTTTTATAACCAAAAGGACAATGGGAATATGGATACATCCATATTCCCATATTTTCCACTAAAAAACATATCTTTAAATATATTTTTTTTATAGAAAGGAGGAATTTGGTTTGTCTAAAAACCTTCAAAAGCTTTTACAAGAAGCATTAAATAATAACAGTTATGATTATTCTTCAATGCATTTAGAGTTAAAAAAGACTTGGGAAAATTCTTTTTCTTATCTATATGCATTACAAAAATCATATATTGAATATGAAGAAAACTTTTATTATTCCAATAATGATACTAGCAGAAACTCTAGTCATATTGGTCATCTATATTTAGATAAACGTAACCGAGCAATGTTTGATGTGGATTATGATTTAATCCATGTAACAGATAGAGAAGAATACCGAACATCAAAATATTACCAAAAAGAAATGGATGTTCAAGATGTTATTAACAATCCTTCTATATTTAAAAAAGTACCTATCCTCGTTATTGATAATCAGGTATTATGGGATTATCGTTTGCGTGTAACAAAAGATGTTACAAATGTTATCTTACCATTCAAACGAAATTTTGTAATTGAAGATAAACGAAATCCGAATGTAAATATTTTACAACGTGGAAATAGTTATACGATTAAAAAAGATTTATCATTAACAGGAACAGATCCTACTGGTGATCCATTAAATTTAGACATTCTTTTTTTACCAGCAAAAGTAGTAAAAATAAGAAATGTTATTATGGATGCACTAAGACATGGTAAAACAATTTCAGAATTAAATGATGAGATTGATTTACTTTTATATGATTATTATGTTATTGATGAAATAGACGATGAGCATATTAAGATTACTGCGGTAGAAGATGATATTGTATACAAGGAGCATAAGATTCAAGTATTAATCGTTGACAATTTATTCTATAAACGCTATCGTATGCATAAAAATAATTTAGGTCTTAGTACCGCCGACAATACGATTGCGTTACGGTATAGTGTACTTCACGACGATTATGGAGTTATGCAAGCACCAAAACAAGAAGGATGCTATATGGTCTCTTTTCATTTTCCAAATATTAATGGACTTGGATATGAACTTGGTACGGAATTAATTCCAGCAGAAAAACGGGATGGATATTTATATGCTACAATATCAAAGTCGTTAGCTGATAAATTCAGTAATTATGATTTGACATTTTTTATCTCTATCATATTAATTCCTCGATTAAAAATTCATACATTTTATACGCAAAGGGATTATACTACGGCAGAAAAAATTACTCGTACTTCATTAAAGACAAAATTATTTGTGTTAGAAGAAGAGAATTTGAAACCATATGCTATGCCAATCCCTATTGAAAATATGATGGTATTTCGTGAACACAATGGGGAACGAGAATTGATTCATAATGTAGATAGCGTGGAAATGTTTTATCCTAATATTTATCGTATTAAAGATAAAGAAATGAAATTGGGAGATAAATATCAAATATTCTATTATTATTATAATGGATATGATTTACATTATACCCCAATCCATCAATTTTATTATGAATTTTTGGATGATACCTTTAACAAACGACCACTAGAAGCAATCATCAATGGTTTGTATTGGAACGAGATTGATTTAACAGCATATTTTACAGAAGACCAAGCAGACAAATTCCAAAAAGTATTTAAAAAGATTTTACTTTATAAATACTATAATCATCAATATGCAGAGATTGATTTCTTGTATCGTTATACAAAAGAAGAAATGAATAGCGATAAAGAACCGACAGAGTATAAAGATGAAACATTACGTGATTGGATAAAGGTAGAACCTTTTGTATTACGGGAATATGTACTCGAACAAAAGCATCGTGGTATCAGTCATTTCTTATTTACAAAAACGATAAATTTGGATAAACGATTACGAAGTAGTACTGCTATGGAATTTCCAAAAGATCCAACGAGTTTTGAAGAACCTCGTTATGTCTTTGCAATATCTAATAAAATTGTATATCCTAAAAAGTTAAATTGTCGTGTTTTTGTTGATGGTTTATTTGTAATGAATTTATATCAAGAAAGAAAAGATTTTCTTGATTATATCTATATCCCTACATCATATGTTACAAAGGATAGTTTCATTGAATTAGAGATTTTTTATGAATATACTACAAAGACTACTATGAGTTTTCAATCGTTAGATGATACAAAAACAATTTCTATCATAGAACCAGATAAAAATATTTCACCAACGATTGCAGATTTAGTTGCGATTAATCAAGATGATCAAACGACTAGATACGATAATCATTTTTTTGATATTACGGCTCATTATAGTCGAGGAGATTTTCCAGTAAAGCCAGTATCCAAAGATAAACCGATTCGGTTTACTCGGTTAACGAATTTTACAATCAAACCAAACGATGAAGCTGTATTAAATATTCCATTCGATGTCTATTTATCAAAAATAGCAACCGGGGAACTTTATAAAGTAAAAAAACCAGGATATCAGGCTTTTAGTTTAGTATCCGATGTTTTTGGTTTTAGTACAGAGTATGTGAGGATTTTCCATAATGGTCGGTTACTTCCAAGAGGACGATACTTTATCAATACTTTGTATAATTATCCAATCGTTTTTTTAATGGATGAATGTAAAGTAGGAGATGAATATTATATTGATATTACTCCTTACCGTTACAAACAAATCTATTATCAAGAAGAATTAACGGATAAAACAACATTAATTGATTTAAAAAATGTGATTACCAAACCATTTGATATTCGATATTATGATGTCTATTTAAATGGTCGTCGTTTAAATATTACAAATGCGTTTGTAGTAGACCCTTGGACATTGACTCTTACAAATTTAAAATCAAAATATAATCTTACTATCTTTGAGAAAGAAAGAGATTATGAATATTTTGGATTAAATTACAAAGAGTATCAATATTATTTTTCTTATGAAGAATTATTCAAACAACCATTTGTTTCCGAGGACGAACGTAATCAAATAATTAAACGTCTTATTGACGCACAAAAAGATGAACGAGTAACAATTAAACCAAATACCAATGAAGAACAAAAAGAAGATAATAGAGATATTTCTATCTATATTCGAATTTATTCATTCTATCACGATGAATTAATTCCAAAAACATATTTGAATCCAGATGAGAAACAAACATCATATGATGTTATGCAAGAACTCTATTATCCAGTTTATGATAAATATTTAACTTCACCGTATAAAGAAACAAAAGATGTTGTCGATAAAGAACGACGAAAAGATTATACGGAAGTAATTAATCTTAATCCAGATGTTAGTTTAACAGAATCGACAATTAAAAACAGACAGTTGGTATATTCGGTTGGACATTTGTATAATGTAGAACAAGAAAAATTGGATACCAAGGTAACTATTCCTGGTAAACGATTAATAACAGGAGGTGAAGATTATGCCAACGACGGTAATTAGTTCGACGAATCGTCCTACTTTTTTAGAAAAACCTGAGATTCGTTTTGCCACAACTTTCTTAAGTTCAGAATATCGCGATTACTCTGTAGAAGGTGAAGCGATTATGGACAAAATGAGTGGAGAGATTTTTCTAAAACGACCGGTTGATGGAAAGGTCATTAGTTTTGACCAAAATAAAAAATATCTACATGACTTGGTATTTGAGCTTCGGGTCTTATTGACAAATAACGAATCATTTTATTATCCTACCGATTCTATTGGAGGATATTACGTTTGTACAAACTATGATATGGTTTCTATCAATAACGAAGTTTCATCAGATATTCAAGTAAATGATACGATTATTGATAATACGTCAGAATCTACTTTGCATCAATTTACATTTAATCTTTCGAATCAAACGAATGGTTTTTTCATTCGTCCGATGACAAGAGATTGTGATAAAGCTGCCGTAGAGTATATGACAAATCAATATGACAAATTAATGAAAACATATATTGGTAGTAATAAAGTCATTAAAGATGAACAGGATAAATGGGAAAAAAGTGAAGTAATAGGTAATACGAACATTCACATGGAATATGACGTTATTGTTTCGGATGCTTTTGATACCAAGACATATCCTCAGACTGCTGAAATTCATTTTAATGAAGGAATGTGTGTATTACTCCCAATGACACAAATTGATAAAGATTTTAAATATGGCTATAACAAATGTACTATAAAAATTAAATCTTTCACCTATCCAAAAATTCGATTTGTATTAGCAAATAAGGTATTGATGGATAGAGACTTTGAAGAAAATATGGCTAAGTTTTTAGCACCAGATAAAAAGATATATATGAATTTCGTTAATATTATGAGTTTTGTAAATAATGCAGGTACGATTAATATTCTTGGTAATGAAAGTATTATTGCGTTATTAGACATTCCATATGTTAGAAGATATATGGCTAAAATGGCTAAATTAAAATCAAACTCTTCTTGGATTCAATGTATCAAACGACCAGATGATGATATCTGGACAGCAAACACTGTTTGGGCTGAAGTTATCCGTGATGTATATAAAGGTGGAGAAGAAGTATGGCGTGGAAGTGAAACCGACGTAGACCGTATGGAAATTTACTTCTCCAATACAAAACATTACGAACATAGTGCAATCATTGTCATTGATGAAACAAAGAAAGATGACTTCTTCTTAGATGTAGATAGTTCTACAGATTTATCAATGGAGGTGATAGATAATGGCTAAACGTTATATGGATGTAAATAATGTAACGGATGATCCAACTGACAATAAATATAATAACTACTATCTTGAACGAACAGGACCAATTGAAGATGCTGTAGAAATGCCAGCCGATATGGAAGACTATGTTATTATTGAATGTAATAAGAAAACACAATTCTATTGTCTGGAAGCATTACATCAAGATGGTAGGACACTGTAAGGAGGAATGAACTATGGCACATGATAGAATACCTGCAACCGCAGAAGATGTCCTTCTTCATGCTAAAACTTCTGATCGTACAGAAAGGGTTGCTTTTCCTTTTACCAGGTATCGTAATGTAATATGTGCACCAAATGTTATTACAGATAAAGTGGAGCATAATGGGGCACCATTTCATTTATTAAAAACCGGTACTGTAGAATTGACTAAAGAAGAAATTATCGCACTTTGCGGTCATATTATCTAAAAGAAAGGAGAATACTAATGAGTGAAAAAAGATATCCAGCTAGACTTCATTCTCCAGCAAATGAAAATGGAGAACGCTATGAGGTTGATGTTATTACAAGTTCCGATGCTGTCTATGTTGGTTCTAAAACATTGACAAAAGTTTTAGAGGAGCTTGGAAATCAAGCATCTTCCTCTGGTGGAATTATTTTAAGTGAGTCTAATGATAAACCAAGTGTTACATGTACTTGGGCAATGATTAAATCAAAAGAATAAAAAATATGTAGAGACCTATGAAAATATAGGTCTCTACATATTTATTTTCGTAAATACAAGAAAGATAATATACGAAAGGAAGGGATTCTTATATGAAGGAAACGAAGAATTACAAAAAATTATTAGACATGACAAGTATCAAATTAAAACCCTTAAAAATTAAATTTGATATAACCAGACTCGATATGATTATTTCTTTTTTATATAAAGAGAGCGTATTGAGAACAAGAAAAACTTTATCCAATATATATAAATTATTTAATAATTTGGATATGGATATTATAAAAGATAATCCAGAATTAGAAGCAAGGGTATGGATTATCATTACTACAGTCAGAGGTAGAATGGAGGAAGGTTTCACAAATGATGAAAACCTCATGCAATATTGTTTTGATCAATCTGATTGTGATGAATTTAAGAAAAAAACATTAAAGAATATATTAGAAACAAAAAAAATATCATACGATGAAAGTAAATATATCATTAAGACAATTGATGACACTCTTCAGTATGGATATGTAGTAACCATACGTGACTTAATTCAAGAGATTTTGGATAGTCTTGATGATCGTTGTTTTAAAACATATAAAGAAGTTAGTGAAGATTTATATGATGTAGCAACTGCAATAATTAATATAAAAAGAAAAACTGATAGTTTGGGTAGTGACCAGACCTTTAGTTTAGATGGAGATACCTTTGAAGAAGTAATCGATGATTGTGTGCAGAAATTAAAAGATAGAAATAGAGTTTTTATCACCGGTATTCAACGATGGAACACACTATTATCGCCAGGTTATACCAGTAAACGATTATATACATATCTGGCATTTCCGGGAAAAGGTAAATCCACAATTTTATTAAAATCTGCTCTGGATATTAAACGATATAATCGTAATATTCAGACAAAAGACCCAAATAAACGTCCAGCTATTTTATTCTTAACATTGGAAAACGATATCGCAGAAACAATTGAAAGAATTTACAATATGACTGTAGATTCAGATGATATTCGAAATTATACACCAAAACAAATTAAGAAAAAATTACGTAAACAGGGACAATTAAATCTTAGTGCTGATAATAACATTGACATTATTATCAAAGAATATCATAATAGAAGTATTGATACAAATGATTTGTATACCATCATCAATGATTTAAATGACGATGGTATTGAAGTTATTACGCTGATTGTCGATTATATGAAACGTATTCGTCCAGCGGAAAAAGCACATGATGAAAAAACAGAATTAAAGAATATTACAAATGAATTGAAAGAAGTAGCAAAATATTTTGATATTCCAGTTATTACAGCACAACAGTTAAACCGTGCAGGTGCCGCAGTTGTAGATGCTGCTATTCAGGCAAATAAACAGGATGTTGCTCGTTTGATTGGTCGTGAATATGTAGCTGGTGCATGGGAAATTATTGAAAATAGTGACTGGTGTGCAATTATTAACCCAGAGGTTAAAATGGATACTGGGGAATTATTTATGACATTTAAGATGCTGAAACGAAGATACCGTTCTTCTGAATTAAATGAAAAATTAAGAAGATTTGATTACTTCAATCAGCCATTTGAAAAGAATAATGAAATTCGTTTACTGGATGATTTAGATTTACCAAAACCATTATCACTGGAATCATTAAGTACAGTTTTTGAAGCAGTAGATAATAAACGTGGTAAAGCAAATGCAGTACAACGAGAGAAAAAGAAAAAAGAGAATAATTACAATTCCGAAGTAGTGAATTACGAATCATTACCAACGAATCCGTTTGATATAAATAAACACCATTATTCTTAATTTTATTTATAATAATGGTTATATATTATTTTTGCGTAACAAATGTAAAATTTTATACATAAGAAAGGAAACTTTAACTATGAAAAGAAATGAAAAATTCGAAGAAATTATGACTGTTTTAAAAGAGAACGGTGTAACAGAAAAACAGATTAATAGTATCCTGGATGATATCATGAACGCCACATTAATGATGCACCAAAAAGAATCAGAGGGAATCGACCCGGGATCTATTCCGGAAGAAGAATTAAATAGGGCTCTTGGTTTATCTAGCCTTCAAGGAATGGATTTATTTTTAAGAATCGAAATAATGAAACTTATATGTTTAGGCATCATTGATGATTCATCAAAGAAACCTGAAAAGAAAGAACCTGAAGAAAAAGATGAACTCGATAAATTTATAGACTATATGTCTAAAGAAGATGTTATACAAGAAATGCTTCATTCAGATGTAGTATTTGTGAAAAATTTCAGTAGATTTTCAGATTTAGTAGATAATCCTGATCTTTTAAAAAGATTACACAAAGTGTGTTTAACCACCATGTTGCAATCTATTTCATGGGGCATGATAGATCTTTTTGGAGAAGATACACTTATGACCAAAGCATTAACTGAAATGGATTATGATTCACTAATCGGTAAGCGTCTTTTAACATTCATCTCAAACTATGTTATGACAAATAACATTAGAACAATTGCTGAGTTGGATAAATCGGCAATTGGAAATACGGAAAACACCCATGGATATTTTGAAGATGATAATGAAGATGAAATTGAATCACTTTATAAGGACGTATTGTTAATTTGGAATACTGTTAGTAAAGATATTACTGAACAGCCAAAAGAAGAATACGATAAAATCGTAGATCTTTTGAAAAATGATTTAGAAAATCATGGTAATGCGATAGATAATGTTACAACTGTAATGATGAACGCCGAATGACTTTCAAGTATCATGTATCAGAATGATTTAGTGACAGCTTTCGCCGATGACATAATTTTCAACGGATCTAAATGTAACTATGGTTCAGCATCATTTGCAATAAACTGTATTGCATATGCAACAAACAAATATGCTTTGTATGCTTTGAGAAGCGTTGTAATACGCTCACTTTTGAATACAGTGATTGGATTTCTCAACGATGAAAATGATCCTTTAACATTGGATCTTTATAAAGAAAAAATGATAAGGACATTAAAAGAAGGAATGAGATATTAATATTCCTTATTGTTTTTACGGGGAGAATTGTATAATTCTCCCCTTTGAAATAATTTTTTTGTAGGAGGACTTAAAAATGGGTAAAGTATTAGTCCAACCCAAACGATTGGATTGGGATTTATTATTCTATAATGATATCATTAATAAAAATGGTTTCATTATTTCTGAACCAGCAACGATTTCATTAGACGGTTCTAAAGAAAAAAGTATGTATGGCCCACAATCTCCATTATATGGAGCATCATATGAAGACGAACATCAGTATTCTCTTCGTTTTCGATGTAAATGTGGTAGATTCAAATCTCGTCAATTTGAAGGAGAGACATGTCCCTTTTGTAATACCAAAATAGAAGAACGTGGTGATGATATCACAGTTACTGGTTGGATTACATTGGGACGAAATATGATAGTAAATCCTTACTATTATAGAAAATTTCAATCAGCTTTTGGTAAAGAGGCTTTTAACGAAATATGTGATGCAAAGTATCGTGTCAATAAAAATGGTATTGTAGAAAAGATCAAAGATGGAGACTTGGAACAAAAACCGAAATCCCCTTATAGTGGAATTGGCATAGATAAATTTTATGATAACTTTGATGAAATTTGTAAATACTTTTCTTCAAAGAGAAAAAATAAACAAAAAACTATTAAGATTTTACAAAAAGAAAAATCTAAAGTCTTTACATCACATATACCAATTTATTCTACAATGTTACGACCACAGTCTGTAACCAGTGATACTTTTTATTTTGGTTCGTTAGATAAAATTATCAATACGTTATTTAACTTATCTGAAAATGTTAAAAATTGTGTTGATATTGAAAGAGATTTCATTCTTTCGAGAATTCAGACCAAAGTGAATAAAATGTGGGATATTAATTTTGATTTACTGAATGGAAAAGAAGGATGGATTCGAGGAAATGTTGCCGGTGGTTCATTGAACTTCACATCTCGAAATGTAATTATCTGTGATCCGTCACTGAGAGATAATGAGGTAGATTTGTCATATAATACATTTCTTGAACTTTATAAATACAAGATAATTTATTACATAATGAAACTGTATGGCATTACATTATCAAAAGCACATACCATGTGGCGTGATGCACATATCTTTGATAAACGTGTGTATAATGTAATGTGTATGATTAATGATAAAGAAAAACCACGTTTATTGATTAATCGTAACCCGACATTAAAATATCAATCTATGGTATTAATGAAAATACGTAAAATCAAACCAGATGCGACAGAATATTGTTTGTCTGTACCATTGAGTATTTTACCTGGTATGAATGCTGATTTCGATGGTGATATTTTAAATATCATTGGCTTAATTGACGATGCTCTGATTTATATGTTTAGAAAATATGACCCAATCTCTCGAATGGTTATTGATAGAGATAGTGGCTATTTAAATAAAAACTATTCAGTAAATAAAGATCAGTTAATAGATTTGTATGCATTTTGTACAATTGGTGCAATGCCGGGTGATGAAGAGGAAGAGTATTAACTTACTTATTATAAGGGGTGGGATTTCTCATCCCTTATAATTTAAAGAAAGGAGTATGTCATATGAATGAGGTTTATACACTATTCATTAAATATACATGCTTTATGTTAGTATGGATATTCATAATATTTAAACTACCATTTATAAGTAAAATTATATCTTGGTTAATTTTAATAAATTATTTGGTAACTTCTTGGGGTTGTATCATTACTATATATAATGGATATGATAACTTTCAAGATTACATAAATGATAAATTAAAGGAGGGAAAGTAAAAAATGGAAGAAATCTTTTATTCTTGTTCTGCATTAATGCTTATCTTAGCATTATTGTATAGATGTAGAATAAAGAGTAATTATTTGTGGTATATCTATGGACTCATCAATGTACTTATAGCATTAATATCTGTAGTAATTACTGCAAATAATTACACGGAAAGTGACAAATTATTATTAATAGTAAGATCGTTATACGTTGGTATAGTAGTACTATATTACGTTACTGATTTTACTGGAAGGAGGTAGAATGATACCAATATTAATAAAAGCAGGGATTATGTGTCTCTGCTTTTTCGTAGGGATAATTTTAACTTTTGGAGGAAGTGGTATAATTCAAAATATAGGAATATTATTATTTATAATTCCTATATTTATACTTTTATTAGCTTTTCTAAAATTAATTTTATCAGTGCAGGTATTATCAACTATATCTTTAGCTGTACTGATATTTGTGATAATTTGTTTAGTTTAGATACAAGGGACAAGGGAGGAAGAAAAATGAATACACGAATGCTTATACTTTTAGCCATACTGTGTTATGGCTCTTTTATTTTAGACCTGTTGGTTGGTAAATACTATGTTATCTCTATGATAGCATATGGTTTTTACACACTACTAATAAATGGAATGCTTATTAATAAAATAACCATTCCTGATGTTAATATGATATGGTTAACAGTGATTCTATCGTCTACATTTAGTTTGTATTTTATTTATACGATATACAAACTAATAAAAGTGATAACTAATAGTAAAACTAAAGAAGAAGAGGAATTAAAAGACACAGGGGGTGATACTGTAGTATGGAGGAAGATAAGTTAAACACTCCAACAGAAGAATTAATCTATCAAATATTTTCCTCGGTAGAAGATTTCTGGAAAGATTTTTGTCCAGTTAACTATAGAGGAAAAAAGATTCTTTCAGTGGCAGAATTTTATCGGTATACTTTACTACATACCGACAATACAATGGAAGAGATATTGACAGATTTATTGTCATTAAAAGGAGTAAGTAAAATAAGAAATATTCCTTTGTATTTCTTACTATTTACTACAAAAATTTATAATAGAAAACATGATGAGGTTTAATTCCTCATCATGTTTAATTTTTTTATATAGTTCTTATCCGAAGATATTCTGATTAACGATTGAATTAAGTATTTTGATATATTCTTCTTTGGAAGAGACTGATGTACCGCAAGATTTGCAATATATTTTGCAGTATGATAATTGTTAATATGTGTATGTCCCTTCTCAAATGACTTATTGGTGTTATATACAATAAAAGCACCATTCTTATTTGAATAAATATCAAAATTCTTTATTTTATAAACCCGTACCATAGATATCCTCTTTTCTATAAATATATTAAAATATTGTCATTTTAATAAATGGCTAAAAATGCGTATATGAATAAAATTAAGATTATATAATATTTCCGTGTAAAACAATGATATTTGCACATATAAGGAGGAATAAGTTATGGCAAAGAAAAATGAGAAACTTTATGATGAACCAAAAAAGGAAGGATTTCTCAAATCCTTCACAAAACAGACAGTTGCACTGATTGCCGCAGGTGGTATTGGTGTTGGTGCAGCAGCAGGAACGGCCGCATTGTTTGATGCGGGAAAAGACGCGTACGATAAGTATAACGCCACAGAGATCCGAAAAGATCATTTCTGGTCAAAAGGCATTGAGGTATACTGTCGCAACGGACAGCCTGTAAAGAAAGGAGGTAGATAATTATGACGCTCACTAACTACGAAAAAGCAAAATACGGAACATCATCAATCGTTGGTGTTGTTGCAGGAAAAGTCTCATACGACTTAATCCGCGATCATCAGAAAAATGACATAGATGTAATCTATGTCAAAGATTTAGATGACGTGGATGATTTCGATGATGATGAAGATGATGAATAATCATCTTCATCACCCACATAAAAATATGACAAAGACTCCACATCTTTGTCATATTTTTTTTTCTTTTAAACCTTTCCATAAGGATAAAAAAGAAAGGAGAATGAATATGGCTTCTCATTTTTATTTTGGGCTTTCACATGAAGAAGCAGTGGATCCCACTAAAGTTGGTTATGCATATGCATTACAGAATAAAGACCGTTGGATTCAATCAGATGAAACGGGTGGTTTCTTAGCACCCGGTTACAATATTGGTCAGGACTTTTTTATTATTGATGATAAAGTATATTTCATCAAGAAAACCTTTACCGATATTAAAAAGAATACTCATTTGTATTTAGGGGTAGAGTCGGTAATGGGATGTGATACAAGAAAGAAGTTTTAATTTTTTCATTCAAAACATATTAGTAAGGATGAGAAATAATTAAAATGCTTAAATAAAAAATCAAAGAGATGAATAGGAAAACCTATTCATCTCTTTTTAATTATTGTATTTTTGAATAATGAGTACAAAATAAAAATATAATGCTTTCTTATAATTTACTCTACTTGCTAATCGTTTAAACTTAGCATGTACTCCAGTTTCTTCTCCCCATACTTCCAATGTTTCTTTGATCCTTTTGATATTCGCATTATTGGAATTCGTTTTTCTAAATAATTCTTCTGCCCATAGTAAAAAGTGTTTAGAATTAATATCTTCTGGTTCTTTGTTCTCATCGTAAAGATATAAGAAAACAATTGATTCAATAAACTTTTGTACAGACTCTGTGTATTTATCTGTGATTACTTTTGATAAATAAAACCTTGTATCAGAAACGGATACTTGGGAAATCTTTGCAGCAATTGCAGCATAATTTAAATCTACACCATCTGTAAATACTCGTAGGGCTACCTTTTGTGATACTTGCTCTACATTACTTGTCTTATTTGTAAAATCATCATCAACAGCAATTGCTCCATTCGAACCTTTTGTAGAGGATACTCTAAGACCCTTTCTATGATTTTCCATATATTTATCACAGATTTTTTTTATCATAGATTTCTGGTCATTACGAATACGTTGAATAAAACGGATAATTTCTTTATCCGATGCATCTTCCATATAAGGTTGTAAGAATTCATAAGAGTGATTGATAGAAATCATTAACGCTCCAAACACATGCCCAGCCTGCTTAATGATGAACTTTTCTGTCAAATGGTCAATGGTATATTGCATAACACCTTCATTTGCACCATATTTAAAAAACAAACTAAAGATAGAAGGGTATACAGATAACGCATAAATCGCCAAAGCACAATTTAATCCTTTCTTATCTTTTACTAAAGTATAGTATCGAATGCATAGGTAAAATACCCAAAAGATTGGATTACCACGAAGTAACATAAATTCCGATTTACTTCCTAAAGTTTTAATAACCTCATCTACTAATGTACGAATTTCTTTTGGGGTTACTTTAAAAAGATTAAAGAAATCTGCTTTGTCTTTATCACCAAATGGTATTAAATATACAGGTCCAGAAGTATGTAATTTTTGATTATTTCTATCAATATAATTTCCGACATATTGTTTAAATCTTCTATCACCAATGGAAGTAGATAAAACTGACTCAATTTTCGGATATAGTTTTTCTTTCATAATATAAGTATTAACTTCATTTGTTACCTCTAAAAACAAATTAGATATTAGAATATCATTAATATCATTCATCATTTCTTCTTCATATATAATCATTTGCGTTCTCACCTCTTTCATTATTAAAGAAATGTATTTTTTATGTTATTGATATACTATTTATTTGTAAATAATTTATATCATACAATTAGGAGGATAAAACAATGAATGGCAAGAAAAAGTATGTAAAACTCTACAAGGTAGACGGTAAGTTAATTAATCAAGTAATTGACGAAAAACGTCTAATGGATAAGGTGAGTAAATCATGTTGTCTTACAGCAGACTTTATTTCAAAATTGAATCGTCCATCGTATTATTTATTTTTACCTGATTTATTAAAATTGGTTGAGGTGATTAATGATGAGCGTATTCTTTTTGAAAAGATTGTAATCGGTGATCGTTATGCAATTTATCCAATGCATAAATATATGATTAATGGACAACATTTTGAATATTGGCGTAGAGAGATACTACATTATTCACAATCGTGGATGTCATATAAAAGTGGATATAGTCAAATTGTCATTTCTCACAATGAAAATAACAAACGTTCTATGAACCAGGTGGAATTAGAAGATTGGATTAGTGCTACAAATACGAGTGAAGAATTTTTAACAGATATTGGTCCAGTGTATGTAACAAGTGAAGAAGATTATACTTTAACAAGATATACCAAAGAAGAAATACAACGTGAGAAAATGGCTAACCGTTTAATTGAAAAACTTTATTCGATGTCTCTTGACGAATTACAAAATCTTAACGATTATACAGATAATTTAAGGAGGTCGAGAGATCATGAAGAAGAAAATAAAAATGTACGAAGCTGAAGATGGGAAACTTTTTACTGCAGATGAAGTATATGATATGCTTCACTATGCATTAAAAATAGATATATTACCAGGTGAAAAAGATTTCGATAAAGTTGTATTTAAATGTGCATCTATCTTAAGAATTAAGAATATGAGTTTATGGGATATTATTAAAACTGGTAGAATTGATTTAGCTTTAAATACATATATTGAATTATTAAATGGCACAAAATGTCCTTATAAAATATATGAAATTCGAAAGTTTTTAAGAAAAATAAATATATACTATTTAAATGATACAGATGAAAAATCATTAGATGTGTAAAGGAGGAATGAATATTATGCGCATCGGGGTAGACATTGATGGTACTATTAATCAAGCTCATTTTTTCAATATTGTTCATGGACAGCAGTTTATGAATGAACATAATAAATTTTGTGGCTTTGATGGTACAAAACAATATCCAAAAGACATGTATCATATGGATAAAGATACATATGACCAATTTATGGACAAATGGTTTCCATGGAATGTTAGAAATTGTCCATTAGAAATTGGGGCAAAAGAAGTTCTTGATGCTTTATATGATGATTTTGATATTATCATTATAACAGCAAGAGACGAACATCATCATGAAAGAAAATATACTGGAGAGATGATGAAGAAAGATACTCTTGAGTATTTTAAGGAAAATGAAATCAAATATGATGAAATCCATTTTTCATGTACAGATAAACATCTTGCATGTAAACAATATGGTTGTGACATGTTAATTGATGACAGTCCAAAACATATTAAAGAGTGTGCTGACAATGGGATTCCAGTTATCATAGCAAGTCATTTCTATAACAGACAATTTATTGGATACCCATATACAATGTATGGTGTAAATTGGTTTGATATTAAAAATAAGGTATATGAGATGTGTGGAGCATCATTTATGGAGGTGTAAATATGTTTATTGTAACGAGTAATAATGAATATGTAAATTTTAATATACACAGCGATTCGTTGTATATTAAAAATGAAGATCAGAAGGTGTCAATAGTATTAATAAGACAGAATGGTATTCAAATAAATATTTTCAGTACTTTAATCGGTGATGTTAAAGAAAATATTGAAGTGTGTAAAGCAGTAATAGAAGACATTATTTTTAATGATGAAGTGTTAAATGATATCGACAAGTTATTTTATGGTTTTAAGGAGATGAGAAATAAATGTTAATAAAATATAATGGTTATTATGCAAATTTTAATCTAAACAACGATTCTGTTGTTGTGGATTGTAAAGTTAGAACAAAAAAATTATTCGATGATAAACTTAAAGAAATGAAATATGGTTATCAAATTATTTTAAATGTTAGTGTTGAGCATCAATCTGGTAATCTTAATGTTGTATATAAAGAAGAAGTAATAACAGATGTTTCGGACAATGAAGATGACAAAGTTGAAAGTCATTTAGACGAACTTGTAAGAGACGCTAACCGAAACGAAATTAAAAAACATCTCATCAAAAAAGGACATATGATAGTTGATCATATGATTAAAGAATGGAAAAAAGATGTACATCAGGTAATGGATCTTAATGCATTCTTAGGTGAAGAATAATTTTAAAGAATCTGTGCAATATGCACAGATTCTTTTTTTTTATATTTCCGTATTTGGGGGGGGGGTGATTATATACCATTTTCGTGTAAATCAAACAAAATAAGTAAAAAGTCCTATGTTCCGTCGAGTTCATAGGCAACAGGAGGATTAAACATGTTAACATTAACAACACTTCGTAATAACTCATCAACAAAAACAAACTTTGCCGCAAGCATTCTCGATAACTTTGTAAGCTACGTAGAAAATAATTACAGGGGAAGAGGAGGAGAGTCTGTGAAGTCTGTCTACTTAGTCGAGAAAATATCAAAAGATGAAAATATTGATGACAGCTTAAGGGCTGTATTCAATGAGATCGTTCTTATCATGTATAAGAACGATGTTTCATCAACTGATGGTCTGTACGAGAGGTTATACCTCGGTCCAGACCTCAGTTATATTGAAACTTACAAATTTATCAAGAGATTTGATGTCAAAAATATTTTGACAAAAGAACAGATTGATATCCTCAATAATATTGAGGAATGGTATTACGTATCTGACAAAAATGATGATGATGAATTATATTAAAATTCATCATCATAATGTGTGATATTTATATACCATTTTTGTAAATCAAAAAATAATAGTTAAGTCCTCATTGTATTGATTATTACAATCAATACAATGAGGCAGAAAGGAAAAAATATGTTATATATTAAATCTAATGTCAACAATACTATCATCATGTCAATTCCTAATAAAATGGTAAATGTCTTTTCTGGTAAAAGATTCACGGCAATGAGTGGTGAATCATATAAACCAATATGTATAACAACATCACTTGGTACTACAGAAATAGCATCATATCATACAAAAGTAATAGACGAATGCATAGAAAAATTATTCGATTTCATTATTAATTATGATTTCGATGATGATAAAGATAAAGTTATTGAAATTAGAGAAATTTGTGGATGTAAAAATATTTACATCCACGTGTATTAATAAATTAGGGAGAATGAATATTCATTCTCCCTAATTTTTTTTATACAAACATGTCTTCTACATCTATATGGAAAGATTTAATTAAGTTACTATGGAATTTTTTCATACTTAATCTTTTACATGTTTCTGCAGGTCTTGAACACAGTAATCCAATTTTACGTTTTCCTATCTTGTAATAGAAATCACCGGCACATTTATTACATGTACACTTCTGTTTTCCTACACCAAGACAATACATTGGACTACGCATCTTTACTTCTTTTCCGATGTATTTTGTAATATTATCATCGGTTAATAATGTAAGTTTATTTCCTTCAATAATATAGCGATATAAGAATTTATTTCTTAATTTTGCTTTTGCCGGAATCTTTACTTTCAAGTATCCTTTGGTTCCACAGTCACTTCCTTCATCTCCAAGTACATCCGACTGCATCATCGCAATTAATGTCTTAGACATAGCTCCAGATACTTTGGTACCATTTGCTTTTGGATAAGCACCAGCAACGATTGTATTCGCATGTGGGGCAATATCTTTTTTTTCCAGTCCTTCCATTAACGATGAAGTTAAGATATCATATTTACCAGTCAAATTATTATATACAGCACCACGATAAATATTATTGTTTTTAAAATTATTTCCAATACTTCCTCTAGCACCGGAAACGTAGAGATCCATTCCGATATCATCTTTTAATACCTCTTTGGTTTTCGCAATCAAAGCGTTTTCAATTTTCTCAGATACAACTGGATCACCAGCTTCAATTTCTTTTTTATATTTCTTTAATAATTCTTTCTTTAATGCCTGTACTTCTTTTGGACAAACCATAGAACGCATTGTAAATGATGTAGTAATAACACCATGTAATTGGAATCCTAACCAATCTCTTGTATCTGTATATTTATACATTTGGGCTACCGTCATTTTATCATTAATAAACGCTGTCGTTAATTTTCCTTCAATCATAGCATGATTATCGTCTGTTAAAGGATAATTGACATAACCGATAATATCTTCAACACCGCATCCTTCTACAATGATTTTTGTATAGATAAATCTTCCAAGGGTGGTATCAATAGTGTCTTTTACCAATGGATATTCACTATGCGATAACTTCATTTTATCTGTCATATTGAATTTTGATTTATGTTCTTTTAACTTATCATCGTCTTCATTAGCCAAATCACCAAACCAATCAACCATATTTTCAAATGTAAAATCTTTTGGTTTTAAACCTAAGAAAAAATTCTTATCTGCTGCGGATAACGTCTTAGCATTCTTCATTGGCTCTTTTGTCATTGTATAGAAGGTCTGTACAGCTTCTGATTCAATTTTACGAATATTCTGACCACCAGCATTGATAAAGAATGATTTGGAGTTCATATATTTCTCCATCTCTTCGTTTGCTTCTTGTGTATAAGCAATTTTTACTGTGGTTTGGTCACCATCATAGTCACCATCCAAACCAGGAAGATAACTATTACTGAATCGCACGGAATCAATGAAACAAGAACCAATCTGGTCTCTTGGTACATCAAAATCAATAATTGGATACCAATTATAAACTTTATCTTTTATCTTCATTACACAGGTTTGTACTGTAGAAGATACACGAATTTTTGAAATAAAGATTCCAAATTCATCCAAAAGTGGATAACGCGTTACTAAACAATGCTTATCTTCTACAACTTCACTACAAGCCATAAATAATAAATCTGTCCACGTCATCGGACGATTCATTGTCGTTCCTGTAGATGCATCTGCACTGTTCATATTACTTCCTACAAAACCAAGATATCTTACCTGATCTCCTTCTACTGGTAATTCAATTTTATTAAAACGAGATTCTGGATCTTTTTGGAAAGTATCAATCATCTTTTTATAAAATTTATCATTGAATTTTAATGATGGATTTACAAGTTTTACTGTCTTCATGGTACGATCACCAGCAACAGGATCATAGATAAAATACTCTGGTGTCTCAATCACATTTCTTTCAAAGAAAGTTCGAAGCCACCGCATGATAAATGGATAGCATAACGTACATATTTGATGTATTGGGATTGCACAGTGTTTTAAATCTGTTAATAACTCATCTGGAGAGTTAGCATGGAATGTAGGAGCTGTAATAACGGTACGTGTACAGAAGTCTACATTCTTTCCCATCAAATATTTACGAATTAATCCATTCTTTTTCTCGATTTTTTGTTTAAAATAATTGTAAACATCTACTAATGTATTTTGAATACTAAAGTTAGTAGAATGAAACTGGAAATCAAACATATCTCTATCTCGAACCAATGTTGCTTCACGAATTAATTTTGCATACATCTGGTTAATATCTTCTGTTTCACCACCACCTTTTTGGTTTGGTTTAATGTCACGATAAAACGCAGGTATAACAATACAATACTCAATAAAAATTTTATTCTTTGGAGTCTTTGTAATTAAATCAATACGTTCATTACGCATTCCCGGGACATCCGATTTATCCCATTTAATTTTATTCCAATTCTCATATAAGAAATCTAATCCAGTGTCACCGTTTGCATCATCCTGCACTAAATGTCCATCTTTATCAATAGAATAATAAATTTCACCATTGATAATTTTATCTACATTTCGAAATAATCTTCGAATTGCTTTCATAACATGCGGATGGAAAAAATGTCCATAAAGATTAATATATGCAAATGTTTCTTTTCTTGATTTTGTGGTGATACCAAATATTTCATTGGATACTAATCCATTTGGATGAGGTACATCTCCACGTTGGAAAAGAACTGCTGAAGTTACTTCTTGTAATTTATTAATCTCTATAAATTCTTTTATATCAAATAAATCTAATCGCAATTCATTCACTTCCTTTCATAATTAAGTAAAAGTTTTTTTATGTAAAAATAACTGTAAACATATAATATTTTATTGTAAACGATAAAAATAATAAATAAAAGGAGGTACCGATATGAGTACAACAATTAAAGAATTAAAAAACTTAACAGACTTGATGGTAGATGCAGGTTTAAAATCATTAATATGTGATATTGGATTTGAAAATATCGAGCATGAATTTTTTCAAATTGAAATATATGGGGTTCCAGAAAAATATAATTCGGTACAATTTCATATGAATATGAGTGGAGATTTATATTTCCGTTCAGAATCTGGAGGGATACATATAAAAGATATACCATCAAAAGATATCAAACTCTCTATTTGGTCTTTAATAAAATTAAAAGATTATTTTGATCAAAATAATATGGTATTACCTGTACCTGAAAATATTGAAACAGTAAGTTTTAGTGTTGATTCTCACGATTATTCTCTTCAATATTTTATTGATAAAATATTACCTTTACTTCACACAGTAAAGGAATAATATAAAGACCTGATATAGAAATACTATATCAGGTCTTTATACTTCACTCTTCGTTTTTTTTATTGATTTCCAATAAATCAATACCCATTTCCTCCAATACTTCTGGATGGTTCCTAAAATAACCAATTGGATCAACTTCATTTTCGTGAACTAAATTAACAACTTTTGGTAATGAACGCATTTGTTTCATCAGATCTTCCACAAATGTATTCCCATTTTCTTTTTTGTATTTTTTAAACTTTTCTTCGAGTGTGTTTAATGTATATAAATCAATTTTCCCTGCTTTTGTCCAACGGTAATAATGAGATAGAAGTAGTGACTTTATATTCTCTTTATCACTATCTATCAATAGTTCCGTATTTCTTTTTTGTACATTTAGTTCACGTTGAATACAATTAATCATTCTATCGGTATTTGAAACGAAGTCCTCCGAGTTACTAAGACGCTTATCAATATCGTCTATACGAACGGAAAGCTTTTCAATATCATCACTTAATTTATTTAGAGTATTACAAATATGAGCAACTTGTTCCTCTTCTTCCTTATCTTCTTCCTCTTTTTTAATCCGTCTTTGTACCATATCTTCGAGTAATTTGTCATATCGTTGACGCCCTTTATAAATAGTGCTGACAATGAGCACAATAATTCCTATGACAATCACTATACTACCAACTTTCACATTGTATTGATTTAGCCAGTCGATAATCGTTGGATCCATACCATTATTACCTTTCCTTTCTTATTTATTTTTTTTTAAATACAAAAAAGATATTAATATCTTGTTTCATAGCTGTACTCATGGTCAAAGGGTAAAAAGAAATATTGGTATATACCAATATTTCTTTTTACTAATAAGTTTAAAAATCGAAGGGCGTGTTTATAACACGAGACATGAAAACGTAATAACATGTCTTATCATTATGTATTTACCTTAATATTTTTTTATTATTGTCGAATCACTCTAATATAATTTGCTAATTCATATTCTGTATTCCTGTCACCAAATGATAAATCTATAATATCAACTGGATACGACGAAAACATGTTATTGTGTGTAATTAGAAAATTCTGTTCTGAGCCAATACGTTCAATCTGATTTTCTAATATTTTAATAAATTTCTCACGATTTTTATTATCTAATGCACCATCTATTTCATCTAACAACATGATATTATATTTAGAAAAAGATTGAGATGATAACCCAAACGATAATGCAATAGATAAGAAACTAATTTCACCCTGTGATGCATATTTTACATCTTTCATTTTCTTTCCACGAATATAATAAGGAATCTGAAACTCAGTAGGGGTAATATGAAACTTATCAATATATATTTGACCATCATAAGCAATATCTAATAACTCATTTGTGATTTCTTCTGTATTTCCAAAATACTGTTTAATATGATATAATGGAATACCTTTTTTCGATGAAAGAGATTCTTTTACTAAATTCATTTCATCATATATTTTACTATACTTATCCATTTCGCTTCGTAATGTAACGTACTGCGTTTTACCAAATTCATATGATTGAATATTCTTTGTGTAATTTTTAATGTCATTATTCACTTTATCAAGTTCTCGATTATATGTCGATATCAATGATAAATCTGTCTTATATAATTCATACAAAGTATTCAATTGATTCATCAATTCTTTTAATGAATCATATTCAGATAATGCTTCATGTAATTCATCTAATGTTTCAATACTATTTGTAATCTCTTTTAGTTTTTCTACTAATTCGTTATTCTCCGTTTTTAATGAAACCAAATCCTCAGATAATGATTGAATTTTACATTCACATTTTTCTTTTTGCTTATTAAGATATTTACTATTACCCATTTTTTCAAATCGTTTAATTTCTTTATCTAATTCTTCCATTTTATTTTCAATATCTTTAATACTTGCATATTCTGTTACTTGTGACAGAATATTATTGATATCTTTATCATTATAAATCACTTCCATTTTTTCAATCTTTTTATATATATTTTCCATACAAAAAGATTCTCTTACTTTTTCTGGAAGTAATTTAATAATTCCTTCCAAATCAGACAATTGATGCATGACTTCAGAAAGATTTAGATAACAGGATTCAACATCTTTAAAAAAAGAAAAATCATTATGTTTATCTCTCTGGTTTCTATCTTCTAATAATAATTGAATCTGATTCCATAAAGATTTTGCTGGACAAGTTTCTTTACAATTTATATCCGAACGGAAATCAAATCTTGTAGATAAAATTCTTAAAATATTACTATTTTCTTCTTCAGCTTCTTCATAAAGATTCATGAGATTACTATTTACATACTGCATAACATTCTGATTCTTTCTTACCAATTCCAAAACCTTTTTAATTGGTTTTTTACCGAATTCATATGTCTTTCCTAATATCTGTTGAATATTTTTCAAAGATACTACAAAAGATTCATATTCTTCTTTTGAGAATGTATATTCATATGATTCCAGAAAAGAACTACGATAAGAATAATCAGCACGAAGTTTACAATATTCTTCTTTCATCTTTTCCAGTTCTTTATCGGAGTCATTTTCTTTTTGTATTTCTACATTAACCTCTCTCAATTCTTCCTCATATTGGTCAAGTTGTTCAAGATGTGATTGAATCATATTTCCCATAGAAGAAAGTTTGTCATTAATTCGGATTTTCTCTATTGTCAATTTGTCAATTTCTGTTACATAATATTCAACATCAGTTGATGGTAGTTCTTCTTTTTTATCTAAGATTTTTTCCATCTTCTTTACTTTTCGAATTACTCCATTCAATCTATCTTTTAAAGTTTCTTTGTCTTCTATTGTTTCAATTTCGTGTCGATAAATAGAAATTTGATTATTGATTTTATCGTATTTCACTCTTGCTTCTTCCAAGAGATTATTGTATTTTTTAATCTCATCTTCTATAATATCCAAATCATCAATTCCCAATTTTCTTATTTTATCACTATTAATAGCAATCATTTGTTTTAACTGACGTAAATCATTATTGACCTTTTTATAAAAAGCAAGAGATACACCTATCTCATCTAATAATTTACTCATAAAATTCTTTCTTTCAGTTTCTGTCAAATCAATCAATGATGTAACATTGTTTCCTAATCGAATTAATTTTAAATAATCAATATCAATGCCAAGTTCTTCTTTCACATATTCTTTAAAAGAAGTCACGTTACCATTGATATTCAACTCTATACCATTTTTCATAATGTAAGATTTTACACTATGATTTTTACCTTTATGTGGAGAATAGAAATGTTTTAATATAAATTCATCTTCCCCATCAACTATATCTATTTCTTTATACCCCTCTTTATCTTCTAAGATTAATTCATTTCCATTACGAATATCTAAATTTCCTAAATCTGAAAACGGGGTTAATAAACTCATTAACGTTGTTTTACCAGATCCATTAGGTCCAATAATTAAACAAATATTATTTTTTGCTGTACTAAAATCTATAGTCAATTCATTTGTTTTCATTGCATTAGCAATAGCTGAAAAATTTCTTAATACAACTTTTTCTATTTTCATCTTTTTTTCTCCTTGTTTCAAAGTTATTTTTAGGTTAAAATGAAAATGAATAAACATATTGTTAATTAATGTTAAAATTCTATGAATTTGTTTAGGTTTATTAAAACCTTATAAATAGATTAAAGACGATTTTTTGAGTAGTTGAGAAGATACAACGAGTGAATTTATATTGTGTATTAGAAAAGATTTTTTATTAAGCATTGAAATTCTTATCCTAAACAATTCATATTTATATATAGATGATGCTTTGTATTATCTATCATCATGGTGCAATGTTAATAACGGGTGAGCTAAATCTCACGATGAGAATGTCCAATTACAAATTGTTCGTGTAAATATAACGTAAACAATACTTTTTTTGACATGGGGTATTGTTATCCTCCGGTGTAAATAAATAACCTACAAATACAATTTTGCTTTCTGCATATGGCAAACCTCAAATGATGATAGATATTCAAAGAAGAACGCGTACGGCTGGCTGAAATTACCGTACGCGTTCTTTTATTTAAGCTTAAATAACGTTTTCATCATATCGTTTATATAACCAATATTAACACAAATTAATATCTTATAGGTATAAAACGTCGTATTATTATTAAAATAAATCTTGAAATTTTTATAATCTATTTTATAATCTATTCCTTCTCGAATTAAAAATCCCTGTCTTCGAACTTTAATATCCAAAAATTCTACCAACGGTAAACCATTATCTTGATGATATTTGATTGCAGTAAGAATTGATTGATTGAACATCTCTTTGAAAGATATGGTATCATGTGGTATTTCTAATCGACAAGATGCTTGATTAAATATATGCCACCCCGGTTGAAGATTGAGATCTTCTTTTGCAAAAATATCTGTATATACTGGAATAATCTTTCCATCTTCTGCATAAGGTGTTTTAGGTAAATTGATTTTTAGTATATTATCATTATAAATATAATAAAAACCAGTTGTGTAAAATTCTAATTTTACACTAAAATTAATCTGATAAGACTTCATAACATGTCCTTCTTTTTCCCCATCATCCCAAGATAAATCTTGAAATATAGTAGAAATATTTGTGGCATAATATCTATAAAATTCTTTATTACCACTTGCACCAGAAAGTTTAAATGTCACTGGAGTATTCGAATTGTTGTTCATATACTCTACAAATTCTTTTGACGAACCATCTTCATCATAAAGAGGTACTCCAGATAAATCAGAAATAATTTTTAACATATCTTCTGGAAGATAACCTTCTAAACAAGTAGAAATAAAATTGTCTGCATTAAAAACAATAGCGTTATTTAAATAATGAACGAAATCCATTTGAGCTAATAGTGTGGAAAATATCATGATAACATCCACATACATAACAGAACGATTTTGTTGAAACTTGACACAAATGTCATGTTTTGGATCATCCATAAATGGTTGTAACGTAGATTTTCCCCATGTAGAATATATGTTGTACTGCTGTTCAATCAATGGGGTACCTTTTAAAAATCTTTCTTCACTCATATCTCCAATACGAGGTCTAAAAATAATCATTGGTCTTGATTTTTTTAAAAATTCGTGATTGGTACTACGAATTTGTCTATGAGCAATTTTTGAACTAACATGGATGGTTTTAAATGTATTTTCTGGTACTAAAGACAACATATATTGTTGAAACCATGCTAATACATTTCCATATGTATGACTGATACTACTCATTAAAGAAACATATCGTTTATCTTCACCTTTTAATTGATTAGGTGTTTCAAATAGTTCTTTCTCATGTCGTTCTCGTTCTTTTTCAATTTTTTCTATTTCATAACGATACAAAATATCACTCCTTCCTCATTTCTATAATTATCGTTTTGTTTTTTATTAACAGATGCACATAAATATAAAAAATATAGGAGGTAAATGTTATGTTTGAAAATTTATTTATGGAAAATGGACAAGAACTTACATTAGAAAGACTTAGGGAGTATATTAAAGAAAAAATTGATAATGATAGTATATTTACATTTGATGAAATTCGAATGACTGAACTATGTGGATTTGAAAGCGAATTTTATACACCAGATGACCCATTATTAATTTACAAGCATGGATATTTTTATACACCAAATAATATTGTACAATATGTAGATAACGATAGTATATGGTATAAATATAAATGGAAATATGGTCCTAATAAACCAAAAATGGTAATATTAGAATTGATTGAAAAATCTCATGGTTGTAAAATTATGTTTGATGAAAGTGATACAAAAACAATTCTCATGAGATACATACGAGAAAGGTATAATATCAGTGATAGCGATATTGTTACAGCAGTTGTTACAATAAATAAAAATTTACCATCATTTGATAATGATAGTGTTGTCTATGTAAAACCTGATGAATTGCATAGCAGAGTCGAGGCTTACCCACCGGTAAGTTTTAGATGTCCAGAGGGAAAAATTATTACAGAAGCTGACGTAAATAATAAAGAATATATGAAAGAATTCGTTAAAGAATTCACTGATACTGTTTGTAATAATACAGAGGAGAAAAATGGAAACACAAAAAAAGAAAAAAAATAATTATATAGACCCATTTGTATCAACATACGGTCCTGAACCAGTTTCTGTAGTTCAGGACCTTGGGAAAAGTAATGCTAGTGAAGAAATTCAAAAAAAGTTTATTAATGATGTTACTAAACTTTTAGGAATAGAATTCAAGGAGTGATATTATGCTTTATAATAAAGATATATGGAATAGGTCACATGTTTTTCCATTTATCAAATATTGTACCTATTTATTTATGGAGCCATTTTTTACGGTCTATACATTACGAGATATTGATATAATATCTGATTATATAGCAGAGTTGCATTTCATTCATTGTAGTGAAGTTCGAGATGAAACGGATTATATATTTATATATGACACTGAATCGGATCCTTACGCTATAAGAAATTCAATGAATGGAAAAGATACATCTTTGGCTTGTATAACAAGAATAGAGTTATCAAACACCCTATTATCTATTGTGAAAATAAAAAACAGAAAGGAAGAATAACAGATGAAAAGAAAAGTTAAAGTAGGAGATATTTTAGTAGACAAAGAAACTAGAAACAGATATCTTATTATAGATATTGATGTTTTATTTGTCAATAAAAAAAGTCAATTAGAACTTACTGTGAAAGATTGGATTAAAACCATATTTGGATTAAATGATATCTTTATTACTATGATCCCAGAAGAGGATTATGATAAATATGAATCGTATTATATTCGTGAAGAAGATATCACTAAAGAGATTTATATATTTAAAGATGATCTTAAAAAATACTATGTTAAATCTCCAGATAGATTGATGAAGGTAGAGTCTCTTAAAGAGACAGATAACGTATATATGTTTGGTTTTAATCCAAACAAAGGTTATCCTGTGATTGTTAATAATAATTCTGTCACGACGATTAATAATAGTATTGAAAAAACAAATAATGAAGTTCTTACAGACAAATAAAAAGGAGAATCATGATGATGAAGAAGAGAAACTTAAAAATATACTTATACGAAGATGGAGAAGTAACTTATGAATATGGTAGTGGTATTCGTATATATGAATATAATCTCAACACAAAACTTGCATTGAATGAATCGTATTTATTCAAACACGAAGTGATAGATCCATCTGAATTGAGTATTTTGCCAATTCAGAGATTATTCAACCACGATAGTATGGATGAAGAATTATATCGATTAAAGATATTAGAAATCTTTAATAGTTATAACAAATCATCATGTGATATTAAATATGACGAGGACTGTATACTTGTTGAAAGAGATGATAAATTCTTTGATGATTTTCATATTTGTCAATGTAATAGTTATGATGAAAAATATCGTTTTGATTATAATACAGATGTCACACCAATTGATTATATTAAAGTGGAAAATAAAAAATTGGGATATAAGGCATATCTTATTTTCACACCAGGAATAAAAGATAAATTACCAAAAAGTACACTGGAATATATCCTCAAACAAAAACGAGGTTATATGTTTAATGTAGTAGAAGAAACGGATTCATTGAGGAGAGTGATGTATATTAATCCAGAAATATCATCTAAACAGTCATTTATTACATGCTTTGAAGAAATCGATAAAGATATGTATTACAATATCGAAGAAGATAATAATGTTTGTTTTCATAGTATTGTAAGAATAGATAACTTAGAATTTAAGTTACTTGCAAAAAACAAGATAAATCTTGAATATATTAAACCATGTTTATATGATATTGCAGCCAATTTTTATAATTCAGATATGCATACATTAGAATTTATTACAGAGCAAAGATTGAAAGAGCTTGGTATAAAAGTAATTTATGTAACTTGTAGTTTTGTAGAAATATAATATTGTTATGATATACATTTAATGTATGACTAGAGATAAAAATTTTTATCTCTAGTCATATTTTTATACTTAAGGAGGATTAAATATGTTAATGCAACAGAAATACGCAATACGCGAACAAATGAAAGGAACCAAAGAGCTAAAAGAAAATAATAATAATTTCTTATTTATTCACAAAGGGACTATTTTAAAAACTGTTGGTACTAGACAATTGTACTATCAAGTATTATCGGTAAATGAATACACCAAAACAATAGAGGTGGTGTCATTATTGACTTTCGTTAAAGGCTATATAAATTTTAAAATAGCTTCCCTGATGAGTATTGTAGAAGTGGAAGATTGCTTCTATGACATAACATCAAGATTTGATTTAAAATTTGGTGATATTCTATTTAATATTGGGAGTGGAGAAATGCTTGTCTTCTTAAAGTATTTCTTAAGATCCGATGAAGAGTTTCTCACTCTTTATCCAATCAAAGAATTTACTTATGATAAATTCTTTGATCAGGCTACTGGCAAAAACCGGTACAATTTTGATGTTAAGCCATCAAAAACTCGTGTATTACCACGTCGTTTCGTGGATAATTATATCATGCGTTTTGATGCTATCAAAACCATATCTCCAGAGTCACATGATATGAGCCTAGGCTTTGAGCCATATGATAAAACAACTGCCTCTGGTGCCTTGGAAATGTGGGATCAATATATAACAAATGAATGGTCTGATGATCATTTCCGTACTGTTATAGAAAACTATGATAGTGGAGAATTTGATAAAATTCGTCTTGAAAAAGAATTTAAATTCTTCGAAAGTGAAAAATTTAAAAAATTAGAAGAGGCATATAGCAAATTCTTAGATAACGAGGAGGCAAGACGAAGACAAGAAAGAAGAGAAGAAATTCAGCGTCAAAAAGAAGAAAAGGAAAAAGCTGAACGTAAGAAAAGGGAGGCAATAGAAAAGGCCAGAATAACTCGGAAAAAGAATCAAGAGATTAAACGTCAACTGGCAGAAGCTGCTAGAAAACAAAGAGAACTTGTCAAAAAACAAAAGAAAGAAATACGCGAAGCCTGGATAAAAGAAAATTGGGCGGTAAACAAACTCCTTGCTGTTACTGTTTGGCAAGCAAATAATTCTCATCCTGAGAAAAGACATTGTGGAATAGATATCATATTTCACAACCATGTCACTATGGATATCATTTATAACACTATGTATGATATTGAGAACTATATAGATTTGTGGGTTGACAACAATGATGTTCTTGAAGTAAAAGATGTCATCGATATGTTAAACATGAAATATTTACAAGACTATGTGATTTCAATTGAAAAAAAGTGTCATTTTGTAATTAGTAGATATAATACCGACGTCATTGATAAATACGTTGGTATTTCCCCATGTATTGGGGTATATAATTACAAAAACAGTAAATATGATTATATAGTATTCCCTAATAGAAATTGGGATGAAATTGATGAAATTGCAGAAAAAATAGAGGATATCGAATCTTATTCTTTATATGATTCTATAATTTTATCAAGAGGATTATCACTAATTGAGAAATATCCAGGAATGGATATTAAAATTATGGATTAAAATATAAGGGTAGTAAATATTTACTACCCTTATATTTTTTTTTCGTATATGGGGGGGGGGTAATTATATACCATTTTCGTGTAAATCAATAAAAAATTTCATATTAATATAAAAATAGAAAGGAGAGTAAATATGAGATTTGGAAGAAGATTTAGAGAGGTGGAAAGAAATTTCGATCAACCTATTGAGCAACTAATAAACAAAAACGAAGATGGGTTTTTACAGATCCAATCTAAGTCAAACATCACCCCCGAACAATGCAATGAATTTTGGAATAAATTATTTTATTCCGAAGACAAAAGCAAAGAAGCTATTCGGAGAATAGCTGAAGAAATTTTTAACCAGAAATAAACTAGATAAAAACAATCAAAAGACCTATGATCCGTCGAGTTCATAGGCAATAAGGAGAATAACATGAGAGTAGAACTTAATATCGTATTAAAGAAAGAACTTGCTAACAACACAAACATTTATAACACCGTGGATGAAATAACAATGTCCTTTAACACGTTATTTTATGCCGATTCATCTTTACCAATAAAGCATTTCGAAAAAGATTATGATTTACCAGTATTCTGCAGTAAATCATTACTATTAACAAATACTTTTAATAATCAATATATTGAATCTTTCCTTTGTAAAGATTTGATCAACAACAAAATGATCTGCAATAGAAATGAGAGCATCTCATTTATTGCAAGACGGAATTTAACAATAGCAAACGGATATAAAATCGATTTCATTTTGAAATCTAACTACAAATTCCGTTGCGTTGCAGCTACACAAGGTTTTATATTTAGCGATTTTTTCGCTAAAGTAATGGGAGCTATTCTCAAAATAGAAAATGATAATATTGTATCTTTCGATGGTATCACTTTTAGCAGGTATATTAATAGTGACATCGAAGATGCAACATTGAATGATTACAATTTTAATTATGATGGTCTTGTATATTATGAACATTACATTCCACATAATTGCCCATTAGAAGATTTGGGACTGCAATCAATGAAAGGAGAATATTTAACACCCGCAAAAAAGGTAAATAAAGATAACGACTTTAGAGTTTACTATTTCATCTTCAACAGAAGAGATATGGTGAAGAAACTCTTTAGAAGATAATTTGTTTGGTAGGTATGGCTCATTTGTCATACCTACTTTTTTTGTTTACACATTATATTATTAAGAACAAGAACAAATAAACACACATAAGGAGGAATAAAAAATGAAAGTAGTAAGTGATTATTTAGTAAATGGCACGGTTGATAGAGTATCTTTATGCAAAGACATCGCATCGAGAGAAGTATGTGGAAATGAAATGTGGAATATTGTGTCTGATCCTCGTTTTCAAGCTACATATAGTACGCTCGATTATCCTTACAAAATTCCTATTAAGGAATGGACGGATGAATATTTACATCATCTTTGTATAGTTGATGCATTAGATGATTCACGTTTCAATCCGGATTTTTTAAGTTATCTGGATAGTGTAGCAGCGTATCTAGCTTATAAAAAATTAGAAGAGCATCAGTCAATTCCGAGTAAAATCAATGAGTTCCTCGGTAAAATCATCTGGGGAATATCGGACTTTATATTCGGATAAAAAAAGAAAGGTAAGAGAAATATTTCTCTTACCTTTCTTTATACGTCTAATCGCATTACCATAATACTCTTGCATTTTTTTTTCATTACGGGCATAAATCTTTTTAAAAATCCTACACTTTCAGGTACTGATGTGTCTACCAAATGAAAGAAAAATGTCTCATCTTCTGCACTATACTCACGTAATCTTCCACGTAATTGGTCAATTAAATTTTCACTTCCTACTGGTTCGGTATTAATAATGATTCGTAATCCTTTTACATTATCTCCTTCTCCAATAGATTTAATCGTCGTACTAATAATATCTTTCTCTCTATTTTTTTCATTGGTTCCTTCATCATTTTTACTGTGTACAATTCCTACACTCTTATCTGTCATATCTTTTATCTTTTCTGCTACTGTAGTGACACTTGCTATTTTAGGACTAATAACTAATGTCTTTCCCTTTAAGTTTTTCGTCTTCTCTAAGATTTGTTCAATTACCCGAAAGATAGCACCGTCGGAACGTAGAAATTCATAATCAATATATTTATAAGAAGAAAACCCAAACATCGTTGTAACATCTGGAGACATATCCCCACAATCACTATGAAAATAGACAATCACAAAATTAATGTGTTTTCTCTTTTCTTCATAGTATATCGTTTGTTCTCCATACCGTAATACACTAGAATACGCTACTTTATATAATCTTTTTTCTTTTGGGTCACTACGCCCAAATGTAGCAGTAAGATAAAAAGTTTTATAAGTATTTGTAAAGAAGTCTAATTTTAAACTATTCTCAAAATACTTATGAGCTTCATCGATTACCTTTATTCCTACATGTAACCAATCAAAGAATTTACTGACCGCGAGCCATCCATCCTCTTCATTACTTGAAGCGTAAGAATGTAATGTTTGATGTGTTACGATGAAGATTTTACCGTCTGTATATTCATGTTTATTCATAAACTGACGGATTTCCCCAGAACCTTCTAACTCAATAATATCAGAATCCTGAAGATTTGTCATCTTTAAGAACTCTTCTCGCCATTGTTGTTTTAATTTTTTCTTATGAACAATAATTATTGCTCTTAAATTTAATTTAATAATTGCAGCAATTGTACAAAAAGTTTTTCCATCTCCAGTATCTAAATTTAATCCTAACTGATTATAAAGATTACTATTCTTAAAATCCTTTTTTCCCGTTAAGAAATCTAATGCTTCTTCTTGAATACGGTTTCTTGGTTTTCCTAATAATACTGGTTTATTATCTTTTGAATAAGAGATTCTTGTATGGGGTTTTATTCTACCATCAGTACAATCTATTGCTGTAGTTTGAAATTCAGTTTCTAAATATTTTATATTAGCACCTCTTGGAAGATATAATTTATCTTCTCCATGATAATTAGTACACATCATGGATATATGATCATAATGATGTGTTGATGGATCGAATTTACAAAACTTCTTTTCAAGATCGAAATTATCTCCTTGCTTATATGGAAATATTTCAATATGAGTATTATATATGCGAATTTGTGGTGATATTATTTCCATAATTTCATCCTTTCAAAATAAAAAAGGAGATATGTTTATTATCATATCTCCTTAATAATTAATTTCTATCTAAAGAAAGAATCTCTTCCGAAAACTTCTCTTCTTCCAGAATCTTTCTTTGATGGTTTATTATTGTTTCTGTTTGATGATGAAACATTTAAAGCAACGTCAACTATAACATGTTTTAAAATTTCAACCTGTTCTTCTTTCGTAAACTGACAAAGCATTGATGATAAATCATTAATCATACCCTGTTCTGTCAAATTACCTTCGTTAATACGAGTCAATACGACATCAGCACTAATTGCTGCTGTCCTCGTATGAATCTGATTTCTCTTAGTTAATAACTCATCAATTTTTGTAGTTGCACTTACCATTGTTTCTCTCATTTTCTTGTCCTCCTAAAATATAAAAAGTATATATAAGATACGAGGATTATTCCTCGTTATCTATCGGATGTGAATTAGTATATTCTTTTTCTGTTACAACAACGTCAATTGCTGAAGAATATATTAATGGTTCTTTTAACGGATCAATTCTATCTTGTCCATTATCTTTAATCTTAATTTCAAAATCAAGACCAAGAATTTCCATCCAAAGCATAAAATAAACTACACTCATTTTTGTACTTTTCTCTAACGCTTGTTTCATATTGAGTAGATTGTATGAAACTTGCATTTTACTTTTTAATCGATTGATGTCTACATTCTTTCGAATAATAGCTTCTTTGACTATTTTTTTTAAGTAGTCATCTTCTTCATGTACGATTGGTATATATCGAGAAGCAGCATTATTCAAATCATTAATTGCTTGCTCGTTATACATAATATCTGTTGGTTTCGTTTGTTCTACGATACTCATTAAAGATAAATCATAAATATTCTTTTCTGAAAATCCCTCTAAGGTTTCTTTAGAGGGATTAGAAAATTCAAATCCATTATCTACAGGATAAATATATGGATATTTATTTTTATCAATTAATGGTTTTTTCTTAATATATATCCAGACATAACCATCTTTAATATATCCCTTATTGTCAATAAGGTTTTCTTCTTCATTAAAAGGACCTATTACATTCACCACACGGTCCTTTGAATTGATAAATTTGTCACTCATCATTTTATAGTACCTCCATATACTTCATATAAATATTGTATCATTTATTATGAAGTACGAATAAAAATAGGAAGCTATGAATAACCTCATAGCTTCCTATTTTATTAATCATCAAAAACTTCATTATCATAATGCTTTTCAATTGCTTCTTTGTAAAATAATACATCATCAAAGCTTACTGGACGAAAATGGTGACAATCCACACCAACATCCATTCCATAATGACGAATCATTTGACGACCATGGATGTGACCATAAAGATTAAACCAATTTGACTCTTTATTACAATTACTTGGTTCATGACAACACCATAAATCTATATGATTATAGCTATTATTATCTTCATCATATGTAAATTTATGTATTGCTTTATGATCATCTAATATCACTCCAAATTTAAATCCCATCTTACTTAAAAATGCATTATACGCATCAATATCACCTTTAAATTTTTCTTTGATATCTTTTCTTTCATAGTTACCCAATACTAAAACAACTGGACATGGAAAGTATTTAATTTTATCATAATCACCAAAATCTCCAAGATGATATAAAACATCATCGGGTTTTAAAATTTTATTAAAATTTTTGATAATAAGACTATCCATTTCTTCCACAGACTCAAAAGGTCTTTTTGATAATTCTAATGTTCTTTTACTACCAAAGTGTGTATCTGAAGTAAAATATAACATATTTTCATCCTCCCATTATATTTAATTACTATTTTATAGCATTTACTTTAATTACTACTTTTTTCTTTCTTTTTGGTTTCTTTTGTTTTGGTGGTTTTGTTGATTGTTTATAATCTTTCCATGATTGATAAACTTCGAATCGTCTATAATCTTTATCACCCTGTGATAAATATTTACTCATGAGCATATTACTTGTATTTAAGATATTAAGATGATTTGCTTTACAATAATTCTCAGAAATTTTCTTAACTCTTAACTGCATTGAATCAATGTAAATCATCTGATTATCAATTTTTGCTGCAAGTTCTTTACATTCCTTACGTTCTTTTCTTGATAAACGTTTTCTGTCTTTGCTCATTTTTTTATAAGCATTACGATTCTTTACTAATCTGTCTTTTTCTTGAATTAATACTTGCTCTAACTTTTGTGTATTCTTTTCGAATAATTTCTTTTTATTCGCATCATCAATCTTACTTTTCACAAATTTAATTAATGCAATTGCACCTGCTGCAAGTATTAAAATATTTCTAATTTTCCTCAATCTTTCTTTTCGTTCATCAACATCATCAAAATCGTCATCATATTCATCTTCTTCACTTTCCATAAGAAGATGAATAGTAGATGGATCGTCAGTTATCAAACAATCAAATAGTTTATCCATGCATTTTCATTCCTTTCATTATTATTTTTATTATAATAATGTGGAAATAAATTATTTATAAAGGCAATGTATTTTTAGTTATTTTCGTCACTCCTTTACTTTCATTTGTATTTTCTTCATTGTCAGACTCATCGTTTTGTGATGAAATATTCATTTTAATAATTTTATCTTGCATAATTTCTTTGTTATATCCTTTTACCAAAGATAATAATGCAAAAGAGAGAGTATTTAAGTTCACTCTCTCTAATTCATAAAGTAAATATTCCATTTCATCATAGGTTAGGTAACAAAAGTTATCTAAACTATTAATAGCAAATACACATCCTTCATAATATTCACATTCCCCTTCACCATTTACCACGGAAGGTAGAAAACGAACATGTTTATTTGACGTATATAGATCTAATATTACCTTATTAGCAATCTCTCGATTCAAACATAATTTATCATCACTATAAAAGAATAAATCAGTATATTGCTTATACTTATTAAGAAATAACTTTAATTTTTTAATCATTTCAAATAATTTTGGTCTATTAAGAGAGATTGCTAAATTTTGGTTCCACCCTTGTCCTTTATCTTTACCTTTCGATATATCTATAACAAGAAAAGGGTTTGGCTTAAAAATATAGTAATCATTACCATTAAAAGAATATTGATTTTCTATTTTTAAGAACTCTGCATTTTTTGTAAAAGAATCTGGTTTAACAATAATACCAAATTTTATTTCCATTACTTTAGTAATCTTTGCAATCTCCATGGTAGCTTTTAGCATTTTTATTTTTCCCTTTTCTTGTTATGCTTGGCATATATTTGTATCCATAAATATACTTCAAAGTGAAAATTCTATAACGTGAGATTGACTTTAAGGGTTCTTCGATATTCTTTTTCATTTTATCATCTCCTTTAATAAATCATTATCAGTTACTTTTAAATAATATATCACCAATTCAAGAAAGGAGATAATTATGTCTAATAATGAAAAATCATCACTAATGACACCCACACTTGAATCAATGAATGGACGGAAAAATCTTTATCTTTCCTTTATAAGTACAGAAACTGGTGAAATACATCATTGTATTAAAATGATGAAACGTACGAAAAAAGAAAAGACTGAAGAAAAAATCATTCTTGATAATTTAGAAAAACGATTAGATCGTATTGAAACTAAAATAGATATGATTTGTAATTATTTAAAAATAAGATTAGAAACTGATAATGAGGAAGAATTACCTATTTCAAAATCAGTACCTATCGAATCAGAATACAAATTTGAATAAAGGTAAGGAAGATAATTCTTCCTTACCTTATTTTTTATCCTCTGGCAGCTAATTTAGCTAATCCTTCTTTGTACACTTTATCAAAATAATCTTCTTCAATTTTTACATCACTATTAACTGCAGTGTTTTCAACTTTCTTCAAATTCGATCTCATAAAATTTAAATCATCAAAACTATATAAGTTTGAATGTAATGATGTTCTTTTCTTTTTATTCTGCTTTGCCATTTTCGTTATCCTCCAGTCCTAATAAATCTTTTACAACTTCTGCAACATGCTCTGGAATTTCTCCCATTCTATTTAATATAGAATCTAATGAGAGGCTATGACGTTCTGTATCAACATGTCCATTAAATGTAATCATATCCAGATTAATATCTGGAATAGAAATTATGACTAAATTCAATACTGCATTTTCGATATACTCTTTCATTCTTTCATTTGCTTCATCTGATGAGCAAGTTGGGAAAGCATATTCAATTGGTTTGCTTTCAAGAAATTCCTTATTCATTTCTACAGCCATTACAACTCCAAAACTACCAAGTAATTCGAAGTTAGCATACGCATAAACATAATTTAAAATATCAATATCTACTACTACTTTTTTACTTTCCATTTTTCTTTTCCTCTTCTTTCTTTTTCTTCTTTTTTTTCTTTGGCATTGTGATTGTAGATTCTTCATCCATATTAGATTCTTCATCTACGAATACATTAATAACATCTTCTTTACCAACACCAATCATTGTACATTGGTCGTGAATTGATTCTATCTTTTCCATAGTATCATAAAATGCCTGTTTAGATTCAATATTTGGACCAATATAGATCATACCTTCATGTTTTTCTTGATATTTTTCCTGTACTTCTTTTTCAATTTCATACAAATTATCATCTTGCTCATCCGAATCATCAAAATAGAATGATTTCATTTTATTATATGGTGATAACATTCCAGATGTACCAGGATCACTATTACCACAAACAAGAATATCAATGTTACCTAAAAAGCTAGGATGAATACCACGATAACGAATACCAATGTTATTTGTATTCTTACTTCCTAAAGCATGAGGACCTTTATTTGTATATTTAAATTTACTAAAGAAGCTCATATCATTAACAGAATCATTGAATCGTAAAATACCAGAACTATTGATTCTTTGAACGATTAAATCACCTGGGAATTTAAATAATTCCTTATAATTATCAATCGATGCTTTATCTCCAAGAGATAAAATACGATTCAGTCTTCTACTTAATTCTTTAGTAAGCAATGATGCAATGTATTCATTTTCATCTCTCAATCGCTTCGTATTCAAATCTAAATTATCTTTCATACGAAGTTCATTAAATTCCATCATAATCCAACGTAAAATTGTATAAATATTACGCTTATGATATGTATGAGTTTTTAAAATTTTCTTTGTCGTTTCATCACAAAGACGATTGAAAAATTTAAGAATATCTTTTCCCTTTTCATAGTTATTTGGATTAGAAATTTTCTTAATCCAAATCTTCGGTTCATTTAATGATTCAATCGTTGTACGATTTGTTGTCACATGTAAAATACCACCAACAACACTTTGAATGTATGTGTATTTATCAAATAAATCTCGTACGACTCTTAAATAACACTTATTTGAAATATGGAAATAAATATAATCTTTATAAGCATCATTTTCATCAATCTTTCTTTTGAAAGTGATGACATTATTCAGTCCTAAGAAATTAAGACAATAGTTAATTCCTTTAGACATATAGAAAAGAATCGCTGGCACTTCTTTACGTAATACTAATACATAATACACTGGTAAAACATATTCTTTACCAACAGTATCTACACACTCCTTCCCTAATGCTTTTAATGCTTCGTTAGTGAGACTATTGGTAATAGACTCATCTTCTTCTATTACACCACGTCTTACGGCTATTGGCATTAAAGACTTTAATACAACAGAATCTCTACTTGTATATGTAGATTTTTCTACGATTTGGTAAATCATATAATAAGGTTTTCCTTTAATATAAAATTCACCAGTTTTATCATCTTTAAGTGGAATTAATATTACTTTCTTAATCGGATATTTATGAATGAATTTTTTTCCATCTTCATCTGTTTCCGTTAATGTAATTTCTACAAATATAGTCAACTTTCCACAACGCGTATCATTGATATATTTGTAGTCATATCTTTCATTTTTTCGACGCTTCTTTTCACGTTTAAAGATATACTTATTGATATCAATTTCACTTTCTTTTTCAGTATATTCATATCCAACCACTTTTATACTTGGAACAACTTCTAATGAACGAAATGCATCCATAACATAATCAACCAAAGGTTGGTCATATGCTTTATTCATGATTGGTATATTTAAATCACGTTCAAAATCCGATACGTAATTTTTTAAATACTTCTTCATTTTTATCTCCTTTCCAAAAAAATATAATACATAGTACAAAGAGGAGCATATAAAATACTCCTCTCCTATGTATGTCAGATATTATTCAATACCATGACCGGATCTTTCATCATCTTTGATGAAAGTCTTCATTTCGATGGAAGGAACTAAATCGATAGAATCTTCTCCGTTTTCTGTTTCATTTGCAATCATTGTGAAACATCCACAGAAATTAATTTCTTTTTCATCTAAATCTTCTTCTCTTCTTTTGTACTGAATATATGCCTTTAATTGGTCATATACATATACAACAATCGGAGCGATTAATGTAATACTTCCATAACAAATATCACAATCTTTCATTTTGTCATACGTTAATTTCGATACATCATCGATTTTAACTGGATCAATTGTTACATTTTCACTCATCCACATTTTCGCACGTTCGACTGGATTCGTGCCTCCAGAATATTCCATTGTACTAGATTTTATTGGAATATCCTGAAGTGTGGGTGAAAAGTTCCCTTCTTTTTCATCATCGACATCGTCCTTCGTATTATCATAACCAAATTGAAAACGATTGGCGAAATTGATAATGAATTTGTCTTCATATTGTCTTGTCTGCTGTCGAATATATTCTGTCATTGCTTCAAAACATTTAATGACAGTTACAATCGGGATTCTAAAATCCTGTGTATCTTTAGATTTTTCTTCTGAGAAATTAACACCCAGATCATCATGGATACAGATGGCAGCAAGTCCACCAATTTTTGCAATGTCTTCTTCATCTTCGAAAACACTTTCTGCGTAAACCTCCTGATAAGGTTTTACCACATTATTCTCTTCATTTTTCTTTCCCATTTCTGGTACCTCCTATAAGATAATATTTTATAATTGTGTATAATACACAATGAAATAGTATATAACCATTTCATCATTTAGCATATTTTTCTCTAACGTAATCTCTCACGTTATCAATAGGAATAATAGGTATTCCATATGTTTTTGCTTTAGTTACTTTCGTCGACTGAATGTTTTCTCTAGGTACTATAACAAAAGAAGTTGAATTCTTTTTTACAGTATCTTCAACTCTTCCACCCATTGCTTCTATAAACTCTTCTGTTTCTTCATCTCGAATCTTTGTAAATACTGCTCTAAATTTAGTTTCATAATTTCTTTTATATTCGAGAAGCCTTAATTCTTTTTCTAATTTATGAATTAATTTTTTATTTTCTCTTATTCCATTATAAATCTTTAAAGCAGTAGGTTCTTTGATATATGGAATAACTGATAATACTGCAACAGCCCTTTCTTCTCCTTCATCGCAATACTCCATTAATTCTTGATATGACAGCATAGAAAACACTCGTTCGAATGTCTTTTCTCCAACTCCTTCTATACCCAAGGAACCTAGAAAAGTTGACGTCAAGACTTCACGATGTTTATCTATTTCAGCAATAATCTTATCTATAGTCTTTTCTCCTAAATCTGTACAAGCGATTATCGCTTCTTTTTCATTTTTTAATTTATATAAATCTTTGATGGATTTTAAAAATTGTAAATTATAAAGTGTCTCTACAGTCATAAAGGAGATGTAATGAATATCCATTTTCTCAAGATAATTTAATATTTTCCCTTTCTTTATATTAGGACAAGATGGATTTTTACAATAAAGCATATCACTTCCATCATGAGTAATAGTTAACATCTCTCCACATTCCGGACAATGTGTAGTAATCTTAATTGGTTCTTTTCCAGATCGTTTACATTTTTTATCACCATCGTCATATAACAAATAAGGAATGATATCATATAAAACTTTAACAGTATCTCCTTTTGCAAGAGATAGATTATAGAATCTTTTCATAGAACCTAGTGATACACGTTGTATAGTATTCCCTTTCATCACTAAAGGTTTTATTAATGCTACAGGGATGATGTTACCAAATTTTCCCAAAGAAAATTCTATATCTATAATTTTACTATAGTTAGATACTTCAGTAAATTTATAGGCAACTTCATATTGACTCTTATCATCTTTTCTACCTAATATTTTTTGTAATTTTTCATTGATAAGATAAATTACTAATCCATCTGTTTTATATTTACCATGGACATACCGAATAGTTTCTACGAAATCTTTCATATTTTCTCTATCGGATAGTTTAGTAATAAGATATGGATAATCAAATACTTCATCTGGTAATAAAGGAATATTGCTTTCTTTATCTTCTGCTAAACGAAGTGGTATAATTGATAAGAATTCTTTAATATCTCCAGAAGAAATTTTATCATTATCTTCACTATTAATAAGAGCAGATGCAAGTGACCTAGCCGTACTATAGTGAATACCTAGGTTAGCATATTTTTCATTAAACTTATCAAAATTTTCACTGCTAACAATTACTTCAGTTTTTAAAGCATATTCTTTTCTTAAATTTTGAAATTGAAAATCTTTAAAGACATTGGTTACATTTTTAGCAGTATTAGTTTTTGTATTTCCTCTAGTTAATGCTCTTTGTAAATTCCCGTTAGAATCAATTTCAAATATTACCGAAACTCCATCAAATTTAGGAAAACAATAGACATTCTCTTTATTTAAATTATAATTATCATAACCATTTTCTTTTAACTGTCTTTCTTTAGTTTTAATCCATTGATCCAAAGATTTCCTACTATCATTTTTTATAAACTCCTCATCATCTGTCAATGCATAAACCTTATCAATTGTTCCTCGTAATGCTGGATATTTATGATATTCTTTGTCATTTTTCTCTCCTTTATTATCATTGATATCAATTCCATTGTCTTTCAATATTTCATATAGAATATCATATTCAGAGTCTGTAATTGGAATATAATATCCACTTTTTTCATAGACATATCTGCAGCATCGTAAGTATTCTATTAAAAGAAAAATTTCATCTTCATCCATAATATCCCCAATATCAAGAATAGATTTTATTGATTTTAATAATTCTTTATCTTGTAATAAATTAGAAATTAAATATGGATTTTTACCATTGATACGCATTTCTTGTAATTCTTGCAATTTTTCATTCATAGTATTTTACTCCTTTACAATTATTATTCATATTAATAATATATCAATTAGCTAAAAAAATCTAGTATAGAGATAAGCTACTTCTCTATACTAGAATACTATAATGAAAGAAATGTCTTTTAAATCTGGAGTTATTAATTAATCAAGACGGTGTTTATTTTTTTTACTTTTATTTATTATATCTCATATGAAGGTTTAATCTTAAAATGGATTTTGTATGATTAATTTAAGACATTTCTTTTCAATTAACATGATGTATATAATAATTTAATTTATTATAATCGGTATAAAAATTATGGATATAGAAAAAATCTATATCCATAATGACAGAAGAGAATTTAGTTATGTAAGAAAAATAAAAATTATCACTTATTTTTTTTAAATGTGTAAATATATATAAATAATATTATTTATTATATTTATTATTATTTTTTTTATTGTTAGTGATTGTTATTTATTGTTTTTATTATTTCTATTATTATTAAGTCTTGGGGTCCCCCCTATAATACCTAACCATTCTATATTACTAATATGTTAATAAAAAATAAAATTTAATAAAAAAATATTATCTAAGATATCCTTCTATTATTAAAATATTATTAATATACTTCTTTAATTGAGCAGGATCATACAATTTTAACTTCTTTGGTTGAAAATCACAGAGTCTACTACAATGATTAAGTATTAAAATTGTATCCCATAGTTCTGTTGTATCATACACTTCTTCTGATATAAGCTTTGGTTTGAATCTATATTTTGCTTGAGCGACATCATCTAATATGATTGTAATAATAATATTAGAAAGATAGTCTCTATATTTATTCATTAATGACGAAAAAGGAATTTCAACATCTTGATTTGTTTCATCGTTATGAATCGTTAATTGTGGATGTAATACTCTATAAGATATCTCCATATTTTCTATAGTTTCTATTTGTTCTGTAATTGTAGCAGGGATTACCATAACATAATACTCCTTTCGTAATTATATAGATAAGATTTATACAATATTATTTTAGTAGTATAAGGTCAAGAGATGAAATCTCTTTGATAAAGGAAAATTTAGTTTTCCTCATTCTCATCACTTTCTTCATCTTCTTCTGAAGTATCTTCTATGTCTTCAGAAGTTTCATCAATATTAGAAAATTTATTAGTATTGAATGTTAGTTTGGATATTTTTTCCATAACACATTCGATTTCTAATTTCGTTCCTTTTGGTATTTCAAAAGTTTTACCATCTTCTTTTTTTACCAAAATTTCATTTAATGAAGCATTCGATTCTCTATATGCGGTAAGGTAATTTAATTCTTTTAAGTTTGTTTTTGCTTGTGGTTTACACTCAGAAGCATTGATAAATACCATATTACCTTTTGAATATAACGGAGATATCTTCGGTTCATCTTTATCTATTTTAGACATTAGAACTGGAATGTTAATTTTTAATCCTTTTCCTATTTTAGTAGGAAGCGTAGATTCTAAAGTTATTCCTAAAAGTTTTTTTGATAAATCTAATTTTGTTTCTAATTTTGTTATCATTTTATCTCCTCTCACCAAGAAATTCCTTACGTTTAGATATTTAAATATAAGTTATAGTTATATACTATTTGGGTAATAATTGATATAAATATATCAATTATATCAATAGTGTTTTCTTTTTGGTTGAAAAATATATTTTAATGTAAAGAAAGGAAAAAGAAAGATGTTAAAATTATATGTTAAAAGTAACCGAGAAGAAAGAAAGAAACTTATTGAATTAATAGACTATTTTGACAAATGGATACTTTGCTACCAAGAGTCTAATCCTGTTATTAAGGAAAACATTGCACAGCTTAATGATAAGGATAAAAATGATCTATTATTGAGAATGAAGAAGCAAAGAAATAAATTAAAAGATTTAATGGTAGGTTTTGAACGAGAAATCTTCCATAAAGAAGCTGATGAAATTAAATCGGAATATCGAGAAATACTTCACCAGCAATGTATTATGAGAAGAATGTTTTGTATCTACCATATAGATTATCGGGAAATCGAGAAGACTGTACCACCGTTTCATCGTGATGGTATCAGTCTTCTCAATTTAACCGACGGATTGTCAAATGATATAGAGACAATCCAGTTGCGGAATAGTCAAATGTTAAATATACTTTATGACTATTCTCCTTATAACCCAAAACTAAATATGATGTTTAGATATGGGTCAGAATCTGACAACAGATTCTACAAGAAGTACTACGCTGAGTCAATCCGCCTAGTACAGCTCTTTGACCCTGATAAAGAATGGTTTTTAAAACGTATGAGACGTTTGAACCATTTTTATCAAACTGGTGAAAGGCGAAAAGTAAAACTGCGTACATACTATTAGTATCAGTTTTATAACTATTTACTAATTTACTTTATTGTTTATTAGTAAATAATAAAATATAAAAAAAGAATAGTCATTAATGACTATTCTTTTTTTATATAACTTGATATTTTTTTTTGAGCACAACTTCATTGACATTTCTTTACTCAAAAACACGAAGGATAATAGACGATTGCCTGAACATAGCGACTATGCCTATTAAATAATATGTTAGTATTATAAATACAAAAAAATAATCTTTATGAAGGAAGGTAAAATAAAGATGGGAATAGAATTTAACAACGAACAAATCTATGCAATTTATGATGGAGAAAATTGGTTTCACTCTGCCACTAAAGATCAGGTCTTTGAAATATCTGGACCCGCAGGAAGTGGTAAAACAACTTTAATTCTTTATTTTATAGAACGACTCGGATTAGATATTAATGAAGATGTATTATTTGTGGCTTATATGGGAAAAGCTGCGAATCAAATGGCATTAAATGGATTGCCAGCAAAGACAATTCATTCTGCTATATATAGATATGAAAAAGAATATGTTCGAGATGAAAAAGGTAAAATTGTTTTTGATAAAAAGGGGAAACCTAAATTAAGAAAAGTATTTGTGAAAAAAGAAAAATTAGATAAAGATTATAAATTAATTGTATTAGATGAAGGGTCCATGGTAAATCAACAGATAGGAGAAGATTTAGAATCTTTTGGTATACCAATTGTCGTATTAGGAGACTTGAATCAGTTACCACCAGTATTTGGTAAAGGAAGATATTTAAATCATCCAAATGTTGTATTGACAAAAATAATGCGACAAGCAGAAGGTGATCCAATTGTATGGTTATCTCAACAAGTACTAGCTGGTAATGATTTAAAAGTTGGTATATATGGTAAGAGTGCAGTAATGAATCGACAAGATATACAGCCGTACCATTTTCAAAAAAGTAATATTGTCATAACTTGTACCAATCGTTTACGTTATAATGTCAATAATTACTTTAGAGAATCAATCAAAAAAGTAGGAAGGCTGGATTATCCTCATCTTGGTGAAAAAGTTGTTTGTAGAAAGAATAATTGGAATAAGTGTATTGATCATTCTTTCTATTTAACAAATGGAACTACTGGTTTTGTTACAAATGTTGAACGAAGTAGTTTTGATGGTAAAACAATGTCAATCGATATGCGACCAGATTTTAGTGATAAAATTTTTAAGAATATTAAATTTGACTATAAACACTTATATGAAATTCCTGGTCAAGAAGAACAGGAAAGAGAATGGTCTAAATATGTAGATAGAATAGAATTTGGATATGCTCTCACGGTTCATACAACCCAAGGCAGTCAGTATCAAAAAGTATTATTCTTGGCAGAACAAATGATGCGAGATAAAGAAGAACAAAAAAAATTACTTTATACAGGTATAACAAGAGCACAAACTGAATTAAATATTGCTATTTAGGTTATATAATATTTTTAGGTAACAAGTTAATTTTTACATATTTATTACAAAAGGAGGAAATGATATGGCTTCGAATCGATGCACGTATCAACAAACGTATAACGTTTCAATTCCAAAACAGGAATTGATGGATTTCGTTATCGAAAATGATGCACTTTCAAAGAAAGAATTGAGAGTGTGCTTATACTTATTCACAATTTTGGATGGTTGGGCACCACCAAAAAATGGAAGAACAAAAGACCCATACAACTTTAAAGTTGTATACAACGATGTAATCGGAAAAGATTTAAACTATTCTACTAAAGACGTTAAAAAGTGTATCAGAAACTTGATTCGGTATGGAATCCTTGAAGAAGGAGATTCTAATGGTACTGAAGATGGTCTAAGATTCACATTTTAATAAAAAATATATTTCTAGGAGGAAAAGAAAATGGAACAGAAAATTCAGAAAAACAGTGTTTATGGTGAAACAAAAGAAACAATGGAAACAGTAGAACCGACTGAAGTAATTGATGAAAGAGATGGATATGAAAATATCCCAATTACAGAAGGGACCAATATTACATTTGATGAATCGGTTGATTCTAATGTGACATTTGATGAATTAATTGATTCTGATGAAAAAAATGATGAAGCCGCAGGAGAAAAAGAGGAAGATCAAAACATTGTTTATCATATCACACATAATGATGCGGATGCTCTTGGTTGTGCGATTGTTTGTGATCAGATTAAAGGATTTAAAACTTTCTCATTATTTAACGGCTATGATGTTGTAGACAATAATATCAGAGCGTTTTTAATGGGAGAAGATGGAAAAATGCCAGAATTCCCTGACATTTTATTAATCACAGATATTTCTGCATTACGTGATGATACTGTTACATTTTTAGAACAGTATCGTGATGCTGCAAAAGAATCCGGAAAAGAATTAACCTTATTATGGGTTGATCATCATGCATCCAATAGAAGAAACGAAACTCTTGATTGGTGTACTGTTATCAGCGAAGATGATGATGGAACACCTGTATCAGCAGCAAAGGTTCTTTATAATATCTATTATAATGAAATTGATGATAAGGTTAAATCATATCTTGGAGGATATATCGAAGCTATTAGTAGATATGATACATGGGAATGGAAAAAGCATCCGGGTAATTATAATGAAGAATATACAGCTATTCTCATTAAACAGATGGGATTAATCCCAGCTTATCATGCTATTAGTCAGTGTTTACGAACAGCAGTAGAAAATGAAGCAGAATCAATCGTCTTCACTCCAGAGTTATCAATGTTATTACAGGTATACATTGATAAACGAAAAGCAGTTCTTGATCATGTACTTGATAACTGTGTATCAATGGAATATGCTGAATATGTGGTAGCTTTAATGATTCCAGATGAAACATATTTCAATGAATCTATGGAGCAGGTTTATAATGATAATGATGATATTGATTTTGTTATTGGTATTTCTCCATCGCGTAGATCACTCTCATTCCGTTCTAAGAGAGATGATCTTAATCTTGGAAGATTTGCAAAATCTTATTTTGGCGGTGGTGGACATCCACAAGCAGCTGGTGCAAATGTAGACAGAGATGTGCTCATGTATTGGTTAGATAAATACTATGAAGGTATGGATCACATCAATAGTAAAAAATATAAGAAAAAAGAAGCTAAGAAAAAGAAAAAAGCATCAAAAAATAATTAATATATGATTTTTGAGAAAGAGTAGACTTTGTTCTACTCTTTCTTTTTTGGAGGTAATATGAAAGTTTATCTTTTTTATCAAATACGAAATCAGAAAAGAAAACTCGAACAACCGATTATGTATGCATATACTAAAAACAAAGAATATGCAAAAATGTTTGAGTATAGTAGAAATATGAAAATGTTTTATCGAAAAGAAGTAAAGATGGACAAAAAACAATTTTTACATTTTCAAGACAAATACCAAGATATACAGTTAGATTGTTATAAATATGAAACAGTTCCAACAAGACCATTGATGAAATACGATGTAGTTACTATGGTATGTACTAGAGGTGAAGCTATCACAGTATATACCACTGCAGATAATATTTATAATGCTATTGGAAATTTTACAATAAGAGAAGCTTTATTTGTAAAGAAAAAATATAAAGATTGTCTTGGATATTTATCATATTATTCTGCATTAATGTGGAATTCAGAGTATGATACATCTGATTCTACAGAATATACAGGTTTAAATATATTTAATGATAAGAATAAACGAGTGGATAAGTTTCGCTTATTCTTAGGATACTATGGTTATACTATGGAGGGCTATTATAATGAAGGAAACATGGAAAACGAAGATAATGGATAAAATACTTTATAAACGATATAAGAAAAAAGAGAAAGATGCTACGGTAAAAAAGATAATGAATTTACCTATTGATGTTTATTATCCTGATGAAGATATTCAGGATATTATTGATGAGAAAAGAAAAGGAGATTGAGTTCTCCTTTTCTTTTAACTTCTTATTTTTTCCCTAACCCTTCTATAAAGAAATTTTTTTATGAAGGAGAGAACAAAAAATGGGTAAAAATTTTTTAATCGAATCATTAAGAGGAGACGGAAGTAAAAAAAATTTATTTGATGCAAATGCTTCTGTCATTTCGTACAAGACTGGTTTTCCAGTTCTTGATTATTATTTAGGATATAAAGTAAATGTATATGATGATGACAATGGATTAATATCGTCATATCCATGTATTGGTATTACCGCAGGTTCATATATTTTATTCATCGGTAAACCATCTACGTCAAAAACAACAACTGCAGTTCAGGTTGCTGCAAATATTGTAAGACCATTTAACAATGGAACGGTAATTCATTTTGATTTAGAGCAGGCGATGAATTACACTCGTATCCAAACATTAACGAAATTTAATATTAGAGATATTAAAGAAGGTAAATATATTTTACGTCAGGAATCTACTACACTTGAGGATATGAAAGAAAGTATAGTAGATATTGCTGCAAAGAAAGAGTTACATAAAGATGAATTCAAATATAATACAGGGAAGTTAAATGAGTTCGGAGAAGAAATTGTTCTTTACGAACCAACTGTAGTATTATTGGATTCTATAGCATCTATTACAAACGGTTTAGATATCAATGTGAAAAAAGATATGGAGAAAATGAAAGACATTGGTACTCAGACTGATAGGATGCGTTTAACAGGTGAGATTGGAAGATTCTTTAATGAAATCTTACCTTATCTTAGAACGTATAATATTATTTTGATTGCAATCAACCAGATTAAAACAAATCCAAATATGGGAATTATAAAATCACCAGCAGAGATTTTATATTTAGCTCAGGACGAAGCATTACCAGGTGGTAAAACTCCTCAGTTCTTAGCTCATATTTTAATCAAGTTTGTTGCCGTTGGATCAGAGAAATATACCAAAGAAGATGAAGGGTTTGATGGATTTGGTGTTAAATTAAACATCATTAAATCAAGGACAAATCAGGCTGGTCAATCAGTACCATTAATATATGATAAAGTTCGAGGAATGGATTCATTACGTTCATCGGTTCGATATGCAAAAGATATTGGAATTTTAGGTGGAAATAAAAATGGATATTATTTGAATGGAGATAAAGACCATAAATTCACATTAAAGAATATGCATGAAGATTTTAAAGAGAATCGTGAGTTGTATAAAATTCTTTATGGGAATATTATTCCCGTATTAGAAACCAGATTATCTACAATTACTCCAGAAGAAATGGAAGTAGTAGAAGAAGAGTTTGATTATTAAGTAATGATTGTATTTTTACTTGTATATTATTTACCTGTAACTGAATAATATTTACACAATATAAGGAGGATAATATTATGTGTAAAAGTACAAATGAAGTTAATGAAAGACAGAGTAACATGCTAACAACGGCTATGCCAGGGATGATTTTCTGGCTTGAAAATCCTAGTTTCTTTAATAAACCAGGAAGACATTTGTTTCTCATTATCAGTGAGGAAAATACTGCAGGAGAGTATACTTGTATGCAGATTAATACTGCAAAAAAGGACTACTCTCTTCCTGTTTGTTTAAAACGTGGAGAAATTACATATATTTCATGTAATAAATTATACACGTTTAAAAACAGAGATATTGGTAATGGTAAATATTACGGTATGATCCGTAATGATGACTTTTTACCAAGAGAGCAGATTTTAGAATTATGTATGGAAACATACTTATTCTATAACGGCATTAGAGTTTCTAATGAGCATTTTGGTAAAGATGTAGTAAATTTTTATGTAGAATCATTTAATTCTACATATAGATCTGCTACAACTAAAGAGGAAAGAGAGAAGGTTGAACCTCGCAGAGAGTATGAGGATCCATCGAAACCTCTTACCTCTAAGATCCCTGGTCTTGATAAGATACGGGAAACATTACCAGAAGATAAACCTGAAAAGGCAGTTGATCTAAATATTAGATCAACAAAGTCTTCATCGACTAAAGTCGATGAAAAAAAGTTTCCTGATTGGAAACGAATGAGACAATTAATGGATGTGACTTGGAGAGAGCTCGGTTCTGAAGAACAGAACGAACTTACAAGATATTTCAGAGCATTCCAGAATAGAATTCTTGCGATTAACACTGGGATGTCAACCCAGAAATTCGCAAACAAGCGATATACTATAAAGAAAGCAGGTGTTGATGTAGAATGCGTTAATTGCGTACATTAGAAATCACTAACTAGCTTTGGGGAGATTGATAAAGTTTCAATCTCCCTTTCTTGATAATTTTTTTTATAACCATATATTATTTTTTTGTCTTATGAAGACAAATTAATGTAAAGGAGGTACTTAACTATGCCAGAAATAGTTAAATATTCATTAACGGACGCTTTGACTACCAGTGATAAAACCTTAACTGGATCTACATCTCTTATTGGTAGAACTGGTCTTGGTATTCCGTCATATGTAAATACAAATCGTGCGATAATGAACACCAGTCATTCTAATCAATCGGTTGTACCAATACATCCAGATTTTCCACGTATTTTTACAAACATGGAAAATACAGTAGGAAAACATTCAGATGGATATTACGAATCCGATAGCGATCTTGACGTATTTAAAAAGATTGCAAAATTTGAAACAAAAAACCATAAAGCAGACCTTTATTATTTATTCGTCTATAATAAAAAGAAAAAAATGTTTGAAGTAATTACTCGACGTGGTAATAAGAATCTTACAGAATCTTTTGGTTATGGTATCAATAACGATGTTATAGATAAATATAAAGAAGGAGACACAATTAAAAAAGGAACTGTTTTATATCATTCAACTTCTTATGATGATGATATGAATTATGGGTATGGTAAAAATGCAGTTGTCATTTATTCTACAGACTCAAGAACATCGGAAGATTCTACTATCGTAAGAGAAGGTTTTGCAAATAAATTTGATTCTTATCAAATGGATGTAATTGAAGCTGTTATTAATAATAACGATTGTTTGTTAAATCTTTTTGGTAAAAAAGGAGAAATAACTGAAGATAATATAGAAGAATACTATAAACCAATTCCAGAAATTGGTTCTATTGTATCCGGTGTTATTCTTGCAACCAGACAGCGTTACAAACGACAACAGTTTTATGATTTAAAGAGAGATTCTTTAAATGAAATTCACGATGAAGATACTACATATTTAGTTGATAGTAATACAGAAGTTGTAGATATTGAAATATACAATAATAATGATGAACGTAAAGTAAACTCATTCAATCGAGAGTTATATCGTTTGTATGATTTACAATGTGATTTTTATTATAAAATCATGGAAACAATTGAAATCATTTTTGCAAGTGGAGAAAAGTACAGTAGAGATATCGATTATTTATATAAGCGGGCTATGGAAATGACGGATACTGAAAAGAAATGGAAATTAGGAGATAACCCATTTTCCAATATGGCTATTCGTATTCATATTCGTAGAGTTTCACCATTAAAAGTTGGAAATAAAATCACAGGACGATATGGTAACAAATCTGTTATTTCAAAGATAGTTCCAGATGATGAAATGCCATTTACTGAAGATGGTAGGAAAGTAGATGTTGTTTTAAATCTTCTTGCTATTATCAATCGTACTACATCATTTCCATTGTATGAATTAGAGTTCAATGCATACAGTAAACAAATTGTGGATAGAATGAGAAAAATGCGAACGACTACAGAGAAAGCAAAATTATTCTTTCGTTATCTTGATTTGTTTAATCATAAGCAATATCTTTCTTTTTATAATGAATATAAATTAGAAGATAAAAAAGGGAAAGAAGATTTTATTCAGGATGTTATCGACGAAGGTATCTATTTACATCAACCACCTATAGAGAATACTGCAGATGGTGATAGACCTATTTTTGATCGTTTACGTGCGATTAAGAAAGAGTTTCCGTGGCTTTCAGATCAATTTGTTTATACAAAAACAAAATGGGGTCATATTGTACGTACGTTGTCTAAATATATAGTAGGAGAAATGTACATAATGAAATTAAAACAGTCTGACAAAGGAGGCTTCTCAGCTCGTTCTACTGGTGCAGTAGATATGAAGGGACTTCCAACAAGAAGTCATAAATCTAAATCACATTTAGAGCCTGTTAGTGAAACACCTATTCGTATGGGAGAATATGAAACAATGAATTTCTTAATTGGTTTAGAACCAGAAGATGTTGCATCTCTCCATGCACTATATCGTACATCAGTTAAAGGTAGAAGAGATATCGTAAAACTTATGTTCCGTGACCCTGATGAAGAAGGATATATTGATGCAATTGATAATAGTTATACATCTCGTGTAGCTGAAGTATTGAATGTAATTCTGAAGAGTTTATCTATTGGAATCGATTTTGTTGATACAGACAATATGATTACACCGATGAAATTATATGAATATACTATGCATACATATAAGGGTAAGAAAATCATTTGTGATGATTATCAATTCCAAATTCTTGAGTCAGTCGATATGATTAAAGAAATGATTCTTTATGAGCGTGGAATCTGTTCAATGAATACATTATATGGATTAATTGATAGAGAATTAAAACGTCGTAAAATTTATTATGACACATTATCAGATGACTATAAAAAAATATTAGGACCATTAATGGATTTAATATTTTAAAAAAAAAGACGGAAAAAAAAGAGATGCATTTTTGCATCTCTTTTTTTCCTGTCAACTTTGTACATTTTATACTTAAAGGAGAGAGATTTAATGAAAGAAGCCTTCTTCATCTCAGGTTACTTGTAATAGGAACCTTTACCTTATTGTTTATATTATAAATTTTCTAATACAGGTTTTAAACCTTTTCCTTGTAAGTATTTTTTAATTGTAATCGCTTCACTTTTAGTAGCGATTTCTCTTGTATAAATGGTACGTGAATCCCCATCAACAACAAAATCAATAGAATTGATTTTTTTGATTTTATCTTTAATAGTAACCCATCTTAATAGGGAAGCTCTTTTTACGACACAAAGTCTATATTTACCAGTCTGGTTTTTATTCGCTGCATCATATTTTTCTTTTACATGCACTTCTGGCTGTGGCTTTGGTGCAGCTTCTGGTTCAACGATAGTTTCCTGTACCGTATCTATAGGGGATCCTTCATCACAAGATTCTTCATATGATTCGTTATGAGTATATTCATAACTATCATTATTTTCAATTACATTTTCAGAGTCAGAAGCTTCTAATACATCTGCTTCATTTACCTCTTCCGTTCTTTCTGTTAAGTCATTAGGTTCTCCCATGATTTCTCCACCATTTAAAACATCATTTCTTTTTTTTCCTCTTTTACCCATTATTAATTCCTCCTATATATTTTTATTTATTTGTCCTATATTTTATAGGATATCAAAGATATTTTATCTCTTGGAACACCTACATCTTTACCAATATTATTATAATATAAATTCACTTCTTTAAATAAGTGCTTATAATTATCAAAGAGCTTTTTATAATATGGAAGTGTTGTAGAATAATAATCTTTCAATTGTCGTTCTTTGTGCTTACCAAAATGCTCATCATTATCAGCAAAGATATTTATTATGATGTTTCCACCGATAATTCCTTTATCAATAAGGAATAAAATTATTTTATTATAATATTTACCAGTTACAGCTATATTCATAGTATTATCTTTATCATAACCTAAATTGTAATTTACAGATAATATATCCATGACACCTTCGGATATATTGATTGTGATATCTTCCGAAGTAAATAAATCTATTTGCCCAGACATAACATAGAATAAGCGGTTATCTCTACTTTCTGGACAAATCGGATATTTAATCCAAGAAAACTTTTCTCGATTTGTAATGTCTCGTAATAATATATGAGAATTACCGTAAGATAAAAATCCCACATAATGATCTTCAAAACGATCGAGAAGATTTCTAGCAAATGGTACGGATGATATTTTATTTAAATGAAGAAAATCATAAATAGAAGTTATTACTTTCATCTTTTTATAATCTTTTTCATCAAATTTTAATCCCAACCGATTTTCTATATATTGAGTTTTCGGACCATAGGAAATTTGCGGTAATTTGAAATCAAAATGAACAGATTTAATTTCATTATTAATATTACGAGTATCTAATTTATCACTTGTTTTATTAAGTGTAGACATCGAAGATTTCAGATACGCATTATCAATTTCTAATAACTCCAAAGTATCTTCTCGTAATATACCACTTTCTTCACAACGAAAGCAATGATATACTACCGGATAATTATCATTAGGGTCAATCTTTATGTAAAGATGACCCGTATTCATATTCTTAATGGAATCTCCACAGAATGGACAACGTGTTCGATATTGAACATCATTTACTTTCTGTATCCACACATCTCTCTCGTAGAGGGCTTTGATCAGATTCAGTTTGGTTTCGCGGTTTGAGCTTGACATGTTTTTTCACCTTTTTTCCTGTAATAAGCTTTGGTTCTTCTCCTTCTTTCATTAACCACACAGAACAGTTACCACAATTCATACAAGTCCAATCATGTTTATTTCTATCTTCATATGGATTGCAAGTTTCTTTCCACACATTGAATCTTCCAAATCTATTCATTGGCTGTTGACATAATGGACAATAAGATATAAAACCATCACGTTTTTGATAATAGACATTTAAATCGAGTCTTGCCATAGTAGCTTTTCCTTTTAAGTGCCGTAACTCTCGTCTACGTTTATCTATAATTTTTGTACTATAGAATGGACTATTGTAAAACACACTACTTCTATAAATACTATCTATAGCCTCGCTAACAAATGGACCTTCATTTTTTGTGGTTACGTATCCACATATCATACATTTTATATGGCGTCTTTCTTCATTATCTTCGAGTAGAAGAGTACCGTAATCATTCAATAATGCTCTACAATTAGAACAATGGCAAATTGTTTCTCCATGTTTAACATAGAAATTTTCTACCATTGCTGTATATCGTTCAACTTTTTCAATTAATCGAATTTCTTTTTTAATTTCCTTTTTCTTTTTCATTTCTTCAAACAATTTCATAATGTTGGTGACTCCTTTACAATAAAATTAGTTAAAGATTGATATGTACTATTATGTACATATCAATCTTTAATTCTAAATAGTGTTTAAGAAGAATAAGAGTTCATCTGATATTCTATCTTCAGTGTACTCGATTACAGTTCCTGTTAATGCAGGATTCTCATATGTACAATATGTAAATTTCGTATTGATAAATTGTGATAATAAATTCTTAATACAATCCGGATCGATTTCGTTAAGAGTACGATACTTATCTTCTTTAATTGTCTTATAAAGATAAGATTCTTCAATCTTAGCTAAATATTTCTGATTACGAATTGTTCTTGTATTTACTTCACTTTCAATATTTCCAGTTAAAATATAAGGTAAAGCTACTGGATATACTTCACCAGTTTCATCAGTACGATAACCACTATCTGTCAACAGACGTTTCTTCATTAATAATGCTAAGATAATATAATCTCGTCTAGTAATTGTATTTAAATCTTTAAATGATTTAAATTCATTTGCATAAACAGAAATTAATAATTGTATCTGTAAATCTGATGGAATCATATTATTTCTATAATATGCAATTTCTTCTTCACTTATTGGTACATCAATTCGTTTACGAATATCAGCAATCGTGGTCTCTAAATTGATATCAGTTAAGATATGATCACCTTCATTTAATTTACTCATATTCATCATCATCTTATCAGAAGCAGATAATCCTTCTGCATTCTTTGTATTAGTAACTTCAGTAATATTCTTCTGATACTGCTCTTTTAAGAAGTATGAAATCTGATATTTGATAATGGTTTTATTTAATCCAACAATATTTTCATTATACTTTTTTAATTTCGGGTTCCAATGTTCATTAAATTTATATTTCACAATATTTTCGGAAATCAATACCTTCTTTAAGAAGTTCTTAATAACACTATAAACATCTACACCAAAGATTTCTCTTTGTTCGAAAATCATAGAGTTATTACTATTTGATTCTAAAACTTTTGCTTTAACATAAACATACAACTTATTGTACATATTGATAGGTGTGAGAGCATAATAAGATTTATCTACTGGATCTATGTATTTGGTTTCATATCCACTACTCCAAGCGATCAGTTCATCTCTATCAATTCTTTCTTGTACAATTCTTGGACGAATACCATATGATATAACCTCACCATTCTGGTCGTATAACGAATAATCATTATCATATCCAAATATTTCAAATAATTTATGATAAAAATTAAATATGATTTCAGAATCTTTTTTAATTTGAATATTGGATAATGCTAAATAATGGAATATTGCTGGTGACATAATTTTCATTGCAAAACTAATTCTTAGAAGAATTTTAATATGCATATTTGTAAATTCCAAAGACTCTAAATGTGTCTTCTTATTTTTCAAATATTTTGCTTTATCCTCAGTCGTTTTTTCAATGTCATCAAGATAATTTTCTTCTACCATTGTTATAATCTTATCCACCATCGTTGGTGTAAAGATTGTTTCATAAAGAAAATCACGCCAAGCATCTAATGAATATCTTTTATATCCATCATTTCTGTCTGTTTCAAACTTAATCTTCAAATACGCACAAGCTAATTCTTGTTGCTCTGCATCATAATTATTCATAAAAAAGTTTGTATAACGAGTAATAATATCCAATTGATTCTCATATGAACCTTTTTTAATCATAAATCTTCTGTATTTTCTTAAATCTTTTTGTCCAAAGATTCTATCGAAATTACATACGAATAAATGACCATCTTGCTCTACCTTAATTTCTTCTGGTTTCTTTGCTTTCCATGTATTAATTTTAGACGTGCGTGCTGGTCTATCATTAATAAATTTTGGTCTGTCATCTTTTTCCTCACGATCTTGTATGAGGAATCCCTTAACGAAAATCTTATCATCTTCGGTTCGGGTAAATGTTAGTTCCTTATCTACAGCTCCCATGTTTATCAACTCCTTCTTCCTTTAGTAATGGATTAAATATAAATTGAAACCAAAAAAATAATATATTACCAAAACTATAATTTGCGTTTTCTTCCTATTTTCTTTTTTGGTTTTATTTTTCCTTTAGCAACCTTTTTTACTATACCAGTGACAGATTTTGATAATCCCGATGTGCTAATTTTTCCTTTTTTAGCAGAAATTCTATGTTTATCTGCTATTGTTCGTAAATCGTGAGAACGCTTATCACTAGCTTTTTTATCCAGTTCTTTACGTAATGCTTCATCCGATTTGATTAATTCTCTATCCAGTTTTGCTGAACGGAAATCAGAAATATTTGCAAAGAATTTATCTGGTTTTACTTTCTTTTGTAATAATAAACCTCGTTTATTTAAGATACGAAATTTATGTTCCGAGATAAATTTACAAGCAAAGTATATTGATTTATCATAAGAGACTTCATTATCCGGATTTGTTTTTTCTGGCATTACATCTTTATAGTCCGGGTCCAGCTTATCATACAATGCTTCAATTAAGAAACCATGTTTCTTATAAAGAGCTGCATAATAATAAATGAACCCCGGGCTATTTGAAAAAAACTGGATATAGTAAGGTGTTAATGATGCTTCTTTCTTTACTAATAAATCATCAGTAAAGAAACGAATAACAACATCATATTCATATTTTCCATTTCGTAAAGTAGAAGAAGGTACTTTAATATGTAAATAATAAGAATCTTCTATTTCAGTATAAGCTGCAATATATATTTTATTTTCTTTACGATATTCTTCATACTTTTTATTGTACTTTTCATTTTTACTTAATGATGAATCCTTATTAAAAGGCATTCTCATAAAGTTATCAAATGTCTGAAATTTATTAGCCATTACTATATCCTCTTATATTATTAGAAGTTACCTCGTTGCGTAATAACCATCTGGTTACCAACAATTAATAATCCAATTAAATCAATCGTTGCTTTCAAAATTTCTTCATCCGTCTGAGAACTGTTTACAATCTTATCACTGAACTCTCTACGACTTACATCAAATACCTGATTTGTCTTTAATGAATATTCAATGATTAAATTGAAGAAGGTGATTGTTTCATATCCATTTCTTTGATATTCATTGATAATTTCATCAATTACATCCTTATCAAATTTTTCTGTAGGTAATTCTGCATATACGGACTGATGGTCACAAGGAATATCAAAGTTCTCAAATGCATTATTTAACACAGTACCATATACATCACGGAATCCCTGAATCAGAATTGCAAATAATGTCTTAATAAGGGATAACTGTTCAATATTATCTCCAGCTTTTACAAGATAATCTGCCCTTACCTTTTTAATAGCCTGTATCAGTGTTACATTACATCCAAGAACAACACCATTATTATATGCAGAAGCTGCAGCTTTAATTGCATCGTCTACCGAATCTTTAATCATTTTCTGAGATAATTCACTATCTGCACCAACTTCGATAATACCCATCTTTAAACGTAATGCATATACTCTCTGCTGTGCAAGACTTACTTCAAGATTGAATGTACCAAGCTTCTGATATTTCTTTTCTTTTTCTTCCAAATCTTCTTCTGCATCTTTTAAGACGACATTATAACGATCTTCGTCATAGAAGAATGTATGAATAGTGGAATCTTTTAATCCCAAATCTCCATCACGGAAATATCCTAAGCGGATTGCATTCTCACTTAATGTAGGGCTACTTAAACCATTCTCTTTGAGTTGTTCATTGATTTTATCGGAAGTTGAACCCAGTGCAATACAACCATTATTTGCATCATAAAAACCAATTTTTAAATTTGGAATATCAAAACGATTATCAATATTGATAAGTTCTGTAATCTGTTTTCCTGCTTTTAATTCTGCAAGTAATGCACGCTGCAGAGGACCGTCAATAACAATTGTGTTTGTTAAAGTGGCAAAGTCTTCAATTAACTTTCTTGCATGAACAGAAGTAGAACGATAGTTCATTAATACCATATTGATATCTTTTGTTTTCTGATATTCATTAGTTAAGTCTCTTTTAATTGTCTGCATTAAAGCAATTTCATCATATAAAGGGGCTGCTACAACAAGATGTCTTCCATTTCTGTGCGATATTGCATTTAATGGTTTTAAGATGCTGTCATATACTTCTTTTGTAATTTTTGTAGAAAAGATGATGATGTCAGCCTCTGGTAAATGCATAATATTACCATCAGAATTGATATAGAGTTTATCCAGTAAAGATAATCCATATTTATATCCTGTGATTAATCTTTTCTTTGTAATACCATCTGCTGCAAGCTCACAGCTAATTGCTGGACAACCAAGTTCTTTATATAACTCGGAAATATATTCCGTCATTTCTACATCTCCATTGCTGGATACATAGACGATATCATAAATATTCTTATATAATTCATCCGGGTCTGTTGACCGAATATCTTTTACACGATTCTTAATCTCTGTAATAACATCTTCTTTGATATTATTATAAGAAGAGATAATATCTCTTGGCATAATAAAATCTCTGGATAAAGAATCACGTACTTCCATGTAGTTCTGATAGATACTATTTGTAGCAATAACTGCTGATGTAGTACCATCACCTACTGAATAATTTAATCTTCCACAAATATCAGCAGCCATATCCGCAATTGCCTGATCTAACAGATTGTCCACTGTATTTAAGGAAAGATTCTTCATAATTGTATATCCATCCTTAGTTACATGAGAGTAAGGATAATTATAAATTAATGTCGGAGCTCCATATGGTCCGAAAGATTTTGATAATGTCTCCCATAATAAGTGAAAGACCTTCTGCACCCTTACTTCAAATTCCTCCTTTGAAATTACATTAATCATAGGGTCTTTTTCTAAAAAACTTTTCTTTTCCATTTTATTTTCTTCCTCCTTTAAAATTCGTTAAAATCATGTTTTTTTACTTATAAAAACCTATTCTTCAATGATATTAAAGTTATTAAAGAAATCTAATTTAAATATATGCTCTTTCATCAATCCTTCAATATCAATTTTGATTTTATTTTTATCATCTTCCATATAATTATATCGGTACCCGTCTACTACTAGAACAGAAGAATATTTCAATTTATTCATTTTTGCTAAAATATTAATTTTATTAATATCTGAGAAAACAAAAGTAGAATTGTTTGGTACATTTTTAATAGCTTCTGTAAAATCACCACTAACAAAAGAAACAGATGGGTAGTTTCTTTTTACAGCATCTACAATAAAATCATTAGTATATTCAGAATAAATTACAAATTTATGAATAATATTTTTATGTAGAATTGCATTCTGTAATGTAACGACAAAATTTAAATTAAAAAAATCACTATAGAATGAAGGTGTTATATCCATCAATTCATTCAATATATAGTCCATACTTGATCCATTAAAAAAATCTGGATTCTTTAACGGTATATTCTTTAAGATATTTCTATGCTTACGAAAAAGATACCATTCTACCAATTCTTCTGTACTGTATGTTTTAAGAACTTCCATATCAAATACTTCATTCATAGTCTCATCATTACGTATCTGTAATAATAAAAAAAACCATGGAATTGATAACACATCATTATATTCAACAAAAAGACATTCTGAATTATAAAAAATATCTTTTTGTCCTGCATACACATTTTTCATAATATATCTCCTTTAAAAAAAATAAGCAATCAAGAAAACTCGATTGCTTATTTGTGATAGTTTTAATTAGCTAAATGGTAAAAAGTCCATGTTACTACTTACATTTTGTGGTTCGATGTTCTGCTGATAATTGTTATTCTGATATCCACCACTATTATTATTTCTGTTATTATAAAGATTACGCATTGCCTCATAATATTTTTTACTATGATAAGCAAATGGTGTTAAGTCTTTCGTCTGTTCTACCTTATTCATAAAATTCATTAAGTCAGATTCAACGTATTCTTCCGTTCCATTTCCTGTTACGTAATCATAATCTAAAACATAAGCTCGTTTTGAGAATTTATGTTTAAAAATATTTGATTCATCGGTTGTACCATCAGCATTTAAATTAACCGCAATTTCTAAATAAGAATCATTACCGTCATAATAAATGCTAATAATTTTTCTTCTTTCTTTTTCAGAAACTGATATGGAAACTTTTGGTGAAGCTTCCTTTTTTTCAATTGCTGGAAGTATATGTTTCTTATATCCTTCTAATAATACAATTGCATTATCTTGAGGAATACCAGTTAAGATAATTTGAGAATTATCCTGTGCATATTGAACTACACCTGCTGAATTTGTACCTACAGCTGGTTGTAAACGTAAACTCAATTGCTGGTTCCATGCTCCTACACGAAGCATTGCAGTATCAGAATATGATGTGTAAAAATTTGTATTTACACTAACATTCTGATTTTGATTGTTGTTAAATGGTCTGTTAAACATAACATAATCCTCCTTTAAGATAATAATTTTTTATGTAAAGTTTTAATCAACTTTCTCTTTTTTACGAATCGGATATCTTTTTAAGATTCGATTTCTGATTTTAGATTCTAATTGATTAAAGAAATCTAAATCTATCATTTTAACATATTTTTCTACGAAGTTACCAACTAATGTAAAATCATCGAATTTAGATTTTACAAATTCATACTCTAAGCTATAACCATTAGGAATACATAAATCTAAAAATTCATCTACTCCAAAATCGGTTTCCAAAAGAATAATACGAATAACATCTTTTAAATTCGCAAGAATTAATACATCATTATCGTCATCAATTTCTGCTTTAAATGTCATGGTGGTAACATCTTTTTTCTTTGGTAATAAATCACATAAGTCTTCTTTATTTCTATCTATATAATTTATAACTACATTAACAAAGTTCTTTTTTATCATCTTTATAAAAAAACGATAAACTAACTGAAGAAGTTCATGCTGATCTTCAGTTGGTAATTGATCGATATCATTAATACTGATATCTAAGTATTTATCAAATACAGAACACATGAAGGAAATAAAACCATCATCTAATTTCTGTAAAGTTTCTAATTCATCTTCATCCATGTTATCTTTACTAATAACATATTTGGTGATGTATGATTGTAAATAATCTCTTTTTCTATATTCTAAAGGATTTTCAAATTGCGTAGTAATTGATTCCTTTAGAACATCTACCGGTACATCAGATAAAAACATTTCATCATTGATATCTGATGGCTCGTAATTATATTCTGAATAAGCCATAATATTAATCTCCTTTCGTTTTTACAGTTGTTATTATCTAAACCTAGGCTTTTTAATCGATTTAATTACAAGTTTTGAAGTATCTAAAAGTTTATCATCTATACTTCTACAATTACAAGATGTATCATCTTTTGGTGGTTTTTTACCTCCACCACATGTTCCATATAATGGACATTGAGTATGTGGACAATATGATTCTTGTATACATTTACTTTTACCAGAACAAAGTTTTTTATTAATATAAGCCTCCACAATATCAATTCCTAATGAGGGATTTAAATGGGTTACTGTGTTACCACAATTGCAACACCGTAATGTCATACCGACAACCACACCATCAAAACTTCTTTCAATATCTGTAAAAAGTTTATTTTTACAACCGCAATAATGGCATTTTTCACGTATTATTTCTGTTCTTGCATATTCTCTCATAATACATATCTCCTTTCTTTAATATTAAAGAAATGTCAATACGCGGTATAAGATTATGATAAGACTCGCCATCTCATGAGTCTTATCATAATCAAGAAGTTAGTCTATATGCACCTGACAATTCTAAACAAAGTACACTGCATATAGACTATTATAGTAGTTTCCAACCATAGCCGTCTTTCTACGAGTTAGTGCTGTACTTTGTCGTCCTAATGAGAAATGCTTTGGTTTTGCCGCTTATAACTGCGATTTTGAATGTCCACGGCTATTTCCCTCTTGCCGTTAAGTATGGTCATGGCATAAACCCTTCCTCTTTCTTTTAGGTTTCGCTCGCATACTTTTTTCAGTTATCTTTCTCCGGCCTGAAAACCCTCAGCCCAATTTCTCATTACTTTATTGTTAGGGTTTTAATAATTTATTATTTTTTTATAATAAATTGATGTACTTCTGTTTTACCACATTTTGAACATACGAAGGTACGATACATTGTATCATCACCAGTAGATAAAGTGGCAACGTCTTCATGTTCTAATTTAAAATCGTGATTACAAAATTTCTTTTTTAATCTAGTTAATAAAGATTCTTTTTTCATAGTATTACTTTCCTTTCATTTAGAATTTTATAATATTAGATAAAGATGCTGTTTTACGATTTACTCCATTTTTAGTTTTACCAACCTCTGGAAATTTTGCATGAAAACATTCCAATACTGGTTTAAACGGAGCAATGATATTATTAATCATCGTATCATAATCAACATACTTTAACGCCCAATCAGGTATTTTTCCATAACTTGGAATAGCCAAGACTTGTAAACCTTTTTTCTTATAAATATAATATCCTTCTTTTTCTTCTTCTGTAATTCTAGGATATTTTTCTGGATGATCATCTACATCATCTGCAAATTCATTCCATGCTTTTGGTCCAAGTTTTTTATATTTTGTACGATATTTTTCTGGAATATCTTCAAACCATTTTTTCTTTCGCACATTTACTGGATTAATACCAGGATTCCATTTTTTTGTAACAAAGATATTAGTGGTATCATGGAATATTTTATCCATGATAATATCATAAATTTCTGGTTCTTCATCCTTTAAATCTATCATATCTTCTTCAGTAAAGATATTCATTTTTACCAAACTAACTTTAGAAGGAAATTCAATCAAATTATCCGGATTTAAATAATTCCAAGCAATTGCTCCACGCATACTTTGTATACGACCTACATCAGCATATGCGGCAAATTCTTTTGCATTACCGTTTGGAAGAAATTTTCGTTCTCCATTTCGTATAGAGTATTCAACTTCTTTTCTAAATTTTCTAAGTTCCTGAATAATATTAGAAACTTTGATATGGTCTGTAAATAAGATGTTTTCTTTAATAATTTTCATAAAGACTTCTTCTGCATATTCACTGGTTGTTGCCTTTTTAAAGTCAAAGCCTTTAATGTCAGCTTTTGTTGGCGTCAACTTATTTCCTTCTCGTAATACTTGATTAGATAAATATCTTTTTTTCTTTTCACCAATAACAATTAAATCCATAAAGAATTCATTTTTCATATTGAAACGTGGACGATATTCTTCTGGAATATTTGATTTTTCTCCATAAAATAATAACTCAGTTTCAATAACATTTGTAATAGTATATGTCAGAGTATTTACAAGAATGAAAGTATTATATACCATATCTCGACCATAAGTATTATCTCCAACTACTGTATCAATTAAGAAATTCATAATTGTATCTAAAGATAAGAAATTACTATCAGTATCAATTGTTGTAACAACAGACCGTTTGAAATTACGAAGTCTGTAAATTCTATCAAAGGATAAATATTTTGTATAGCAATATTTCATTAAGTAATCGCTTAACGTTTTTAATTTATATTTAATAGACTTCGGTGGTTTATTTGGGTCAATAAAGTATTCTCTATTTACAAATTGATTCCATGCTTTCGCAGAATCAATATCTTTCGAAGCTTCATAAAGATATACTTTATCTTTCCACTGTTCGTCTTTTTCATCCACATAAGGATAATTTTCAACGGTGTTTAATATATCAATGAATAAATCTTGAATATATTCATGATTATTAATAAATTCAATAATATTATTTTTGTAATAAAGAATTGTCAAATCATCTACAGTCAATTCTTTCATATATTCATTTAAAATTTCCTCATCATTTTCGTTACGATTAATAACAGAATGTAATAAATGTTTCACTACAATATCTTGTTTATCAATCGGTTTAATAAATTCATCTAAATATTGATTTTCTTTTATCACAACTCGTATCCATTCTAATAATTCTGTTAAATCAATAAATAAATAATTATCAGCTAAAAAGCCTTCAAAGGTTTGCTGTGCTGTTGAGATAACAGATTGAGCTGTTAATGTAGTAGCTGGTCCAGACCACTTGGAATAAAATGCAGATGACTTAGCACCACTACCACCATAATATGAATTCATATTTATTTTTTCGTTCAACTGTTTTCTATCGAATTCTGCAACTAAATCACTATCACTTCCATATTTATCACTAGCTTTAAACATTTTAGCTTTGTAGTTGTTACGATTTTCAGCAAACATATCTAACATTCGAGCAATAGGGTTAATTGCTTCATGTTGATTTTTATAAAATGTACCATTTCCTGCTATCAATGGTTTTCTATCTAATGTCCAATCTAATACACTTAATAATGTGGACTCTTTACTTTCTCCTGTATAGTTATTATCCAGCACTACTTCTGGATTTTTAAAATTTTTTTCAATCATTTTTGTAATGATTTTCTCTATACGATCTTTATCCCAATTGGGATGAGATTGCTTCATAATATCGGTCATTCGGGACCGATACTTTTTTAAATAATTACTTTTTTCAATATCCATTTTATTACCCTTCCTTTTCAATTTTAATTTATTGTGAAGATAAAAATATTTCTTTATTATAAGGAAAGCAAAAAACAAGTTAATAATAAAATTAATATCTTTAAGAAAGGAATGGTGAACAAACATGAGTTTTTCAGATATCTTAAAAGAAGATTTACCATCTAAGAAAAATGCAGATTTCATGGAAAGTTCCTATGATGATTTTGACGACGATGATAAATTCTTCGAAGAATTTATGTCTGACTTCATGGAAAATGATGATGATGACAATAATGACAATGATGAATTGCCAGCAGATAGAGAACCTGATGATAGTAACAAAGTAAAAAGTGAAAGTGAAGACTTTGAATGTGGTGGTTATGGTTCTTCTTTCTTTAATGAAGATGACGATGACGACGATGAAGACTTTGATATCGATGGATTCCCAGGTGTTGATGATGATTTAGACGATGACGACGACGATGAAGACTTTGGTGATTTTGATGACGATGATATCGATGACATGCCTACAGGAGATTTAGCTGGAGTTGCGGCTGGTATCGATGATGATACAATCAATCGTATTGTTGGACCAGAAAATCCACAAGAGTTATCTCCAGAAGAAGAAATGCAGGCAGATGATATGATGAGTGTAGCTGCTACACCAATCGTATTAAATAGTGAATTAGGTGTTGATGAAAAGAAAAAATTCATTGAATCTGAAACAGAAGTACAGATTGCTATGAATGAAGGTTTCTTAATGGAATCTGATATTCATGATATTGCAGAATCTGCTGATTTAGTACAGGAAAATAGTTATAACAATAAAATGGTAGTTCGTCTTGACAAGAATGCTAAAATGAAACAGTTATATGCTATTGGTATTAATGTATCTGCAGCAGCTCATCATGATCCGGATTATTATAAGTTAAAGAAAGTAAATCGTATTCGTAGAACTTTAAAAGCTAAGCTTAGAAAGAAATATCATAACGAGGCGATTAAGAGAATGAAGATTTACTTTAAGAGATTAACTCATAGTAGATCTAAAACTTTAGCGAAAGCTGGAAAAAAATATAAAAATAAATAATAAAAAGAGAAGATGATATTGTTTCATCTTCTCTTTTTTTTTCTTTGTAAAATAAATTTTATTGATTATACAATATTTATATGTAAGAATCGATAATTAAAAGATTCTATATTTTATACATAAGATAAATATACTAAAGATAACCTGATTTTATATATCAATATTTTTAAATATATTTTCTTTCGTATATTATATAGAATCTTTTTTAACGGGGAAATATTTAAAAATGGTGGGGGCGTATTGCCCCAGTATAGTAGCATTTTTTTAATTATGTACTATATCTGTGTAAAAGAAATAAAAGCATAAAGTAAAGGAGGATGATATTATGCTTAATATTTTTATAATTTACGCAGTGGCAGCAATATATGGAATATGTATTTATATGAATAAAAGAAAGGAGAAATAGTATGTTCCGGGATGAGAAATGCAATTGTTTTGACGTATTCTATACAGAAGATGAACTGAAAGAAAGAGAGGAAAATCGAATGAAAAAAGTAACATCTATTGAAGAGGCTAAAAAAATCACAGGAGGAAAAAGAAATGGTGAAAAGAGAAAATGAGACTATTAAAATGACTTTGCAGAAAGGAGACATCTATCATGGAACTGGTTCTGATGGAACAGTTTATTTTGTTCCTAAGTGTCTGATTGATGCTTTAAACGAAGAGGTGGTAGCATACGTCGTAAAAGGGGGTGATACGATCTGCGAGATTTTTAATCCAAACATCGACGAAGGTCTTGCTCACATGCTGGATTTTCCAGCTGACTTTTATCAGAAATTATCCGATGATGTTTTATCATCACCAGTGTATGATGACTCATCATACGATATGAACGATAGATGGAAGGGGGTGCGACGACCAAAAACGTTTTATGATTCCGATGTACTCGAATCTATAGAGTACATGAATCAGTCTATGGCATACAAAGTAAATATAAAGCCTACTGGCTTTTATTTACATTATGATCAACCTTCTCCATATCTTGAAAAGCCTTTCGAGGCTGTTGAGTATATTGGCGAAGACAATGGGTACTATTACCTGTCTGTTGCTCAGGCAACAGGAAAGGAGGAATTATAATATGGAAGGACGTAAAGTAAGTAAAGATGCCTCAAAACTAATTTATCACGGTGCTGTAGCAACAGCATTTACAAAGATCGGATGCGACTCAATTAAGTTTGGGTTAGATAAAGCATTCGACCCTGAAACTGGTGTGGGCGATACAGCTTTAGGTTTTGCAATCGCTACATGCGGTGCGGCAAACATTAAAGCTGGTTGTCGTCACGCAAAAAAAGCTGTTGATGCCGGTAGACAGCTCGTCGTAGACATCGCGTGTCTGGACCATCCAGATATATACGATGAAGACGAACCAATTGATGTAGATATTTAATATATCTACATCAATTGGTTCATTAAAGAAAAGAGAGACTCCACATCTCTCTTTTCTTTTTTTATTTAGGTTCCTTTATTGCTTCCTGTATTGTTACTCGAATAATATAAAAAATAATAGGAGTAAAGAAAAATACTTCTAAACTATTATTAAATGCTAATAATTCATCGTATAAATTCTCCCCCAAATCTTCTAATTTAATTGGTATTTTTTTTATAAATTTATCAATTAATTTTCCAAAGTCGGATTGAATTTCTTTTCCTTCTTTGATATCTTGTACAAATTCTTCAGAGAAAATATACATTCGTTCCTCTAAATTATATTCTGTGGTATTATCTACAATTTGTATACTATCATCTCTCCACCTGCAAAATGCAGATTCTCTATGTGAGCATCCACTATAATGTAAAAAAGAAAATGGTTTGATTAATTGAATATTCCTTCTTTCCATAAACCGATATACTGATTTCTCATATTTGATTTCAAACATATTATCTTGGGTTTGTTCTGTAAGATATACTGTTTGTAAATCATTTTTTCGGTTTAATAAGTTATGACGATTTATAAAAGAAATCTGATACGGATCATACAAAAATTGCCCGATTCCAAGGTCTCCAAGAATACAATTATATCGCTCATTATAGAAAATAGAAAGATATGTCTTTACCATATTATCATACATATTTTCTATATCTTTAATATTGGCATAAAACGTACTCTCTAAAATGCATTTATTTTCCGTACCAATATTTTCTAAGATACAATTATAATTCTCATCTACCTGATTTTCTAATTGACTTAATTTTTCTTCATCCAAATAATCAAGCATATAAGATACTTTATAAAAGTTATCCGGTAATACAGTATCATACGTGATTTCTGTAATACGGAATAAATAAGCATCTTTTAACATCGGAATGATAAAAAAATCGTTTTCTAATGGTTTGATTGTATTTGGAAGAATAGTGGCTTCACCATTAAAATCAGTATCCAATCCTTGGTCATTATCTTGTAATGATAGTACGATTTGTTCAATTCCATACATTGGAAAATCGGTTATTTTTTTAAATTTAATTGGTGATCGAAATCCTAAGATGGAAGCAACATCAATAAATCCAGAATCTGTAGTTGTATTATCTTGGTCTATATGATAATAAGTAACAAAGACAGGCGAAGAATCTATAAATCGTGACAATGGGGATTTTAATTTTTCTTCATATTGAAAGACGTTTTCATCGATCATCTTTTTCTCATCAATAATAAAAGCCATAATTTCCCTCCTTTCAGGGTATCATATATTAAAATTTTGTTTTTTATGCTTATGAAGATAAAAAAAAGATTTATGAATATTCATAAATCTTTTTTTTTGGACTAAAAACCAAAATGGTTAATCAACCATTCACAGCTTTGTCTACTGCTTCCATGGTCCCATTTGGTTTTACGTCCTTTTGATGGTTTCTTTCCATCATGAATTCTTTTGTTTAGTCTAGTTCGAAGACTAGAACAAAATGTGTGGAAAGAAACTTGTAAACGTGTATCATCGATTTTGATATCGAAATAAACCAAAATGGATTTACAACCATTTTGATCTGGTTGCCAATCATAATAGTAATTGACACCACATCGTGGTGTGTTATCGATTATTTTAAGTGCATTCATAATACACTTATCTTTATAATCGTAACAAATATGACTGTCGGAATCATAAAATTTTTTATTTGATTCCGCGTCTTTTAATATGCGTGTTAACTCAGAATGCCCCTTCGCATAATCTGATGCAGCCTGAGCTAATACAATTTGCTTACATGCTTTTTTAATGTTCTTTTTTATTTGACTATTATTCATTTTTTTCTCCTCCTATGAATAATAAAAAAATATGTACAGACGAGGTAGTACATATTTGTGTTTAGGTTAATAGTTATTTTTTTAATACTTTGATACTTATTCGATAAGTCTAATAATATTTATGTATTTCCACATCATATTATTTTATCCTCCTTTTCTCTAGTATCTTCTACGAAGCCGGAATCAAATTTTAATTTCCCTCGTCTATCATCAGTATCTATCCGGTTTTTTGAATCCTGACTAAAGATTCCTTGATCCTCTTCATGCCCTCCAATGGACCCTGGATCACTGATGATGAATCCCAGTTGAATCTGGGCACGGAGTCACGTTTTCGTGCTCCATATTGTACGTATGTCGGCTAGTCAACCTGACATACTTAAGTTATAATAAGCTATAACGCATTATTATCACTCCTTTCTTTTTACACGAAAATGGTATATAATCAATCAGCATCAATATACGATTTATCTCATTATTTATATATTATTTTTTCGTTGACTATACATTTAATACGAAAAGGAGGAAACAAAAATGACCTACTATTTTCTAAAGAAAAAAGATTTTAAGAAAATGGAAAAAATGAAGAAAGAATGTGATAAAGAGTATGATCCGGGATTGTGTAAAGACTTATACGATTCTTTCTCAAATTTTTATTACTACATTCATAATTATATTATCAAAGATGGTGTAGATTGTGATGAGTATAAGAAAATGATGAAACGTTTAGAATGGTTGATTCTTTGTTGTGAAAATGAATGTCTTGAAGATGTGATGGATGATAAAGGATACTATAAAGCTCTTGAAGTTTATAAGTCAAAAGGACCATCATATCCTTATTTTGAGGATTAACTATGGAACTAGAAACAATCAAGTTTATCTTGATTTATTACAAAAAAGATCAAAACAATCTTTATGCTTGGACTTTGGAAAAAGAAAAAATGAAATCATTTTTATCTCAACGGTGTAAAGATTGTTTTATTATTAAGAAAAAGAAGTTGGATTCTACATTATCAGCAGTTTTTATGAATAGAAATTATAATAAAAAACTGGTTGATATTCCATTGTATAATGGAGAAAAATATGTTACTATTATTGGTACTTATGATGAAGAAAATCAGATGCAAGATGCTGCTGATAATATTTTTAGTCAAATGACAGCAATAAAACAATTCTTACATATGTTTCCTTTGAAGAATAAATATATGGAAGTAATTGATAAATTGTGTACCATAAGTAAAAAAGATGAAGAAAGTGATACGGAATATATGCAAATAAATCTTTTTGATTTATTTTTATTTTTACACCGTGGAACTTTTACATTAGAAACTGATGATTTAAATGAGAACTAAAGGAGAAAAATTATGCCAAGAGGAAAGAAAAGCACTTCAGTTAACATGGATGACAAAGTAAAAAGAGAAGCTCTTAAAAAAGAAGCAGAAATTAAAAAGAAAAAAGAAGAGAGTAAACGTATTTTAACAGAAAAACCTTCAGCAGAAGAAGGAGCAAAGATGACTCCTTCTGAATATTTTCAGTATGTGAAAAATAAGAAAAATAGTATTAGTGAAGAAGACTTGAGACAAGTCTATGAAAATGCTGTCAATATGATTAAGCGTTATGAAATCACCGGTCAACAGAAACCCATTGATAAATTAAAATTCTTACTCGAAATTATCGAATTGGAAATTCCGATTGTAAAAGCTGGTTATAATCAGTTTGTTTATCGCTGGGATGTCGAAGAATACATTGACAAAATCAGTGATGAATCAGTTTTCATCATTGATATGAAAAATTATGAACGAGAATTTCCTGATGAAGTTATTGATAAAATAGTAAAAGCCAAGGAAGTATTTGGTGATAACCTATATGTTATCTATACTGATTATACAGGTAAAACTCAGCGTAAAGTGGCTAAAGAACGAAGAGAAAAAGATCCAATCCTCTTTGGTGCTTTAGTTAGAGATAATATTGCATACGACCGTTTCTATTATATTTGTGATTGGGTTGATGAATACTGTGATTTGACTCTCGATAGACTTGTTAATAACTGGAATGAATATCATAAAGATGACGAGAAGCCATTAATGCATAATACCATCAAACATGGACTTAGTATTGAAGAAATGAAAGCACTTGTCGCATCTGCAGAAGAAAACGAAGAGTCAAAAGAAGCAGGAAGTTTGACATATAGTTTCGATACTACATCTTATGTATAAGGAGATAATAAAGAAATGAAAAACACTATTGACTTAACTGAGAAACGTGTTTTTCGTGATAAGAAACCAGAGAGAAGAAAACCTTCTCTCTGGAAAAATTACGGAAACAAAGAATCTCAAATGTCAGAATATGAAGAATCATTAAAAAAGTTTGAGGATTCTTTATATTCTTTTGTGAATGGTAATAGTAATAGATTTAGTCTATCTACACAAGGTACATATACAACAACTATTTCAACTACAAGTTCCAATACTAATACTAATAGAATATTTTCATTCGAATATATCAATAATGATAGTCAATTAAATACTGAAACATATTATGTTATAGATAATCCAGGCTTGAGAAATGATAGAAACTATATTACATTAAGTAGTAATGGTGCAAAGTTATTAAATAACCATAAACAAAACAGATTTTTAGGAATCATTGGTGCGACTAAAACAATTCAAGAATATATTAAAAAACAACTTCCTGTATATAGACCATTAAGGTTTAAAGAAAAAGATAACTATCTAAAAAACCATCTGGAAAATATTGTTTTATTATTACAAACCATACCGGATATACCATCTAAAGGATCAGTAACGTACCCATTTGATTTACCCGAATATGCATCTGCAATGGAAACACCATTTCACCGTAGAATGGGTGTATTTGTATCTAGGAATATACGGAATAAATCAATTATTTTGCGAGGGTTATGGAAGAATTATAAGTATGGAGAAAAGAATCCATTGAATTCGTGGAATCTTGATCCAGACTTTTTTGATCAAGATATTAAAATGCCAGACGATGGACACTTTATGGATAGAAACCCAAATGTAGAAAATTATATAGAAGGGATAAATTAATATGAAAGAAAATATGAAACACGAATTTATAATGAATAATAATTTGTTACCAAGGAGAGAGTATAACAATATAACACCAGTAATTAGCAAAGAGTTTTACATTTCTTTATCATATGATAATATCAAAGAATATGAAGAAAAATATGATAAATATTTAATCTGGAATTTAATTTCTGCTTCAGGAAAATTGACAGAATCTGATATTGTTAAAAATGCGGATAAAATAAATTGGCGTACATTAATAAAACATCAACGTGTTAGTGAATATATTTTAGTAAAATTTCGAGAAAAAATTGATTGGGAAGACGCATTCATGTATCAAGATTTGTCATCCAATAATATAGCTTCCTATCAATTAGACGAAGATGGAAATATAAGTCAGTTTACACATACAATAAAATATCTTAGCAATGAATTCATAACAAATGTAGAAGACAACATGAATCTTGAAGCATGGGATGCCCTGATACGATATCAATATGTAGAAGAAGAAACTATCATGAAATATTTGTCTAAAACTCTTGGAAATAAATATCTTTTATCTTCTGGTGTAGACCCTAACTACTATATTTTTAATATCTGTAGATATCAATATTTATCTGAAAATATGATAGATAACATATTAACACAAACTACTATTGATCGTTCCGATCTGATGGAAATTATATCTGAGAAGCAATTATTAACCGAACGACAAATGGATGAATATAAAGATGAATTGTTATGGGAATATATTACACCAAATCTTGGTGAAGATTTATTAATTAAATTTAAAGATTATATTAATTGGGCTTATGTTGCAGTTCATTCAGAGAAATATTCTGAAGGATTTTTATCAGATATGTCATTTTATTTAGACAAGTATAACTTTTAATAATGAAATTTGAGAAAAATAATATATTATTTTTCTGGTTACAAGCTAATAAATCAAAAGTAAAGGAGATAAATCTAATGAAAGAATTAGTAAATGTATCTGTTGATCGTCTCAATAAAATTAAAATTGAAGACGACATGGAAAAGAAAAAGCTTATGGATAGTTATCCAAATATTGTGGAATTACGTTTGATGGGAACAAGCGATGATAAACCTTTAGGTACAACTATGTATGAAATAGTAGATGATGGAAAAGAAAGTAAACATCGTCATGTTATTATCTACAATTGTTGCTATGATTACGAAACTGGAGTTGTAATTCCAAAAATTATTGGAGCTATCCTTTTTAATACATTACATAATGTATTTGGAGATGACTTTGATAATGTAAATAATGAAGGTTTTGTAGTTCTTATCGATATGCTTGAGAACGATGATATTACAAATTATGATATCAATTTCATATATGGTGAATATTTGAATGTAGCATATGCTTATGGTTTGCATAGTTCTTTTGCCGTTCTTTATTCAGAAGATTATGCAAAATCTTTATCTCTCGAATATACAGGCATTCATGTATTTGATATGCCAGCAGAGAAGAAAAAGAAAAAAAAGAAAGATAAGAAGAAAAAGAAAAAATAGTTAAATAATAAAAATATTACAAGACATATCATTTTTATGTCTTGTAATATTTTTCATTGGAGGTAATACGATGTTTGATATCGAAAGAGATTTTATTGATGATATGGATGGTACCCGAAGTATTTCCGATTATATTTATGATGAATATATTAATAAAAATGAATTGGATAATTCGGATACTAACAAGCAAAAAGATAATTTAAATTTGCTTGTTGTAAGTGGTTATGCTATGAAAATAACTACGAAATCTTGGGTGTATGGAAGACAATATAAAGGTGCCAATGCACCAGAGTATTGTTTTATGTCTTATTGGATGTTGAAACACAATCCGGATTTAGAGCAATTTATTAAGGCGGATGGTTTTACAAACTCATCTCCATTTAAATCTAAAAAATTAAAAAAGATTTTTAATACACAAATGGCGATTGGCGTTCATTATGCTCATTTAAAGAAAAAAGATTTTTTAGCATTAGTCGTGAGTACAGAAACATATGACGATAATGGAGAACGTGAAGAATCTATTGTAGCTAATCTTTATTTTATTTCAAAGAAACCTAAGAAATATGCAAAAGAATATATGAAAGCGTTTGAGAATTATTGTGAAGCATGGAAGAAAGAGAATAATAAAACTTTTGTATGGTCCTCTTATCGAGATGGAGAAAATAGATTATTCAAAACTTTCGATCAATATATTTTCTCACATAAAGAAGAAGTATTGGAATACATTGACCACTGGAAAAAGATGATTCCAGTATATTATAAAAAATATAATATGGTTCCAAAATTATCTATTCTTCTTTATGGAAAACCGGGAACAGGTAAAAGTACATTTTATCAATGTTTGGCAAACTATCTTGGATTTGAAGACGTTGTCATTATCAATACCGATAACATTAATACTTCATTTCCAAAAAGAGGATTTTACATCATAGATGAAATTGATTTATTTTGTCCAGCAAGAGAAGAAGAACCAGATAATGATTCGAAATCAAAAAATGAAGAAAAAACAGGAAGTAATACTAATAGTGAAGTAATACAACCTATCGTTCCTTATTATAGAAGAGATAATAGTTTTATGTTACAAAAATTATTAGCTTTTCTGGATAATCCACCATCATACAATTATAAAATTGACGACGGTGAAAGTTATCCAGTAAGCGTAGTAGTAGCAACTACTAATTTTTATAATCGTTTAGATGCTGCTGTAAAACGTTATGGTCGTTTTGATTTACAGATTGAATTAAAAGATTTCAATCGGAAAGAAGCAGAAGAAATGTGTAAATTATATGACTTAAAGTTGGAGGACGTTATTTCTAAAGGAATTAACAAATCCGACTTTAGTATTTCTCCAGCAAAGCTTCAGGCAAAATGTTTGGAGAAAATAGATACTACTTTAAAGCATAACTAAAAAGGAGGAAGATCTAATGAAAGATCTATTTAAGGTAATGGCGAAAAAACAAAAGAGAAAAAAGAGAGAAAAAGTAGCAGACAAAACAATTGAAATTCTGGAATCTGGAAAAGTAAAATTTAACAAAGACCAGAAAGTTTCTTTAAAACCATATATTCAGGATTCATTGGATAAAGTGGTTTGTAACAGGATGGATTCAATTCTTACACAAGAAGATGTGGTCTTAGAAGAGAATTTAAAAACCAATATTACAATCAATCTCTCTTCCATGAAACGTACTTTAGAGCTTAATGCTCTGAGTACAAACGATGCATATACTATCGTTACTATTTTTAATAAGAAGAATGTAGAAGATATCTTTGATTTCTTATCTGATGATATCATTGGTTATTTATTACGTACCTCAACATTAGCAGCAATATACAAAGAGAAAAAAGAGAGTTGGATGAAATTAAATGTAGATGATAGTACAGCATTTACAAATGTATTGTATATTCCTGAGATATTTGTATTTCTTGATGATGTTACTGGTAAACCTAGGAAAAAACCATTCAAAGTTAATCTACTTCTTCTTTCGGAAGCAACAAAGAAAAAATTAAATCTTACTGATAATCTAGTAGAAGATGTAGATCCTGTAAAGAAATATATTGAGGATGTATTCGAAACATCTATTAAAGTTGGTGCAAAGAAATTGATAATTTCACCATTCTCTCATGAATATTTCTTAGATGATGAAAGACATACATCTGAATTATGGATTGGTTGTAGTGAAAAGCAGCGTAACAACGATAACATTAGTACAATTGATTATGCAATTGATGAAGATGATTCTTATATCATTTTCAAGACTACAAAAAATAGCTAGTTATATATTTATTCTAATGAGTATCTTATTAATAAGATACTCATTAGATTTTATTTTTTTATTCACATTCCTTTAATCTAATATAGTAAAATAACGATATATTATTATTTTGGAATTAGGATGGAGGTAAATAGAAAATGGAATCAAAAAAAGAACACCAAATTGTTAATTTGGCAAAAGAAGTACCTTATTTAAGAAACAGAAAGGAGTTGAAATTATATTTAAAAGATTTATTTGTGATTGAAGACTATATGGTAGATAAAGAAACATATAGCACCTTTATCACTAAAATACGTAATTTAGTACGAGCATCAATTCGTATTCAAGTATTACGTGAATATCCAATAAAGTTTAAGTTTTATAAAATAGATAAAGAAACTTATACTTTGGAGTTAAGACATTTTTATGTTAATATTATTTTATGGGAACCATTTGTGATGGTTAACAATGTACATACATTAGACGGTAGTATGATTATTGATTGTTATAATGATATTCCGGATATTTTAGATTACATGAATCATGTCTTAATTGATAAACTGAAGAATTTTCATATCAAAACCACAAAATTCAATACAGCATTATCAAATGTTACTCATAACCTACGTTCTATAAGCGAAGACTTTTCACAAATAATTGGAATCAATTTCTCCGCATCTACTTTTGTTGATGCGTATAATAGTAATCCGGTTATTAAAGAATTAATGGATTTAGATTTTGATAAATCCATGCAACCAAATGAAATTGAAGATATTTTAAATGATTCACAGAATAAAATTATTGAGGAATTTAAAAATATCAAAGACAATCCTATTGGTTTAATGTTACGAGCAAAGACTGGAATTAAACCAAAACAGCTTCGAGAATTTATCGTTGCAATTGGTTTAAAACCTTCTCTTACCGGCGAAACAATACCGATCCCTATTCCTAATTCTACATTAAAGGGAGGTTTGAATAAACCTAGTTATTATTACATAGACGCTGTCGGTGCTCGTAAATCATTAATTACTAATAAGAAAGAAATGGGTAAAGCTGGATATTATTGTAAACAAGTAGAAATCTCAGCAAGAACTCTTACTGTATCTAAGACAGTATTAGACTGTAAAACTACTCATCTTGTAGAGTATTACGTAAGCAGTAAAAAGTTCTTAAAGAAGTTGGGAGGTAAATTATATCAACCAGAAGGTCAGAATGAATTATTTGTAATTAATCCAGCTAAAGATAAGCATTTAATTGGTAAACGAATCCGTGTACGTTCTATAGCAACTTGTGCTTGTGGTGAAAATGAAGTATGTGCTCGTTGTATTGGTACATCAGTAAATATGAATAATGATATTTTATCTGGTTATCCAATATATGAAGCAGAAGAAACTACTTCAGTATTAAATCAGTCTATTTTGTCTACAAAGCATCTGCTTAATACAAAGACAACCATGATTGAATTTAATAAAGAATTTGATAATTATTTTACATTGGAAATGGGTGAAATTAATCCAAAGATTGATAATTCTCCAATTGAAAATATTGATGATTATGCGATTTATATTGAACCACAGAATATCATGAAATTGGAAGAACAGGATTATGATTCATTATTTAATAATTTAATCTATAATGGAAAATTCCAGATTGTTAATATCAAAGATAAATCAGAAGTTCCTGTTGATATTTATACTTTGGAAGAAAAAGAGTTATTCATTACCGAAGAAGCAATGGCTTTAATGAAGAAAGGTAAAGGATATATTCGTTTTAAAGATTTGGATGATGATATTAAGTTATTTGAATTAGTATATGTAAATAACGAATTAACAAAACCATTATATGATTTTATGAATCTTACCAATGTAGATCAGAAGAATAATAATTACACAATCGATTCCATGAGTCAGAAATTAGTGGAATTATTAATTGAATCTGATATTCCTACTAATGCAATTTCTGTAGAGATTATTCTAAATCGTCTGATTCGGAAAGCGGATAATATTTATGAAAGACCAGATTTTAGCAAGAAGACATTGGAACCATATCAGATTACAACTATCAGAAAATCATTAGAGTATAACAAATCTCCATTGATTGGATTGGTATTTGAACAACTGAAAAGACAAGTGTTATCTGATGATTTCTTTGAAATTCGTAATGGAGAATCTTATTACGATCCACTGTTTAAAGAAACCGTTGACATGAGTAATATTAAGAAATACCATAAACTTGGTAGAGAAGAACGGGAGAAAGAAGCATTAGAACTTGCTAAGAGTAATGCTTATCAAAAGAGAATGCATAATAACATTTTCTCATTATAATTAAAATGCGATAAGCTAGAATGTGGCTATCATTCTAGCTTATCTTTTATATGATGGGAGGAAGAAAATGAAAAACCTATACAGGCTAGGTTTTTATTAATATGTTTAAAGGAGACAAATGATGAGTACAAAAATAATAGTATTAATTTTAATGGTAGCAGGAACTTTTTGGGTATTAAGTGCATTGTCATTTATAGCGTTTTATATGTATTTAAAAAATAAAGATGTTGATATAAATAACACATTACCTCTTTATAAAAAAGACGTCAGTACCATTATTGTTGGGAAATATATCAATAATCATTTTTATATCAATAAAGGAAAAACGATTGTCAATCCGTACGATCATTTAAATGGTGAAGTAACTTTGTATTTAGATTATGAAACAAATATCTTTTATAGATATAGTGTAGATGAGGATGAATATTATCCTTTGGCAAAAAATTTAAAGGAGGAAACAAAATGAATGAAAGAACTGATGTAATGTCATGGCAGGATTATTTTATGAATCTTGCCATACTGACTTCCAGAAGAAGCAAGGACCCATCTACTCAGGTGGGTGCTTGTATCATCGATCCAGAAACTAATAAAATTTTATCTTTAGGATATAATGGTTTTCCAAGAGGATGTTCTGATAAAGAATTTCCTTGGGGAAAACATGAAAAAAAATATGAAGATAATAAATATCCTTATGTAGTCCATGCAGAATTAAATGCTATATTGAATGCAACCACTTCTTTACAAGGTAGTGATTTATATGTAACTCATGAACCTTGTGAAGAATGTATGAAAGCAATTGTGCAAGCTGGTATAAAAAGAATTTTTTATATTCATAAATACGATAATAATTCTATTGTAAGAGAGAGGATATTAAAAGCCACAAATATCAAAATGATTCAACTTGATAAGTTTCGTTTTTATATGGATAAAGTTGATGATAGGGAATATATTAGATATAATGATATGGTATTTGTAAAAAGCGATTATTCTAATATTTTTATTGTTTTAACAACCCGTGATACAAGAGATGTTAGTGGAAAAATATCTAGTATTATTTTTCATTCTGACTTAAATATTAATGACAGAATAAATATCAAATATCATTCAAAAGCTAGAGACTTTTCTATCATTAAAATACGAGATAGTGAAATAAAGATATACAATACAAATTATACAAATAATCTCATTACTAGAGGATGTATTGTCAATGATGTATATGTATACGGATATCACGCTTCTGATGAAGAATTGGAAAAAGTAATATTGAATTTTTATAAATCTAAATTTGGTGAAGAGTATGAATAAAAAGAAAAAACTTAAAATGGCATTAATATTTAAAGAATCAAGAGATTACATGGAATATTGTGAATTTTTTGCTAATATGTGTAATGCTTATAGAAAAAAGGCATATTTTAATTTCCAAGATAATACTATTTATCTAAGCAATAATTCTATTATCAAACTATCTTTACGAAGTGATAGAGAAGATTTGTCACAATTTGATATATTGTATACTGTTGGAAGACATGAAAAAGATGCATCTTTGATTGGATTGATAGATATGATATATAGGAATGGTGATATTGATTTTTACGAATTAATGAATCAAAAAAATATTGATAGTAGTAACTTATATCTATATCTTTTAATGTCTGAACGTGAGTTTTATCATTTTATTGATCATGAGCTTTTAAGTAGACATTCATTATTAAACTCTCTTATTATTAAAAGTTTTGATGGTGATGAGAAAAAATGTAAACAAACTTTTTACAATATAAAGAAACTTTATTGGAATCGTGGATATTGTTGCACATTATATATTGAAAATATTGTAATTCTAATCGTAAAAGATGAACAAGAAATGTATGATTTATTTGATACTATGGGTTTATCGTTTAGGGGTAGACGCAAACATGAAAATATTATCAATACTGACATCGTTTTAAGTGAGTTTTTAAAAGCAATTAGAATATAACCATTTAATAAAAATCAGCAAGGAAGAAACATAAAAAAAATGGAAAAAATTAAGATTGAAAGTAAAGGAAATATTATGAAAGGAGAGAGTGAAACAATTCGTTGTAATCACTGTTTTGAAAAAATTACATATAAATATGAAGATGTTAAAAGAACATCGGATGTGCGATATGGCGTAATGAGAACAGTTCGTTGTCCAAAATGCCAAATGTTAATAACAATTAAATAAAAAAATTAATCAGGATGAAGACTATTCTTCATCCTGATTAATTTAATCTAATAAGTAAGAATTAATTCTTACTTATTAGATTTTTTTCCTTTCATAGTTTTCATAAATTTATTACCATAGTAATAAATTAATGAAGCTCCGAGAGAAGAACATCCTCCCATTGCCGCTATTTCTTCTACATATTCCCATGGGGAAGTTTTATCATCGATCACCTTATTCAGCATATCTTCCATTTTATCGGAGATTGCGACAAATCCAACACCTGTTATAATAGCTACACCGTATTTAACAAGCTCTTTTGTGTTCTTTTTTTCTTCTTTTTTAAACATTTTTAACATATTAAAATCCTTTCTGCCTTATCTTATGTAATATAAGGTCTTTTAACTTATTTTTATTGATTTACACGGAAATGGTATATAATCACCCCCTCCCCCAAATACGGCTATGTAAATCCTTACGTTTATTATCTATCATATTCTATTTTACATTTTTTTAATTTAGGAAGAAAGGAATAAAAATTTATGAAAGACAAATTAAAAATCATTAAAAGAAATGGTGAAGAAGTTGATTTTAAGAGAGAAAAGATTGCCAATGCAATCAAAGGAGCAAATAAAGAAGTTCCACGTAATGATCAGCTCACCATCCGTCAAATTGATGTGATTGCAGAAACTATCGAAGAAATCTGTAGAAAGGAAGATCACATCTTATCTGTAGAAGATATTCAGGACTTAGTTGAAGTCCGTATTATGAAACATAATGGATATCATGTAGCTCAAAGATATATCCGTTATCGTTATGAACATGAATTACTTAGAAAAGAAAATACGACAGATAAAACGATTCTTTCTCTTATCGAGTGTAATAATGAGGAAGTAAAACAGGAAAATAGCAATAAAAATCCTACTGTCGTAAGTGTACAAAGAGATTATATGGCTGGAGAAGTCAGCAAAGATATTTCAAGAAGAATGTTAATTCCAAAAGATGTTATGGAAGCACATGATGCTGGTATATTACATTTCCATGACAGAGATTATTTTAGTCAGCATATGACAAACTGTTCCCTACCTAATATCAGAGATATGTTAGAGAACGGAACAGTTATTTCAGGCACAATGATAGAAAAACCACATATGTTTTCTACAGCTTGTAATATTACAACACAGATTATTGCACAGGTTGCAAGTAGTCAGTATGGTGGTCAATCCATTTCACTTGCTCATTTAGCTCCATTTGTTAATGAGAGTCGTAAAAAAATTCGTGAACAAGTTCGATGGGAAATTCATCAATCACATGGTGATTTAAGTTTAATTGATGAAATTACAGAAAAACGTGTAAAGAAAGATATTGAAAAGGGTGTACAAATTATTCAATATCAGGTTATTACTTTAATGACAACTAATGGTCAGGCACCATTTATTACGGTATTCATGTCACTTGCTGAAGCAAGAAATGAGCAGGAACGTAAAGATTTAGCCATGGTTATTGAAGAAGTATTACATCAAAGAATACAAGGAGTAAAGAACGAATGTGGAGAATGGATTACTCCAGCATTTCCAAAATTAGTATATGAATTGGAAGATTTTAATGTATATCCAAATAGTGAATATTTCTATCTTACAAAATTAGCTGCAGAATGTACAGCAAAAAGAATGGTACCAGACTATGTTTCTGGATATATTCAGCGTAAATTAAAACATACAAATTTAACATATCCGCCAATGGGATGCCGTTCAATGTTAACGGTAGAAGATAATGTTTTAGATGAAAATTCTGAACATAAATTCTATGGTAGATTTAATCAGGGTGTTGTAACTATTAACTTAGTTGATGTAGCTTTATCTTCAGGAGGAGATGGAGAAAAGTTCTGGGATATCTTTGAAGAACGCTTGGAGCTTTGTCATAAAGCATTACGTACAAGACATGAGAGATTACTTGGAACAGTATCTGATGTTGCTCCAATCCTTTGGCAGAATGGTGCATATGCTAGATTAGAAAAAGGTGAAAAGATTGATAAATTACTCTATGGTGGTTATTCAACAATTTCTCTTGGTTACGCAGGTTTAGCAGAATGTGTTTATTATATGCTTAAACGTAGTCATACAGATCCTATTGCAAAACCTTTTGCATTATCAATTATGCAAAAATTAAATGATAAGTGTGCTGAATGGCGTCAAAAAGAAAATATTGCATATTCAGTATATGGTACTCCAATTGAAAGTACAACATATCGTTTTGCAAAATTATTAAAGAAACGATTTGGTGTTATTAAGGGTGTGACAGATAAAAATTATATTACTAATTCTTATCATGTACGAGTTACTGAAGAGATTGATCCATTTACTAAATTATCATTTGAATCTGATTTTCAGGAATTATCTCCAGGTGGTGCTATTAGCTATGTAGAAGTTCCTAATATGAATAAAAATTTAGAATGTGTATTAGAAATTATGCAGCATATTTATGAAAATATTATGTATGCAGAATTAAATACAAAATCTGACTATTGTCAATGTTGTGGATATGAGGGTGAAATCCAGATTAAAGAACGTGAAGATGGAAAATTAATTTGGGTATGTCCAAACTGCGGCAATACTGATCAAAATAAAATGAATGTTGCTAGAAGAACTTGTGGATATATCGGCACACAGTTCTGGAATCAGGGAAGAACACAAGAAATCAAAGAGAGGGTTTGTCATGGGGATAACAGAAATTTCAATATGGAAAAAGCTGCTGAGGAAGAGTAATATGAGATATGCATTAATTAGAAGTCAAGATATATCTAATGGTCCAGGATTCAGAGTTTCAATATTTGTGCAAGGATGTACAAGACATTGTCCAAATTGTTTCAATAAAGAAACATGGGATGAAGATGGTGGATATGAATGGAATAGTAAAAAAGAGAAAATTCTTTTAGATTTATGTGATAATAAACATATTGAAGGTTTATCTATTCTTGGAGGAGAACCATTATTACACTTTGAAAAAGGACGAGGAAATGAATATAAAGATATGATTCATTTAGTAAAAGCGTTTAAAGAACGCTTTCCAGAGAAAACCATTTGGGTTTGGTCTGGTTATCGTTGGGATGACATCATTACTCGTCCATCAAGAATGCGTGTGAAATATGTAAGAAAATTTTTATCCTATATAGACGTATTGGTAGACGGACCATACAAAGAACGGTTTAGTTTTCCAGGTTTAAAATACATGGGATCTGCTAATCAAAGATTGATTGATGTACAGAAAAGTTTAGCAAATTTTAATGAATGTAGAAAAAAAGGTAATGAAAATAAATATAAAGTTTTCGAATTACCACCTTCAGGACCAATTTATAATGGTCCAGTAAAGCGAGAGATTATCGCTACACAAAACAAAATATATAATAACCAGAAAGGAGTGTAGTGATAAATGTCTAAAATTGTAATCCTTACAAAAGAAATTGAAAAAGGAATTAAGATTCGTAATTTTATGAGTGGTGGAAAACGATGTGAAGACGTTATGATTTGGGAAAATGATATACTGGAAGATTTTTCTTATTTAGATAATGATGAAATCGAAACAATTAGTGGCCGTCTTTCTGATGTTGTTTTCACATTCTATTCCAAAATTTCACAAAATGTGAAAGAACCATATAAATTAGCAAATCTTGCAAAAGTAGATAGTTTGATTATGGATGCGTCCAAAGAGTATAATTCTAATAAAATTATGATTTACAAACCATCAATCTTAGAGTATAAAGCAGATGATGCTGTAGATGATGTGGATGTTATTCCAATGGTACGCGTAAAATTACATATGGTTATGTCCGATAAATCAGAGGTAGATCTTGTTTTACAAGAAGGAATGGATTTATATAGTGCCATATTTAGTGCCGCAAATAAACCTGCTATTGTTATTGGAGATTTCAATATCAGTGGGTTCATTTATCAAAAATGCAATAATGGACAAAATTTTGATATTACAGGAATGGTTCTTACTGATGATACAAAAACTTACCGTGTTGATTTCAATATCATGAAAAACTTTGGTAAGAAAGGTATCGTAGTAGATTCCACATCTGAAAATATCGCAGAAACAATTAAAGAAGCTGATAATGATGATACTATTGCTGGAGTTTCATTACAAGGTAAAACAGTAATTGATACACCATTAGAATTTACTGGTAATTTAGATATCCATGGTATCAATTCTAATGTACCAGCATATATTGGTAATAGAAAATCTGATGAAATTGATAAAACAGAAGACGTTATTAAAAATAGCGTAACTTGTCAAAAGGATGCTTCTTTAACTATCGAAGGATGTGCATTAACCAATAATGCATATATCTTAACCGATGAAACAAAGAAATTAGAATTATCTAATGTGAAATTTGTTGATTATACACCGAATGAAGCAAAGTCTTATTTAGTAAGAGGAAATGGTTTCAAAGCAGAAGCAACATCACTTACTGTAAATGGATGTTACTTTGGTAAGAATAAAAATACTGAAGAGAAAAAAATTTACAATATGTTTGAATGTAATATGAAACTTGCAGATGGATCTTCATTTGAAAATCTTTACTTTAGTAAAGATGCTTGTACACATAATCCGATTAATATTTATGATGTAGAAGAAAATGCTACTATTAATATTTCAAATGTTCATTTTGAAGATGTGAATAAAGGTATTCGTATCGGAGTAATCGGTGAACCAAAATGTACAATTAATATTGATAATATTAGTTATGATGTATTAGATCCGAAGTCTGAAGAGAATAGTGCAATTGTTTGTATTCAACCATATGGAAATCAGACAACTACATTTAAAAATATGACAATCAATATTACAAATGTAACAGGTATTGATAGAGATAAACTCACATACTTCTGTTATAATGCTGATGGAAATGGTCCACTTGCTGATGAAGACAAACCAAATATTTATGTAAATGGAATTTTACAGAAATAATAAGAATAAGAAAGAATACTCTAATGAGTATTCTTTCTTCTTTTAGTTATATACCATTTTGGTGTAGTTGTAGTAAAAATACCTAAAAAGGTATTTAAATTTTTTATTAAAAAGGAGAAAAAATACTATGAAGAAAAACACAAAAGAAAGAAGAAATGAGACACAAGAAAACCCTATTTGGGGTATTATTTTATTTATTTTATTTTTCGGAGGAATGACAGTATTCTTCTGTTATTCCCAATTTGTTGTAACTCCTCGTTGGGAATCATATATGGAAAAACAAATGATTCCTGTTGAGGAATATAAGAAGAATCTTGAAGAAGAAATTCAACGAGAAAATTATGAAAAAGAAAAAGAGGCAGAGGAATCAACAAGATATCTCTGTCCTGATCATTTCTATGAGCCAGAAAAGGAGGTGGGAAAATAATGAACCCATTGTATGGAATAATCGATATGGGAGTGCTACTTTTATTAGTAGCACTCCTTGTTACTGCCTTATAAAAAAATAAGGCAGTAACAATTATGTAATGAATATTTTTTTTGGGCTATCGCCAAGCGGTAAGGCACAGGACTTTGACTCCTGGATTCCTCGGTTCGAATCCGTGTGGCCCAGTATTAAATATGGTATGGAAGAAAAACTTCCATACCATATTTTTTTTTAAATAGAATTTCTGTGTTGTTTTCTTGCAGAGTTTGCTGTAAGTGTTCCCATTGCAGCAAGACCACCTGATACAGCTCTTGCTGACTTGATTCTGCTTTTTGGTTTTGTTTCATTATCTGGATCATGGTAATATTGATTGACTTTCTGTTTAAATTTCTTACTGTTATAATCTGGTACAATATTTCCATTTTTATCTTCTACACCTTCATCTGGCATTACTTTATCTGCATCATGAGCAATATCATTCATTACATGGGTTTTATATGCATGAGAACCAATCAATGTAACTGCAGATAAGAAGTACATAGATAACCAGTCTGCATTACGTTTTACATATCCAGTTGCATTATGCACTACTCTTGTAAAGGTAACCGGTCCATTGTCATATCCAGTTTCCTGAATAAAAGTTTCTTTTTTTATTTGAATATCTGCAAGCATATCTTTCGCTTTTTCAATATCCTTAAGATATACATTAATCATACCACACAATTCACCATTGTACTGAGTATTTTTTAATAACCATTTCTTTGCTTTTTGAGAAGAAACTTTAATCTTATTCTTCTTAATTTGGTCAATTTTATCCTCATGAACTCGTACGATATGATTAAAAGCATCTTCAAACTTATTGGCAGCCATGACACCTTTGCCACGTTTTGCATAACTTCTAGCCCATCCACTACACAACAAACCAAGTTCTCTAGCTTCTGCTTTTATATGATCCTCCAATTTCCAAACATCAATGAATTCTACTGGTTTATCCGTTTTCATCATTTTGATATGTTTGATATGAAGTTTCATTTTAGCAGTTTTTAATTTCTTTTTTATTTTCTTTCCAATATTACTAATTGCATCTTTTGCACTTTGAATAATTTTTGCAAGCATAGCTGTTAATTTCTTTGCAAGCTTCTTTACTTTTTCTAATAACTTTGGATTTTCTTTTTCCTGTTCATCTCCATCTTCTAACATATAAAGATCATCAATCATTTGTAAATCAAGAATATCCATATTCATTGATTCATTTAACCAAATATCATATTCTTGTATCTCTTTATCGTTAAGGAAAGTATCCATAATTATGATTCTCCTTTCTTTAAATCTTACTTAATGTAATGTAAAATGTTCAGTAAAACATTGATTTAATATGTAAAGATAAGAAAGGAGTTTTATTATGATAGAGAATATTTTAACAGAAGCTAAACGGGAAAGAGCAGAATTTGCTAGAGAAGTTGCTTACATCCGTGAAATGCATTATGATGATGAAATTGATGACATTATGGATAAAGTTGATAATAATATTTATCACGAATCCTCCGATGATTATAAAGAAGCAATGGAAGTTGCTATTATGATGCAAGAGAGTTATCCAGAAGAAGATGCTGCAGAAATGAAACGTATTATGGAAGCAACTGATAATATTTCTTTTGATGAAATGATTGGAGTAGAACCTATGAATGAATAGGAGTGAAAAAGATGAAAACAAAATATAAATTGTGTGTTATTCCTGATTATGCAGGAATGTTACCGATTCGTAATGGTATCCATGGTCCAATTCATCGACCAAGTAAATTTACTTTATCTGAGATCGTTTCTATAATCAATCATCGGATAAAAATATATGAAGTTAACTATTATAATAAAAAAGAAAAAGTTTTACTCACTCTGCAAAATGTATCGGAAAAGAATTTCTCCAACGATAAAAAAGTGCGTGACAATGAAAACGAAAATCCTATTCGTAGTAAATCACTCAATATCCACAAAGAAAACACAATTGATGTAAATAGTCAAAGGCATTTTTCTTCCAATAGAAAACCAGTCCGTAGAGCCGTGGAAGAAAATATCAAGGATGAAACACCACCCTCCGTACAAGATTTATCAAAGGATACTGTGCAATGTAAGTCCGATATAAAAAGTGATACCATTGAAGAAGTGGTAAAACCTGATTTCTTTTAAGAAAATGAGATAGACAATTTACGTCTATCTCATTTTCTTGTTTACATACTATTTATTTGAAAATAAAGATAAATTACATGATGGAGGTACATAACATGAAAAAAACATTTGAAATCATTAGCAATGATTACTATTCCAATTGTTTCATCGAGGCTATAAAAGCGAAAATAAAAAATTGGAAAAATATTAAAATTACCTATGTAAGTCCTTTTGTTAATGAAGTATTTTGTCCACACTTTTTCTGGAGTGATGGAAAATATGATTACGACTTTGGAATAGAAGGAATGGGTTCCCGAGGAATTATTGACTGGACTATACATAAGGGTCATGTTCGCAAACGTGAACTAGGATTCGCACAACGGTACAAAGCTACTTGTAAAAAATGGGCTAAACGTCAACGTGATTACAAAAAGAAAATGAGACAAGATAAATAATATTAAATAACTAGGAAGTAAATAAAATACTTCCTAGTTATTTTTTTATATGTTCCGGCGTATTTGGAGTGGGGATAATTATATACCATTTTTGCGTATCACAATGATAAAACATAAAAAATACATTTTAAAAGTCCTATGATCCGTCGAGTTCATAGGCAATAAGGAGAAGCTTATGACAATGAATAAGTCTACGAAGAGTCGCTTAATGAACAACATTCTTTTCGAGGTAATGAAAAGAGAGCCGGGTGATGTATTATATAAAAATACAATGCCAACGATTAGAGATTTAGAAGAAGGCTCATCTGTATTCTTTGATATCAAAGGTGATCCTAAATCGCCTTTCGAATGTTTCTTATTCAGAAAGGAGGTGTTCTGGGAAAACAGACACATTAAGATTTTATTTGAAGACATTGACGGCAACGAGTTTTATCTCGGTGCGTCATACATAAAATCTTACATCAGACAGCCTGTCTGGAATAAAGAGCAACCCATACCGAAATATTTAAAAGGAAAAGAATATAACTATTAAATTAGTTATATTCTTTTACTTGAAAGGAGGTGATAAAAAGTATTTATAATAAATACTTTTTTTTCCTTTTTTATACCCTAAAAAACATAATATTAATGGTACAAAGAAATACCGAATATTATTATGAAAGGAGTTGATTCCTTTTGGGTAAATCAATCGTTGGTGGTGTTACCATCATTAATACTCTAACACAGAAAAACGATGGGGAATTCCCTATTGCAATGGCTAGAGATATTTTTATGAATAATAACACTACCGTTGAAGATCGTATTAATGCGTTGAACAATTATACCCATCCCGTTACACCAGGATATAGACATGTACCGTCTGGTGGTGAAATGGGGCAATATTTAAAATGGAAAGATGATGGGGAAGCACAATGGGTTACTATTCCAAATGCATCAAATAATGTAGATGGATTTTTATCTCATTTAGATAAAGCGAAACTTGATAATATTGCAGAGAATGCAAATAATTATGTACATCCTATTACACCTGGTAATAAACATATCCCAGCAGGTGGTGAATCTGGTAACATTTTAAAATGGAAAGATGATGGGGAAGCACAATGGGAAACAGAAAAAACTTACCAAAACGCTTCTACTACATCGGCAGGTTTAATGAGTGCTGAAGATAAACAAAAGCTAGATTCAGTTTCTGGTGGAGCAGAAAAATACACTCATCCTACTACGCCGGGTAATAAACATATCCCAGCAGGTGGTTCTACTAATCAAATTCTTAGATGGAAATCAGATGGAGAAGCACAGTGGGATAATGAAAAATCTTATAATGATGCTACTATAACGAATTCTGGATTAATGAGTTCGACAGATAAAACTAAATTAGACGGTATCGCTTCTGGTGCTAATAATTATACTCATCCTGTTGGAGATGGATACAACCATATACCAGAAGGTGGTAAAGACGGACAATATTTAAAATATGAAAGTGTTGGAAAAGCCCAATGGGCAGATTTAGATATTCCAAAATACAATGTAGTATCAAAAACAGAAAATGGGTTAATGACTAAAGAAGATAAAGCGAAACTTGATAATATTGCGGAGAATGCAAATAATTATGTACATCCTACCACATCAGGTAATAAACATATCCCATCCGGTGGAAGTGAAGGACAAGTATTACGATATGTATCTGATGGAACTGCTATGTGGGCAAATGATAAAGATACTGTTTATACTCATCCATTATATACAAAAGAATCTTTAGGTTTGTATAAATTATCTGTAGATGAAACTGGTCATGTTAACTCAGTATCTCCAGTTGTTAAGGCTGATATTACTGCTCTTGGTATATCTGGTGGAGAAGGACCGACATATACTGTAGGTACAGAAACCACAGCCGGTATTAGTAAACTATATTCATCTACCGGAAGTAATACAGATGGAAGTTTAACACAAAAAGCATTGACAGATGAACTTGCAAAAAAATCTTCTTCAAATCACACTCATACTAATGCATCATCAACAAATGATGGATTTATGAGTAAAGAAGATAAAGCAAAAATTGATAGTATTGCTTCTGGTGCTAATAATTATGCACATCCATCTTATACATCATATGTTAATGGATTATATAAAGTGAGTGTTGATGATAAAGGACATGTAAGTGCAGCAACTGCTGTTACTAAAGGTGATATTACAGCACTTGGTATTCCAGGGCAGGATACTAATACGACTTATGATGATGCTAGTCAAACTGCTCATGGTCTTATGACCGCAGAAGATAAGAAAAAGTTAGATGGTATTGCAAATGGAGCAAATGCATATACTCATCCAAGTGCAACTGCATACGCTAGTGGTTTATATAAGATTACAACAAATAATCTTGGACATGTAACTGCGGCAACCGCTGTGACTAAATCAGATATTACAGCACTTGGTATTCCGTCAAATAGTGATGCAACTTCTACAAGTTCTGGATTAATGAGTTCAACAGATAAAACTAAATTAGACGGTATTGCTTCTGGTGCTAATAATTATACACACCCATCTTATACATCTCATGTTAATGGATTATATAAAATAACGGTAGATGATAAAGGACATATTAGCAACGCATCATCAGTTACTAAATCAGATATTACAGCACTTGGTATTCCGTCAAATAGTGATGCAACTTCTACAAGTTCTGGATTGATGTCTGCTGATGATAAAAAGAAGCTTGATAATATTGCAAATGGAGCAAATGCTTATTCCCATCCAACTTATACAAATAGGTCAAAGGGTCTTTATAAATTTAGTGTAGATGAACTTGGACATGTAAATTCTGTTACAGATGTTAGTAAGGACGATATTACTGCTTTAGGAATTCCAGCCAAGGATACGACGTATCCTATTTCATCTACAACGAATGATGGTTTGATGTCTGCTGATGATAAAAAGAAGCTTGATGGAATTCCAATTGGTGGTGGTAATTATACACATCCATCTTATACAAAAGAAAATCTCGGATTATATAAAATCAGTGTAGATGAACTTGGACATGTTAACTCAGTATCTCCAGTTGTTAAGGCTGATATTACAGCACTTGGTATATCTGGAGGGCAAGGAGCTACTTATTCAACAGGAACAGAAACAACACCGGGTGTTACAAAGCTTTATGGTTCAACAGGTACGAATACTGATGGAGCTATTACACAAAAAGCCGTAACAGATTTATTAGGAAATAAAGCGGATAGTACACATACACATGAACTAGCGTCATCTGAAAATGCTGGTTTTATGTCGGCATCTTCTTCTGCTAAATTAGCAGAATTAGCTTCTTTCGCAATAACAGATATAGAGCATGGAAAAAGTAATGTTATTGTTAGAGCAAAGTATGATAAAATGAATGCTGGGCCAGTATCGAACTATGAATATATTAAAATTGATTCAGCAACAGAAACATCTTCTGGTGTTATGAGTGCTGATGACAAGAAAAAATTAAATACTATATCAGAAGGAGCCACTTCCTATTCAACAGGAACAGAAACATCTTCTGGTATTACTAAATTATATACATCATCAGGTTCTTCTACTGATGGTACAATGACACAAAAATCTATAACTGATGCCCTTAATGGTAAAACAGATTTGAATCATACCCATCCAGATGCTGCCGATGATCATGCAGGTTTCATGTCTCAAAGACATGTACAAATATTGACAAAACTCAACGCTTTTAATATTAAACGTACAGAGTATTCAACAGATTCAGCATCTGTGATTGCATCGTCTGTAGATATTGATAAAAACTATGAGCCTTTTGAATCAACATACATTACAATTAATGGAGCAACATCATCTACGGCAGGATTGATGAGTGCAGAAGATAAAGCAAAATTAGATAAAATAACATTACCAACCAGTATGCAAATTGGATTTGGAGCAACTGCACCTTCTGATTTGAATATTGGTGATTTATGGATTCAAACCGAAGAATAGGAGGAATATTAATTATGGCAGTCAAAATTATTGATACATTAAAACCCATGAACGAAGGGTCATTTCCTGTTGCAATGGCAAATGACATAGAGTTATCAACAGGGGAAAGATTAGAAGATTATCTCAAAAAAACAACCGAGAACCCAGCACCTCTTAAAGCAGAAAATAGTAGGGTAGTTGAGTCATCTTCTTCTGATACTATGGAAAAAGAGATTATTAAAACTTCTCCAGTTTTTTTTGCTACAAAAAAGAAAATCAATGAAAATCCGAATAGTGAAATTGATTTTCATTTAACACGTATTGACAATATAGTATACATTACAGTATATACTATGCTTGAACAAATAACAAATTCTACAAAAGTACGAACGAAAATCCCAGAAGGATATCGACCAAATCGTACTGTTATTTTTGAATTATATCCATTAGATGAAGTCCCTACGACACGTAGTTTAATGAAAATTGAAACAGATGGGGATGTGTTCGTTTATCATGAACCAGTAGAACTTTCTGATGTAAAATTGGAAAAGAGAACAGCCGTTTGTAGTTATATTACATTAGATATTATTGGAGATGAATAATATGGAAAATATTTTTATGGAGGAAATGCAAATTTTTGAAAACAGTATGCATACTGCTAGTTATAAATTCATTGAAGCACTAGCAGATTATGATACATATTTTGAAAAGTTTTCCCTTCGAAGAAAGCCTTTATATGAAAGAGTGATTGACCGTTTCAAACAGTACGTCAATTCTTTTTTACAGGCATTAAGAAATTTTAAAACACAACTACACATCAAATTAAATGGTGTGATGAAAGAAAAGCAGACTAAAAAACGTCTTCGTCAAATGATCGAAGAGTTAAAAGAAAATAAACGTAAAGGTGCAGTAAAAGCCAAAACCATTGATGTTATTACATATCAAAAAGTATATTTACAAGCATATAATGAAATGTGGGTATATGCAAAAAAATTTGATAAAACGAAATTTAGTTCTATGGAAAAATTGGAAAACTATTTGGATTCTTTTAATGGTTTATATGAAAAATATACAGACGAGTTAAAAGAAATAGGTAATAAAAAAATCGAATTACCAATTGATGAACTGATTAAGTTTTGTCAAGATGAATTATATGGTAGTACAAAAGTTTTAAAGACAATCAATGAAACAGAAACGAAAGTGTTATTAATGAAAACCAGTGCAGAAAATTTAGAACAACGGAAAAATATTATTGGAGAAGATATATTAAGAAAAAAATTCGGTATTTTTCATAAAATTCTAAATACTATTGGTAATTTCATTAAGAATGCAGTAACTCGTTTTATTATGTGGGTTGTATTTATTTTCGCTTAGGAGGTGAAATGTATGCGTGGAGTACCGATGTCACGTGTCATAGAAGAATTACTTAAAAATAATTTTAAGATGAATGCTGCAAATGTTGAATATAATGGTGGTACATTAGAGGATTATTTAGATTCTATCAATGAATCACAAGTAATGAAAGCTTCAGCAGAACCTGAAATAGTCAGTGAAATTAAAGATAATCAAACTGCCTATTCCTATACATGGAGCAGTCAGAAGATTTCAGAAGAAATTGCAAAACAAAGAAGACGACTTGATACCATTGTAGCTGTTGATAAAGATACAATTTCTGATACTGAAATTGTAGATATTCGAACAGATATCGATGGTAATCACCATGATACTGCTGGTAATGCGGTTCGTTATCAATTTGAAAAAATGCGGGATGATTTAAATAATACTGTTAGTAAAACAGATTTAAGAAACATCAATCGTTTTGAATCTGAAAGTATTCGTTTGACAAATGATGGGATTATTGGTAAACGATATGTGATAAATGGTAATGATAGTAATATCATTAAGGTACCAAATATTGCAAACTATTCTATTTTTACTGCAGTAAATGATAGTTATGAAGATAATAATTTCTTTATCATGGGTGTATCGAATGGTAAAAAGGAATCTTATATTTTTACTAATAGAGTCATGAAGCAAACAGAAATGTTAGATATTCATGTGTTTTATGTAAAGATTACAAATTAATAAAAGACAAGAGGATAATATTATCCTCTTGTCTTTTTAAGTATGTCAGGCATAATAATGTATACATTATCTATTAAATAAAGTTACTAAGGAGGACTATAATTATGAGAGTAGCAGTAAAGAAAGATATTAGGAAGTATATTGAAAAAGAGTTACAATGGGGTTTAAATCTTGACGTTGAATTTCTGTTAAATATTGATGAAGATGCTGAGATTAATATTTTTATAATTCCATTGTCATATACGATACATATCATCATTCATGATTGGTATGGTAAAAGAAAAGTAAATGATTATGAATGTAATCTAAATCCTAAAAAAGATACATATTTATTTAATAATGAAATGTATGAAAAATTAAGAGATTTTGCATATAAGAAAGATAAATATAGTGTTGAAAGAATTGGACATAAATTTACCATATCATCTGAAACAAAGAAGATGTTAGAAGATATCTCAAAAAAGAATCGAGTAGATGTATACAATTTATATGACATATTGCTAGATACGTTGATGTACCACATTCCTTCCAATATAAAGAGGAATGGTATATTATAAGATTTTTATCAGACGGTAAAAACAATGAGAACATAAAGTCCTCATTGTTTTTTGGTTTTTCCTTTATTATATATAAAGGATATGTCTATTTAAACACTATAGACATTATTTTATAGTTATCCATTAGATAAAATTTCATTTAATGGTTTATATAAATAATTCGATATGTTTTCTATATTTATTTTTTTATCATATTCTATTGAAATAAAGTATGCAACTTTATTTTCAAACTTCATATTTTTATCAAATATAAATGCATATTTATCATTTTCTTCTTTAATCTTTTCAGACTGTTTTTTCTTTTTTTCTTTAATATATCCATTTTCAAATTCAATTTTTATATTCTCATCAAATTTGAATCGTTTTTGAATATATTCCATCATGAATTCTGGATTTTCAGCTTCTGTCGGAATATTAAACATAAAACGCATATGGTCCATTACATCATTTTTAATCATCTTTTCAATTCCTGTCATTCCTTTTTCTAATGAATCCATATCTTTAAAAAGATTATTTTTATATCCATATCGCATTGTACGATATATAGGTGCTAAATCATTAATAATGAAGTTTTCATTATAATTATTTTTTTCTGTATCATAAGTTATTTCATAAAATCCTTTATCTTCTTCTTCACCATATTTCCATCGACTAAAAGACCCTACATAATAAACATCATCCATTTCAGTATGAACATGATAATGACCAAAAAATGTTTGTCCTTTACACATGTGATTTAATTCGGCTGTTGTAAATGATGGAACTTTTTTTCTTTTTTTTCCACTATTATCATTTGATACAGCAGCCATTTTCATTGCTTCGCGAATAATACCGTGACCAAAAATATAATCATATTCTTTTTCTTTTTCAAAATACTTTTTATAATAGTCCTTCTTATCATAACAATATTCTTCTGGAAGATACAAAACTTTACAATCTGGAAATAGTTCTTCTTCTTCCACCGTTTTTATTATTTTAATATCAGTATTTTGTATTGTAGAAAAAATAGAATATTGCCCACATTCATGTGATTCGGTACCGTATACGAAACGAATCTTAATATCTTTTGGACAAACTTCTATCATTTCTTGTATCATTCGATAAGCATAATAACTTTCTTTTTGATTTAAAAATAATTTGTGATCAAATAAATCACCGGCAAAAATAATAAAATCTATTCGTTTCATATTTTTAATATATTCTATAAAACGATAAGTAAATTCTTGATATAGTTTTTCTATTGAAAAAGCTCCGATATGTATATCGGCTATAACTAATCCTTTATATTTCATTTTATTTTCCTCCTTTATATTGATAGTAAAAAAGAATATTGCTTATTATAGATAACCTAACTTTAAATTAAGGGCAAAAATAAAAATTAGTTTTGCCCTATTATTATATATTATTTTTGCGATTACTGTAAGTCATTAATTCTATAATATAACGAAAGGAGAGAACCGATGAAACAAAGCAGTAATGAATATTTAACGCAGATGCCCCAAAATAATATAATCGAAACATTTTCTTACTTCTATGATGTAGGAAAAATTGTTCGGTCAAATATTCTTGGGGCGTGGCTGATGTTAATGTTGTGTGCGTTAATATCTATGGCCATGCACACAACTACCATAGAAAAAATAAAGACTATGGTTATAGGAAATGAAGATATCGTTCTCACTAGAGAACAACAAATGAAGGTTGAACCAGAAGTAGTAAAACTGGTGGAAAACTATGATCCAAATGTTAATAGCGAGCTTTATAAATTAGCTCGTTATGAAGAAGAAAAGTACAATGAATTTGTACAAAAATCTGTTGCTAAAATGTATGTTTTACCAACTGAACGTGAGTATTTTAAAGTATTTACTATTCCAAAAGAAGAACTATTAAAGTTTGGTACTGTAGATAAGCGGGAGCAATATTATACATACAGATCCGGACGTACAACATCCGTTGTAAATGTTCGAAATAAAAATAGTGTAAACTCCAAGAGAATTTGTACTGTTTTATGGAATACACAATTATCATATAGAACAGTTGATGGTGATTGGGCTAAAGTATTACTTAATGATGGTACTGTTGGTTATATTAACCAGAAGTATTTAACTCACAAAAAAGCAAAAAGTAGGGTGCTTGGTACGGTAAGAGAGCATCAAAAATCTTATATGGATTATCGTACAGTAACTGCCCGTGGTACAAAAGCATACCGTGTAAGTAGAGATCTAGCTTACACTGGGAACTATGGTATCCGTCAGATTGATGGAAGGTATCTGTGTGCGGTTGGAACTTATTATGCTAGTGAAAATCAAGTTGGTAAATATGTCGATTTGATTTTAGCAAATGGTACGGTAATACCTTGTATCCTTGGTGATACAAAAGCTGACAAGGATACTGATTCTACAAATAGATATACTAGACATGATCATAGTGTTGTAGAATTTATTGTAGATACTGGTAGTTTGTCTAGTAAAGTTCGGAGACAAGGTAATATAAATTATGCTAATCCGAATTGGAACTCGTCCATTGTAGACATAAGAGTCTATTCAAAGTCTCTATAAAAAATAAGAGATGTTCCTCTTGAATAATTTATTATAGGAATAATAACAAAACAGTAATCAAGAAATATGTAGTTAAACTATATATTATTAATTAGTAACAATATAAGATAAATTCAAGGAGGAAACCAAAATGGGAACACGAGGAAAATTGAAATTTAGAAAAAGCCGGAGAGTAGAATTTGATCCGGTAACAACAAAAGACGTAGAAAATTATATCTACGATAAGTTCAAAGCAATCCGTTATCAGATGATTAAAAAAGGATTGAAAAATGTACCAAAAGAAAAAGATATTAATATTGAATTAATATCTGTACAGCCAGGTAAACGTTTTGCACCATTTATCATGTTGATGAGTACAGGAATTGACGAGTGCTGGAATAGCAAGATGCAAGGCACGGTAGATAGAGGGGATGAGACAATTGAACCTATCTTCGATGTTAGAAATGAAGATGAAGAAGGGTTGTATAAGGTAAAATTAATATCGGATTTTGCAAAGCTTATATCCGAGTATTGTTTTACTAAAGAAGATGCAGAAATGTTAACGAGTAGAGCTGGAATGGCAGACGCTGGTATTGAAAGACGGAATACAATCAAACATATTATGTCTTTCAGAAGACCAGTAATTGATAGTAAGCAGAATGTTATTATCATTGCACTGGATCCTATTCGTGTATTTCATGACATGGCGAAAGATGAATATTATGATGAATATAAACACAATCATAAAATTCATATTGAAAAGTTTGAAAGAATGAAAGACGGTAGTTATCGTTATACATTCTCAAAGAAACCAGTAAATCCTCAGAAGGGTAGAAATAATGGTTCGAATGCAAACCAGAATTTCAAGAACCAGCTTGCAAATTCCATGTCAGATGGAAAATTCCGAAATAATAAAAATCGGAATAATAATAACAACAGAAGACGTTATTAAAAGATAACGTCTTAACGAGATGTGATGAAAATAGTTTCATCACATCTCTTTTTTTATCTGATTTCATTCGCCTTTAAACTTTTCTATAATTAGAATAATTTATTACTTAGGAAGGAAATGAAAAAGAATGGCTTATTTATCAGAACCATTTTCAGTATGTTTTAATTTATTGAAAATGAAATATAAAGATTATGATGAGTCTTTAACTCAAAAAAATATATTACAAGAAAATGATAAAGTTAATATATTTATTAACTTTGAAGCAGTTCTTAAAAACATGTCAACAATTAGAGATTTAGAAAATAAATTAGTATTGCAGAGAGATTTTAAGACTATAGTAATAAGTAATACATTAAATTTGATCGGACATTATAAACGATTCCTTGTAAATAATGGCTTAGATACAAGGGTTTATCTTTACATGACAGATTTAGAAAGTACATCTTTTGCTCAATGTTTTTATAACGAAGATTATCGTTCATATTTCATTAATAAATATATGAAAAATCCTAGATATGTATTTTTTACAGATATTTTAAGAAAAGAAATATTGCCAGAAATAAAAACATATTGTGCATTTATTCCGGATGTTTATTTCATTTCTTCTAAAAATATTGAAGGAAGTTTAATACCATATATTATAGCAAAAGATGATACAAGTAGAAAAAATTTAATTATTAGTGGTGATTTATACGATTCACAATATGTGTATTTTAATAATTTTATTACACATATTTTTACAAGAAGCAATGGACCTACCACAATTCGTAGTAGTAAAGAAGAATTTTTATCTTACATTTATAAAAAAAAAGATGTAAGAGAATTAGATAATAGAGTATTGAAACTCTTTTCTAATTATCCATTATATTGTGGTTTATTATCAGTACTTGGAAATAAACTACGATCCATAGATGATATTGATGGGATAAAGGCGGTTAGTTTTCAGAAATTATTAGAGGACGGAATTGAAAAGAAAAAGATTCAGGAAACTACAAGCAATCCAAAACTATTACGAGAAATCTTTTCTGATACAGAAGACCAAGAAGATTTCTCAAATAATTTTTACTGTACATCAATTGATTCTATGTATAATGAATTAACAAAAACAGATATTCGTTCAATTCTATATCAAAAAGAAGATCGTATTGATATAGAATCATTGAAAGTATTAAATGCAACAGAGTTTGCAAATTATCCTATTTTATTAGAGACTTTATTAATATAGGAGGTGATATAATATGGGTGTATTCGACGCAGGAGATAAAGTACGAATATATCAATATAAACCAAGTAAAATAGAATTATTATTGCCAGGAAAAGATCCTGAAGTAATACCAAATGAGAGATTGAGAAAAATTTCAATTGTTAATGATTATGAAAATGCATATTTCCCAATCTTTTCAATGGAAATTGTTTTAGAGGCATCGCGTTATTATAAAATCATTAAACAAAAAACAAACGTGAAGTTTCATTTAGTAATTAATAAATTTTATCATTATAATGGTGAACAAGATAATTCATTAAATTATAAATGGTTGGATGATACTTTTGAATTAATTCTTGATGATAATGATGAAGATAATAAATCAGCTCAAAAACAAGAAGAAGCCTCTACTGATTTTACAACGGTTACTAAGAGTGATGTAAACGACTTAAATCAGGTAGATAATAAAGTGGAGTTTTATATGTTTAAATCATCCCTTATTAAAGGAATGAAACAAACAGTAAATAAGGTATTACAAAATGTAACAATTACAGATGCGATTGCATATATTTGTGGAGAGGCTGGTATAAAAAATTTATTAATGACCCCACCAGTAAATTCAAAAAAATATGAATCATTAGTAATACCACCCCTTAGTCGTTGTAAAGCGATTGAGTTTCTGGATACGTATTATGGACTTTATAAAACAGGAAGTATGATATATTATGGATTAAATCGTTCTTATATTTTAAAATATATAGGAGGATGTACAGCATATGAAAAGAAAGAAGTAAAAAATACTTCATTTGTTATTCCATCACAGACTTCTATTCATACTACAGAAAATGGGGTTTTATTTAAAAAGAATAAAACAACTACTAATTACTTAGTATGTGATAATACATCAACGGCAAATAGAAATGATTCTATTAGTAATGATGTCATCAATGGTAATGATGTTACCTATGTGGATTCTTTATCTGGAGATATGAACCAATCAGAAAGTGATGCGGAAGGATTACAAGGTAATACCACTACAGTTAAAGTAAATAATACAGAAAATAGTTGGTTAGGACAAACCTATACAGCACAAAGTTCAAAGAAAAACAATGTTATTGATTTACGTATTAATAATGCGGATATAGACATGATTGAACCAAATAAAAAAATGAATGTAGTATATGAAGATAGTCAGATAACTAACAAATATTCCGGAGATTATATATTAGCATATGCTTCTCATGAAATGACTAAAGATGGAGATTATCTTGGAGTGAGTAGTGTAGTAAGACTTAAAAAAGGTTAATATATCAGAGTAGAATAATTTCTACTCTGATATATTTTTATGTTTGAAAAGGCTTAGGAATATACTTATACAAATTAAAAACTTTACATATATGTTATAAAAATAGTTTTTTAAAAATATATATTTGTATAATATATTCGTGTAATCTAATGATTTTGGTTTTATATAGGAGGAATAATTATGGGTATTGTTAATACTTATTGGAAAGCAGCAAAGGGAGCAGGATTAGTAACAGCAGGTGTAATGACCTGTATTGGTAAGGTTCTTGGTAAAAGAGACCAAGCAGTAGATAATCTGCTCGGTCGTGCCGCTTCAGGAGAAGAAGCAAAGAGGCTTCTAATTGAATCCGGGGTTTATTATGAAAACCCTATGGAACGCCGAGTAAAAAAAATGGAAACTGATACAGTTGCAATAAGAGACCTATGTTTATCGCAACTGTATCAAGATGATGAAGGAAACTTCTTCATCAACGATGACACATTTCAAGTCATCATTGATTTTGCAAATCATCAAGGTTTGCAAATAAAAAAATATCCAGAAGATTGCTATATACCGTTAAATAAAGCGTATATAGCAATTTATAAAACTGCAAAGGATAATCCGGAGCAGTTGGTATTTAAGAAAATCCTCAGTCTTGCATTAATTAGTCGCAAGGCTGGGGGTTTCAGACCGCAGTTCTTAATTAAATAAGGACTGCGGTCCTTTTTTTCTCCTTTAGAAAACTTATATATAAGAATTTATAAAGGAGGAATAATTATGAGTTACAAAAAAATTATTGATGTATCATATCATAATGGTTCTATTAACTGGTCTAAAGTGAAAGCCTCTGGTATTAAAGGTGTTATTATTCGTGCTGGTTACGGTGCTGGAAATGTAGATAAATTATTTAAATCCAATATTAAAGGTGCTTTAGCTGCTGGTTTACCAGTTGGAATTTATTGGTTCAGTTATGCATATAATACAACAATGGCAAAGAAAGAAGCCGATTACTGTTATAAGTTAATTAAAGATTATAAGATTACATTACCTGTAATTTTTGATTGGGAATATGACAGTGATAGATATGCAAGAAAACACGGTGTAAAAGTAGGAAAAACTTTATTTACTGCCATGAATAAAGGTTTTGGTAATATCATGAAAGCCAAAGGATATAAAGTAGGATTCTATTATAATAAAGATTATATGAATCGTGGTTTATTTGATTTCGATGATTTCAAAGGATATTACAGATGGCTTGCAAGATATACATCGGTTACACAGACAAATTGTGATATCTGGCAATATTCCGAAACAGGAAGAGTAAGTGGTATTAATAGTTCACAGGTAGATATGAATTATGTTATCAATGAAAAAGTATTTGGAACAGAAAAAGTTGAAAAACCTTCCAAGCCTACTACAACAACGACAACAAAATATACACAGACAGATTTTGTGAAAGATTGCCAGAGAATTTTTGGTTTATCAGTTACAGGTAAACCAAATCAGGCATTATTAAATAAAACAATTACAGTTTCTTCCAAAACAAATCGTACACATCGTATTGTAAAATACATCCAAAAATATTTGAAATCCTTGGGTTATCCGATTGGAACAATTGATGGAGAGGCAGGTAGTAAATTTACTAAGTCTGTCAAATCATTCCAGAAAAAAGTTTTAAAATTCTCATCTCCAGATGGAGTAATTAGTGCAAAAAATAAAACATGGAAGAAACTCCTTGGATTATAAGGAGGGAATAATATGGCTAATACATTTCGTAAATTACAAAAAAGAATAGAAAAAAATGATGGAAGCTATACATATGTACCTTTATCATATGTTGGTATTGATAATATTCCGTTAGATATTATGAAAGGTGCAACTTCTAGTTCAGATGGTGTTATTGGTTTGGTGCCTAAACCAAGTAAAGGAAATACAAATCGATATTTACGTGCTGACGGTATTTGGGCTGCACCATCAAATTATAGTCATCCAAGTTATAATCAGTATTCTAACGGACTTTATAAAATTACAACAGATGAATTAGGTCATGTCGTAGAAGCAACTCCCGTTACAAAAGACGATATTACATCTTTAGGAATACCTGGACAAGATACAACATATGGATTAGCTTCAACGGCTAATGATGGATTGATGAGTGCTACAGATAAATCTGATATTGCGTCACTTAAAACATCACTCGATAAAACTCAAAAAACGTTAATCAATAATATAAATGGAATAGACGAAAAAAATAAAAGAAACAGAAGTAAAAGTAGAAAAATTACATGCATCTGTTGATAATCAGATGGATGTA